TATTTTTTGAAAGCTCCCTATACTTTGCGAGTATGTTGGTGTATAAGCTTCGTACTGTTAAGAGTCACTGTTCGAATATGCGTAGCGACTTTGCCGCCCCTGGGCTATGTCCTAGGGAGCAGCGATTTTGCGTGTTGTTTGACATCGTGAACGTCCAGAATTGGGCGACGACTTTGTATACCTGCCTCCCTAACCGGGACGCGTAGCAGAAGCGTCGCCCGTTTGTCAATTTTTCAACTCGCCGCCGTAGCTCAGCGATAGAGCAATTGTTTCGTAAACAATAGGTCGTCAGTTTGATCCTGACCGGTGGCTCCAGCCAGTTTATCCTTAGTGGTAGAGGTCCTGTTTTGTAAGCAGGGTGTGTTGGTTCGATTCCAGCAACTGGCACCATTAAATTTTGCCGTTTTAGCACAGTGGTAGTGCACCACATTGGTAATGTGGGGGTCAGTGGTTCAATCCCACTAGACGGCACGCGTCGGTAGCCCAACGGTAGGAGGCGGCTCCTTCAGAAGGAGTACAGTGTGGGTTCGAATCCCTCTCGACGCACCATCTAAACAGATCGGATAACAGGAGCATTGGTCGCAAGCCAATCAAGTCACCGGTCTGGGCTGGTGTTCCGTAGGACGCTGCGGCCTGTGATGGGGTTTAACCCTCAGATGCCAGCCAGTTATTTTGCCCCTGTAGCCCAAACGGTAAGAGGCACCTGCTTCAAACCCAGGATAGTGTCAGTTCGAATCTGACCAGGGGCACCAGTTCAGATGATCGGTAGACCAGAATGGGCCTTAATGGGATTCGCCGACGTGAATGTACGAAACGGTTACCATCTGCCTTCAGGGCCGGTAGCTCATCTGATTCGATTGATTCGCTTTTTGTGGGTATGCTCGGAATGGTAGACGGCGCGGACTTAAAATCCGTAGAGGCTGAAAAGGCTTGCAGGTTCGAGTCCTGCTACCCACACCAATTTTAGAGGAAGCTATGGCAACTCCCTCTTAAAGAATACCCGCAATTGAAGAGCACGTGCGCTTAGCTCAGCGGTAGAGCGTCTGTTTTACACGCAGAATGTCGGGGGTTCGATCCCCTCAGCGCACACCACTTGATTTTATTATAACTTTGTTGAATTAATGCCTACTAAAAATATACGGTAGCAACATGGGTCTTTAGCTCAGTGGAATGAGCGTCTCTTTGACATGGAGAAGGCCGCTGGTTCGACCCCAGCAAGACCCACCAATAATTTGTACCTGTAGCTCAACGGTAGAGCACACGGCTGATAACCGTGCGACGAAGGTTCAACTCCTTACTGGTACACCACATATAAAAGGAACTTCAAATCATGAGCAAGGATCGAAAACGGGCCAATACGGACCCGTGGTGTAATAGGTAGCACGCTCGACTTTTAATCTTGAAGTCTGAGTTCAACTCTCAGCGGGTCTACCATTAAAATTTTGTGCCTTTAGCTCAGTTGGTAGAGCACCGTCCTCTTAAGTCGGGGGTCCTCGGTTCGAACCCGAGAAGGCGCGCCAAAAAAAAAAAAAAAAAAAAATTGTCCTCGTGGCGGAATTGGTAGACGCGCAACGTTGAGGCCGTTGTGGAGAAATACCGGTGCTGGTTCGATTCCAGTCGAGGACACCACTTTTGCGTCGTGATGCATCTGGTGAGGCAATCGGTCTGTCTAACCGACGAGACGGGTTCAACCCCCGTACGACGCGCCAAAATTCAGCTGATGGGTCCGGTGTCTGACGGTACAGCGGTACCAGACCCTGCCGGCTGCGTAAAACGGGACAATAGGGGTTTGTGTGTTTTCCCGTCCCTGAGCAACACGGAGTACCGAAGCCGCCCGTTGCTCATCCTGATCAGACGTAGGGCCTCTGATTACAACCCGACCAGCATGCGGGGCACTCAATTTTACAGGGTACAGCTTAGTCCGGAAAAGCGCACGCCTCGGACGCGTGAGACCGCTGGTTCGAATCCAGCTACCCTGACCAATTCGGTGCACGTAGCTCAATCGGTAGAGCCGGTCGCTCATAACGGCCTCGATGCTGGTTCGATCCCAGCCGGGCACACCAACTCAGGAAGGAGGTTAGCAAATGCAGAACTATCCCGCACTCGTTTTGAATGCTGACCTTCAGCCGGTCAACTATTTCCCGTTGTCGTTGATCACGTGGGAAGACGCAATCAAGGCTGTCTATGAAAAGACACACTTTGTGGTTGCTGAATATGAGCGCATAGTTCATAGCCCGTCGATCAGGATGAGGATCCCTTCGGTTCTAGCTTTGTGTAGATATCAGCCGGTTCCGAAGCATGTCGCCTTCACGCGGTTCAATGTATTCTTGCGGGACCGCTTCCGTTGTCAGTATTGTGGTAGGAAGAAGCACGACAGCCGGGAGTTGACATTTGACCACGTACGTCCTCGGTCACAAGGTGGCCAGACGTGTTGGGAGAACGTTGTAGCGTGCTGCTCACCTTGCAACACGGAGAAGGACTGTCAAACTAGTATGCGACCACTTCGGTTGCCACATCAGCCAACGTCTTCTGAGTTGATGGCGGCGAAGCGTGCGTTCCCGCCGAATTATCTGCATGAGACCTGGCGCGATTATCTCTATTGGGATACCGCGTTGGAGCGTTGAGTATATGTTTTGATTTCCGGTAGCTCAATGGATTAGAGCACAACCCTCCGAAGGTTGAGGTTGCTGGTTCGAGTCCAGTCCGGAAAACCAATACGGATGGCGTAGATAGCGGTTACTTCGTTGGTTGAGGAACTGAGGTTCGCCTCAGTTTGGCCGGTTCAAATCCGGCAGAAACCGTCGTCGTTTGTTCCTCCGTTGAATTTGGGAAGGTCAACTCGTCAGGGTGTGAGCATCGCTTGGAAAGCGATTGGTACGTTAATAGCGTATGAGGATCGTGTCCTCGGCCTTCCGCCAGTACTAAGGGATAGCTTACTTATGCCAAAACGTGAGAAGCCACGTAAATATCCAAAGTGGGTGGTGAGGGTAGATGATGACGGTAAATTGTGGCGAAGGTTTGTTGAGAAACGCCGCGCAAGGTATACTGTTGGTTTCGAGCTTTCCTTTGAGCAGTTTTGTTCATTGTTGGTAGCCGCAAAGATAAAGAGTTCGGATATTGGCTTAAATAGATTCCATCTCGCTCGAATTGGCGATGAAGGTCCCTACGTCTTAGGATGTTGCCGCTTCCTTTGGTGTACCAAAAATACTGCAGAAATACGATCGGAGCGGCGTTATCGACCATTTGGAAACAAGATTTGGTTGGGGCGTACTCACACGTTAAAGACGCGTAAGCAGATGAGTAATTCTCATTTGGGTAAGCACGGCGGAACACTTAACTCACAATTTGGTCGTTGTTGGATAACCAAGAAGGGTGTTGATAAAAAGATTGCTGCTTCTGAATTAACGTCCTACCTAAAGCGGGGCTTTAAGAGAGGGAGAGCAAAACCGTTTGGGAGCAGTAGCCAGCGGCCTGGCAGCGAGCCTTGAAAACTCGTAGCACGGAAATGTGTGGGGATCGACACCTCACTGCTCCGCCAATTAGGAGACATGGCTGAGTCCGGCTTAAAGCATCGCTCTCGAAAAGCGACACACCGCAAGGTGTCCTCCGTTCGAATCGGAGTGTCTCCGCCAAATTGACGCGCGGTAGTGGAGGAGCTCCATAGAAGCCTCATAAGCTTCAGACCCCAGTGCAACTCTGGGCTGCGCAACCAAATTGAGTGGGAATATGTGCACGACGGCAAGGTGCCACCTGTCTGTAAAACAGGCCCTCTAAGGAGGCGGAGGTTCGACTCCTCTCCCACTCACCATTTGATTACTTTTCTCAAGTGCAGTATGTTTAGCGTGTGTAGTAAATTGGCCAATGGAGGTATACAAATGAAGAAGCCTAGACAGCTTCGATAACACAAATTAAAAAGACCTTAGAGATGATGTTATATAGGATGGGCATGAGTTGCTATGGTTAGCGGGGCCGTCTGAAAAGCGGCCCTACGGAGTTCGATTCCCTGTGGCTCGCTGTTGGTTTGGTCGGAATCGGTAGGCCAGACTATTTTGCCCGCGCCGATGACTTTCTTGCCTGGTGGAGAGAACCGTGGCACGTGTCTAGAGGAGGAACTCCAAGAGGGTTCCTTAAACAGCCTTGAATGATCAGAGGGCACGTAAGCAATGGTGTGGATCCAATCTGATTGTCCCTTTTGTCGAGACAGGGGCAAATAAAGTCTCGACAACCAATTTGCGGATGTAGTTCACCGGCAGAACGTCTCGTTGCCAACGAGAAAGTAGTGGGTTCAATTCCCACCATCCGCTCCAATAAGGTGCCGAATGCTTTATCAGGCTTAAATGTGAGCAGGAAAGCTAACCTCACAGCCTTAAAAACTATTGCCCAGGTAGCTCAGTGGTAGAGCACTGCACTGAAAATGCAGGTGTGGATGGTTCGATTCCATCTTTGGGCACCATTTTGGGCCGGGCACTAGGGTGCAGCTGATCCTTGCAAGATTGGCGCGGTGGGTGCGGTCCCCACTCGGTCCACCAACTATGCAAGTATCTGGCGCGAGTCATGTTGCGCTGGCCCTACTTGCTAGAGAGTGGGAACCCCGGTGCACCGCAAGTACCACTCTCGCTTTTTCGAGGCAAGCGCACTAGGTGTGTGCACCTGACTGTTAATCAGGCCGCGCTCGGTTCGAATCCGAGGCCTCGAGCCAATTCGCTCCCTTCCTCTAGCGGCTTAGGAGGTCGCCCTCTCACGGCGAGAACATGGGTTCGAATCCCATGGGGAGCGCCAAAGTTTTTTGCTCCTATAGCTCAGTGGATAGAGCGCCGTGCTACGAACGCGGATGTCGGGGGTTCGAATCCCTCTAGGAGCTCCAATCTGTGCATAGCTCAGCCTGGCCAGAGCACCTGCCTTGGGCGCAGGGGGTCGCAGGTTCAAATCCTGCTGCGCAGACCAAACTAATGCCCGTTAGCTCAGCTGGTAGAGCACAACACTCTGAATGTTGGGGTCATCCGTTCGAACCGGATACGGGCTTCCAAAATATGGCAAAGTGGCGGAGTGGTTACGCAGCGGTCTGCAAAACCGTTTACACCGGTTCAATTCCGGTCTTTGCCTCCAACTCTAGGAAGTGCGCACCTAGACGGTGAAGGCCGCCGTGGCCTGGGAGGGTTGTCAAGGCAAAAGTATAGGTGACTACCGGGTTGATCGCCGTGTCGCTTATTGAGCCTGAGCCCAGGATGATTTTTGCTCTCGTAGCTCAGTGGACAGAGCGCCAGGCCTCTACCCTGGGACGTCGTGGGTTCGAATCCTACCGAGAGCGCCAATTACTTTTACTTTGTTCATAAAGATCCCATAGTTCAGCGGATAGAATGCTGCGGTCCTAACGCAGAGGTCGCTGGTTCGAATCCAGCTGGGATCGCCAAGTTTCAAGAATTCTCCGGTTTGAGCATAGTTCCGGAGAAGGATGGCACTGAATGGTTATGATGGGAAGTGCGAACGGACGCGGGGGCAGTACCCGCCACCTCCACCATGCGGGGGTGAACCAGGATCGACGCCGCGCGGAATTCGTAACTTGTGCTCGGTGAGAGGCCCACGTTAGTGGCTGACAAACCACAGATGCCAACGACAACGTTGTGCAGCTCAGTAGTTACGCCGCGAGGCGTAAATACTGAACCGGGTTCGGGTGGCACCTGGGAACAGAAGCCACCCACTTATTTGGAGCGTTGGCTGAGTCCGGCTTAAGGCAGCGGTTTGCTAAACCGTCACACGTCGTAAGATGTGTCCCGAGTTCAAATCTCGGACGCTCCGCCAACTTCACCAAGGAAAGAAACATGGGCGGGTAAGCTAACCATCGCGGGTATAGCTCAATGGTAGAGCCAACGCCTTCCAAGCGAAAGACCGGGGTTCGATCCCCCGCACCCGCTCCAAAGTTCTCGTGGCGACAGGAAATACACACCTCAGCAGTGTTGGATCGAAATGAAGTTTTTCTTAACGGAAAAAGCTAGCTGAGCTCTGCGAAGGCCAAGTAACTCAGCCCACGAGACCAAGTCATTGTGTACTCAGCGACCGATGCTGAACATGAAAGATTTTACGGGCGACGAAGAGCTAGGAAGAGCAAACCGATGACGGTGAAGACGAATGAAGACCGTATCCAGCAAGCAATTAACCTTGCTATTAGTTACGGTGGAATCGATGGTAGTCACCACAAAACATGGGTGATTGACCAGATGTTGAGAGTTTTAACAGGCAATCTTTATGATAAGAGCATTGCCGAAGCTAGATCAGGCGAAGATGGTCCTGAGACCTATGATTGGGATGTAGGAATACCCCCGTAAGCTAAATCCATAATGTTCCTGCCCAAAGTTCCTGCCCAAACGCGCGTGATTTGCTCCCTTCCTCTAGCGGCTAGGAGGCCGGACCTTCACTCCGGTAACGCGGGTTCGAGTCCCGCAGGGAGCACCAATTTTGATGCGGGGCCTTCGGCAAGGATGTTGGCCTTTGAAGCCGACCAAGCGGGTTCGACCCCCGCACCCGCTGCCATGCCGGTGTAGCTCAGTGGTAGAGCATCCGAATCATAATCGGGTTGTCGCCAGTTCGATCCTGGCCATCGGTACCAACTTTGCTGGGTAAGCCAATCCGGTGACGGCGATGCGCTGTGGACGTGTCCAGGTCGGTTCAACTCCGACACCCAGTACCATTAGGAGTGTAGCTCAACGGTAGAGCAGTGGTCTCCAAAACCACCGACCAGGGTTCGACACCTTGCACTCTTGCCATTTGCCTAAATTCTGGACGTTACGGTGTTGACGTAATTCGTACTGTTTGAGTTGAGTAGTATGTTGTGGTTGCCTGTGGCGTAGGGTACGGTTACTTCGCGCTTGATGCGTGGTTTGTGTAACAGCGAACCAAGACTAAACCACATCCGATTGTTCCCAGGCGCTTAATAGATAGGAGCCGATGGCGTAGATTACGGTTACTTCGCATGGAAGCGCGTGGTCGGGGGTTCGAGTCCCTCCTACTCCACCACTATATGGGGGGTAGTAGCTCAGTTGGTTAGAGCAGCACGTCAAGATACCGCAATCGTTTGTTCCTCGGTTTCTATCTGTTAAGCGTCGCGTCATGGGTAAGAGTAGCGTGGACGTAGCCGACATAGATGGCGTAGGGCGCGGTTACTTCGCAGCAAAACGTAGAGAGACCGTTCCCGCTTTGTTCCTCTATGTCGGCTACGTCCACGTGAGTTCCTCAAACCTTGGAGAAGGCCTATGTCGCGTTTGAACGTTAAGACCCACCCAAACTATGGCCACACCCACGAAGGCGCACCAGCTGCTCGTATGAACGACGAGCAAGCTCTCCGTCGTTCTGTGATGTCCTGTCTTTTGTGGGAGGATGAGTTCTATGAGGACGGCGAGGAGATCAGCGCCCGTATTGTACGGTTGGCTAAGACCCTGCCACCTTGGACAGTTTCCTATATGGCTTGTCAGGCGCGGGAACAAGGCAATTTGCGCCATGTTCCGCTTCTGTTGCTCTCGGTTATTGCCGAGACTGGTCGGGGCCACAGGGAAGTTGCAGATGTCGTTGAGCGGGTTATTCAGCGTGCCGACGAACTGACTGAGTTCCTCGCGATCCACGCCAAGCGGAACAATGTTACACTTGACAAGATCAAGCCAACGCTTTCGGCCCAAATGAAGAAGGGTTTAGCGCGAGCGTTCCGCAAGTTTGATGAGTATCAGCTGGGGAAGTACGATCGTGCGGGCGGTATTCGTTTGCGGGACGTACTTTTCCTTTGCCACGCCAAGCCCCAGAACAAGGCTCAGGAGCGGCTCTGGAAGCGGTTGGTTCAGAATGAGCTCGAGGTCCCTGACACTTGGGAAGTTGCACTGACGCGCGGTGCCGACAAGAAGGAGACCTTCGAGCGGCTTCTTCGTGAAGGCCGATTGGGCTACCTGGCGCTGTTGCGTAACTTACGCAACATGGTACAGTCTGATTGCGACCCGGATCTGGTCAAGTCCGCTATCTTGGCACGTAGGGGTGGTGCAGACCGTGTTTTGCCATTCCGGTATACTGCAGCGGCACGGGCGGCTCCCCAGTTTGAATCCCAACTGGATGCTGCCCTACAAGCGGCGGTGGGTGAGTTGCCGGTACTTATGGGTAAGACGGTCGTCCTTGTGGACGTCTCCCGTTCGATGGAATGGAAGTTGTCAGACAAGTCTGACTTGACCCGTATGGACGCAGCGGGAACGCTCGCTTCGATCGTCAACGCTGACCTCCGAGTGTTCACGTTCTCCGACGTCGTGTTGGAAGTCCCGGCTCGCCGTGGTATGGCAGGTGTGGATGTGATTAAGAACTCACAGGTACACAATGGTACCCATTTGTTTGATGCGGTTCATGAGATTAATGGGCTGGTAAAGTACGACCGTTTGATTGTGATCACTGATGAGCAAGCCGAACCAGGGAACTACAACATTCAGGGTCGGTTGAAGACCCTTCCAAACCCCGTGGGTTGTGGTTACATTATTAATGTGGCATCGGCTAAGCACGGTGTCGGTTATGGAAAGTGGGTGCATGTTGATGGTTTCTCCGAATCGGTACTGCGATTTATTGCCATGCATGAGGAGAAGCAATCTTAAGAAAAAAGTTAGGGGGTACACTAAATACCCCCTATACTTTTTCTAAAGGCGGGCGTATAAGCTCGGTTCCTTAAGCGTCTGATAAGCGTTTCAAAAATAACGGCAAGTTCCCCTCTCGTCGTACCATATAGCGAGAGAATGGTAATGCTCGACTGGAAGCGACTTCTAGCGGCGCATAGTATCCCGTTTCAGGACGCGGGTATCTACAATATTACGACGGCGTGCCCATTTTGTGGATCGGTCGATGAACTAGGACATTACCTCGCAATTTCAACCCGAGGTCGAGGCTGGCGGTGTTTCCGTAATCCTCGGCAGCATCGTGGTCGTTCTAGTGTGCGGTTGGTTATGGCGCTTCTGCGCTGTACTAAAGAGCACGCACAGGACTTGACCGGTGAGACGGCAACGCCGCTTCCTTCAGCTGATACTTTTGCGGCGGATTGGCGCAAGAAACTTGGTATTCACACTGAGAATGCCCGCCCTGCTAGCTTTCGCCTAAAGCTTCCTTCCGAATTCAAGGTGTTAACAACACGGTCCCGTTTTGCTGGGGTCTTCTGGGATTACCTCCACAAACGAGGTTTTAGTAGCTCTCAAGCCCATTGGGCTGTGGAAAGCTATAGCTTGCACTATGCAATCACTGGATCGTATGCCTACCGGATCATCATTCCGATTTATAATGCTGAAGGCAAACTCATGACCTGGTCGGGGCGATCAGTACGAGCAAATTCTGAAATTCGGTACAAGACTTTGCCGACCGATGAGGCGGTAGAACCGCCCGGCAATCTCTTACTTGGTATGCAGCTTCTCTGGAAAGTCAAGGTCGCCCGATGTCTCGTGGTCTGCGAAGGCCCCTTCGATGCTATAGCGGTTAGTGTTCTTGGGCACAGCGTGGGCGTCTGGGGAACCTGTCTATTTGGTTTGAACGTTTCAGAAGCACAGTCAGATTTACTTGCGGACCTGGAACGTCGGTTTGAGAACATGAGATTGATGCTCGACCCAGATGCATTGTTGCGGGTTCTTGCCTTACGGGAGAGACTTCCCCGTCGGTGTAAGAGTACCAGGCTTCCTTCGGGACTCAAAGATCCAGGGGAGCTCGTTAGTAAAGGGAGCGTCGGTTTGAGTTTCGTGCGTGCTCTAGCCAGTTGAAACGCCAAAATGAGGAAGAAAAATGTCAGCACGAAAGGACGTCTATCTTGATGAAGGAATGCTCGGGTGGTTTGAGAGGACTGCACGGAAAGAACATTGGCGTATGGCGGCGTGGTATGAGCTTAAAGATCTAGTTCAGGATGGCTACGTCTGCTATTGTAAGTGCCGCAATGCTTACGCTCTTCAGGATCCGAAGCCTGGTCATCCTTCGTTGAATACGGACAACCCAACGCGGGAGCAGCGCCGTCACTTTATGGCATTGGTTAAAACAACATACTACAACCACATCATGACATTAGCTAGCAAATTCTCGGTGGTGGTTGAGGAAGCTACGCCAGCTACTTCCTTGCCAGGAGAGCGGGGTGGTTCCCTTGAGGAGCTCCTCCCGCCGCAAGCTGAGGAAGCTTCGCTGTTTTTGGCGTTAGCCAACGCTCCTGCTGAGTTAAAGGACATGGTTGAGCGGTTAGTTAGGGACGGTTTAGATGGGGGTGATTATTTACGCACTCACCTTTGTCGAGACGGTAATAGAATACGGCGGATGCGGCAAGCCGTGCGTGAGACGACGGCGGAGTATTGGGAGCGTGTCTTGGGTACACCGGATTTGCCGCAAAAACTTGCGGCATACTTGCGGGCGTAAAAACTCAAGTCAGTATGATTAAAAAGCGAGCACAGGCTTGGCACAAGCCCGTGGCAGAAACTCCTCTTGCATGTGGGAAACTAATTTATGACTCCTTTTGAACAGCTTTGCGCCGTATCCAAGCTCAAGCCGAAGCCGGGGGAAGACTTCCCGTCCTTCGCAAAGCGTTTGACTAAGAAGGTCAATGAGCTTAGCGATAAGGATTGGGCGAGCCTCGGGGATGATGGTCCGGCCCAGGCGTGGCATAACAATGCTATGAAAGTATTGGATCGATACCACAACGCGGTGGCTGAGGCCAAGAAGACTGGGGCTGACCCGCTGGATATCAATACCTTTGAGTGTACGCTCGACGGTGCGCAGTTTACCGGAGTGCCGGAACTTGAAGGTTACGAGCCGGAACCGGCCTCCACGGCTGAGCCAGAAGCCGAGGAAGACCCCGAGGCTAATAAGGAAGAAGCCTCTGGGAAGGCCAAGACGCCTGAAAAGGCGGCTTCTAAGGTTAAGAAGTCAGGTGTTAAGGCAGGGCGGAAGCCCTTGCTTGCTGATGATGCCAAGATCAATATTTTGGCGAAAGAGAACCCCCACCGTACCAATACCAAGAACTTCAAGACGTTTGCAAAATACCGTGCTGGCATGACGGTAGCGGAAGCTTTGAAGGCGGGCATACCCCGTTCTAATATTCGTTATGAAGCGAATGTTAAAAATATCCGCGTGGCGTAAGTTGGGATGGCAACCCGCCACAAATATCCGGTTCTGGCGACTAAAAAGTGGTCTTATGGGGCAGAACTTGAATTAGCAGATTGGCCCCGTGGGGGAAAACTTCTTTCGGGTATGGCCATTGATGAGGCGGAGTGGAATAACGTCAATTCGAACGGGGTAGCAGTAGATGGTGCTGGTAAGCTTTACAATTTAGGCGGGGAAATTTTGACAGCACCTTCCACTGACCCACACGCTCCGGCAGATCAATTGAGTTGGGTGAAGTCCCAATGGCCAGAAGCTCGTTGTAATTTTCGAACTGGCTTAAATATCCACGTCCGTGTGCCAGGGTTGCGCGATGACTTAAAACGGTTAAAACAGCTTCAGGCTTTTATTCATGAGAGCATGCCGTGTTTGCTGCTCGTAATTGATCCTCTTAGTGTTCCAAATAAAAAAGCATTCCCCGATCAAATGGCGTGGAAGGGGGCACGGCGTGATTATCTACGTTGTCGGAAAAATCATCATACCCTCTTACCGCCTTGGCGCTTAGCATTACAGATGAAGGCTCGTAGTCCAGAAGAATTTTTTGCAGCAGAGGCTATCCATTTGCCAACGGGGAAGGTTTATTGGGCCACCGTTCCACGGGCTTGCGTTAATCTGCGGCAATTGTTACAAACTGATACAGTGGAGTTCCGGCATTTTGCTGGTTCCTCTTCTCCGGAGGAGGTGTTGCGTGCTACGTTGTGGTGCAAAGCTTTTCTTGAAGCCGGATTTGAAGGTGGTAGCGCAAGAGAACTGTTGATGAATTTTGGGCCGCGTAAGGGGGTTGCTTGGCCGCAAGCAGCCCCTTATATTTATTGGATGGATAAAGGATTCTTCTTTACCAGCCGACATTTCCACCCTCCGGAAACGGTACGGGCTAATATTCGAGTGTGGCTGCTGCGGCAACGAAGGGAAAGCTAAAATGCCTATGATTATGAACCTGACCGAGAAGCTGTCCCAACGTACAGCTATTCAACATATTGCACGTACAGATTGGACTTGGGGGAATGATTCTCCTTTTGTTGTTGAACTGGATCCCACAGCAGCTTGTGATTTGGCTTGTCCTGGTTGTATTAGCGAAGACCTGATCGCATTGGGTAACCGTTTTTCCGATGAGCGGCTTATGGGGCTTGGCCAAGAGTTTTTGGACTGCGGAGTGAAGGCTGTAATCCTTATTGGTGGTGGTGAGCCTTTAGCGCATAGGAAGATTGGGGAGTTTATTGAGTTGCTGGGTAGTAATGGGGTTCACATAGGGATCACCACAAATGGTAGCTTCATTGATCGGTATTTAGAGCCTATCTCAATGTATTCAAAGTGGACACGGGTTTCGATGGATGCTGCCACGGACCGTTTGTTTAGTGTTCTGCGTCCGAGGAAGGGTGGTGGTGGAAGTAAGTTCACGAAGATTGTAAGCAACATGCGACTTTTAGCTGGGGTGAAAAAGGGTACCCTCGGCTACTCATTTTTGATCCAGACTGCTGCCGACGATCCTAGGGTACAAAGTAATATTTGTGAGATTTATGAAGCAGCTGTCTTAGCCAGAGATATTGGTTGTGACTATTTTGAGGTTAAACCATCGTATCAATTTCGTGGCGGGGTGGAGCATGCTTTGGTGAAGCATTCTCAGGATTTGATGCAGGAAGCGGTTAGAGAGATAGCAAGGTTGGATGAATTGGAGACGGCTAGCTTTAAGATCATCCACGCGATTAATTTGAAGCCTTCTCTTGATGGTGTTGGTAGTTCGCAGTCGAAGGAATATAAACAATGCCCTTCAACGCACTTGAGGACAACGGTTACTCCTTCCGGGGTGTTTGTTTGCCCATATTGGCGTGGCAAAGAGCGAATGCGGGTGGGGGACGTAAATCACCAAAGTTTTAAGGAGATGTGGGAAGGTGCTCAGCGAGAGCAGGTTATGGCGCGGCTTGATGTTTCTAAGGATTGCACATTCCATTGTTTACGACACGCCACGAATCTGACGGCGATAGATATAAAGCAGAAATTAAATGCGGGAGAGATAGTCCCCGTGGTTGAGGAGTTTGATCGTTTTATTTGATGGGGAGGGGTCTATGCCAAGCTCAGTTGACGTTGCTGTTGTTGGTGCTGGACTTTTTGGTAGCATTATAGCGGCAGCGCTCCGAAGGGCGAAAGCGTCAGTGCTTACCATTGATCCTTATCTCCCAGAAGCTGGTAGCCCCCCGGCCGCTTGTTTGATGAAACCATCTTGGTTTTCGTCCCTCGGCAAAAGTGTCTACGAACCGTCGCTTCGTTTGCTTGATGAATTGTATGGCACCCAGAGTGTGCGCTTCCAAGTTGGTAGGCTTTTTACTGAAGTGGTTTGGTGCCCTCCTAACAAAATCTTGCAGCCTGCGGATAAACATTATCGTGTACGGCGCATACAACGGGCGGGTTCTTATTGGGAACTGGATGTCGGCGAACAACTACCTTTATTAAAGGTGCGGCGAGTTGTTGTTGCTGCAGGTGTTTGGACACCCACATTGGTTTCCGTTGAGGGGGGTGTTACTGGGTTGGCTGGTGTGGCTTATTTGTGGCCGAGTAAAACAATTGAAAGGCCATTTGTTAAGGTGTGGGCCCCTTATCGACAGTTGGTTGCGTTTAATCGCGGGGATGGCGTATGGGTAGGGGATGGCACTTCCATCAAACGTTTTAATTGGACTGCCGAGCGGGAAGTGAATTGCTACGACCGTTGTCAGCGCGCCGTTGGTTATGAGGATAGGGGAGTCAAAAGACTATTTGGCATGCGTCCATATGTTAACCAAAAACCTTGTTATTTGAAGGAACACCATCCCGGCTTTTGGGTTGCCACGGGCGGCGCTAAGAATGGTACTTTGGCGGCAGGGTGGTGTGCTAGTGAAATAGTTAATGCTTGGGGATAGGGGAATGCCTCAAAAGTTACTTTTCCCAAAACGAGCTTCCCAACGGTATGAGTTGCAGAGTGTGGAGCGGTTTGGTGACGCATTATTGCGGACTAATGATTTAGACCCGGTTTACGTGGCCTTATGGGGCGCAAAGTTGAAGCCTGATCAGCTGAAGCGCCTCTTGCTGGTCTATTGGTGCTTTTACCACTTAGGGGTAGCAGCGGCGCTTAGTGAGTTGAAGGGTAACGAATTTTGGAGGGTGCTTCGAATTGCCGCCATTAACGAACAATCCCCTTATTTGGTGGACCTGTTGTGGCCAATTGGGCGTTGGCCTCGCAGTGCGGAACGCCGGTATTTCCGTGGTGCAAAATGTGTGGCCACTATTGATTGGTTGTGTGTGCGTGAACGTAGCCCAGAAAATTTGGTAGATCAATTGTTGGAAGCTGGAATTGGACGTAGTAATATTTTAGCAGCAGAAACAATAATGCAGCGGATTCAGGAGTGGCCACTATTTGGTCCTTGGATAGCCTTCAAAGCAGCGGACATGGTAGAGCGGTTGTTTGCTATGTCCGTTGTGTTTCCAGAGAATTTGACACTGATTTATAAAGAACCGCGTAGTGCTCTGGATTTATTAGTGGGGGACCCCTTCAAAAATATGAGGCGTCTTGCTGTACATTTTGGTCAACAGCTTGCACCACCTAGGTATGAGCGCCCTTGTGGCATAACGGAGTGCGAGACGGTGCTTTGTAAATGGAAGTCCTTTGTTAATGGTCATTACTGGGTTGGTAAGGATATTTCCGAGATTCGAACTGGGCTAGGGAGTTGGGGTAAAACAGCTGACTTACTTCTACGACACACTCCTATAAGTTTGACACAGGAATCCCGCCCGGTATGATCAAAGTGGAGAAGGAATAAATGCAGTTTTTATTGGTACTGGGTTGCATCCTAGAAAAGCTATGATTATCTCTCTTCGTGGTACCAACTCTTCGGGGAAGTCCACGGTCGTTCGTGGAATTATGGAACGGTTTCGCCCTGTACCACTTTATGGTGTGCTGGGCTTCAAGAAACCAGAAGCTTATCGGCTAGAATTACTGAAAAAGGGTAAGCCGCTTTACATTTTGGGGCCTTATGTTGTGCCCACGGGTGGTGCGGACCAGGTTACGACGAAAGGTATTGACGTCCTAATTGCTCTTGCTGAGAAGTACCACCAGAAAGGACACGTATTGGCTGAGGGTATTCTTATCAGTAACAATTATGGGTCGTTTGGTGAGTGGCTTCATAAATATAAAGAGGAAGTTATTGTTGTTTTTATGGACACTCCCCTTGCAGTATGTTTGGAGAGTGTAAAGCGCCGTCAAGTGGAAGCCGGTCGGGGTGAGAAGGAAGTTATACATCTTGAGGGGCACTATAAGCGGGTACTCAGCACGCGCAAGACGATGGAAGGTATGGACTTTCGAACGGAGGATGTGTCCTGGGACAACGGAGTGGAGAAGATACTATCATGGTTGACCAAAGAATAGTTACTGGTGCCCGCTGTGTTTGGTGGGGTTCGATCAATACCGTTGCAAGCTGTGGTGGTCTTCCGTGTTGCCCACACTGTGGTTCTATGCTCTTCGAGTTTCCTTCGGAAGCAGACTGGTTTGTTGCCGTTGATGCACATGAAAAGGCGGGCAACCCCGGCTACCGAAAAGTAATAGAGTGGATGCGGGGCAAACACTATAATACCTTCCTCGAAGCGAAGGCCCAGTACTTGGCGGAGCAGGAGAAAAAGTAGTGGTCAGTATCCGCCCACTTCTGTCTTTCGTTAAAGAGCGGGAAGCTATCCGGCTCAAGAAGCTTGAGGGTCTCCCAGCGCCGTGGACGAAGGACCAGATTTTTCAGATTTATCGTTTCTGCAACATTCGTCGGGCTGATGATCGCGTTAGTGCCTGGTTGATTAAGCATGTTTTGACTGAGAAGAATGTAGAGTACGATCTGCGGTCGTTTCTAATGTTCTCGGCTTGGTGTCGGTGGGTAAATTGGCCTCCGACGATCGCTGCTGTGATGAAAGAAGGCTTCTATCCCAAGAAGCGAATTGATTGGCAGAAGCTCGGCCGCTTTGTGGATAAAATAAAGGGTAAGAAGTGGACCGGTGCTTATATGATCGTTGCACCGCGCAAGGTGAAGCAGAAGAAAGGGGTGTTCGTTGCCCGTACTGTGATTCAGAAGTCATTTGGGGGTGTTCTGCCTTCGCTGATCGAATTATTAGAGGGGGGTGTACCAAGCTTTGAGGTTGGGCCACATCAGGCGACGCGTGAGCAGGTTTGGGCTTTGTTAAAAACTCGCAACTTCTTTGGTGGGTTTATGGCTGGGCAGATCGTAGCGGATTGGGGGTATACTTCACTGCTTCGTCACGCGCCGGATGCCAATACTTGGGCTGCACCGGGGCCAGGCTCTAGTCGGGGCTTCAACCGATTATTGGGTCTTCCAATTAAGACTAAGATTGATCCTGAGCTCTGGAAAGCTAAGTTACCGGAATGGCGAGAGAAGGTAATCAAGCTTCTCGGCTCAGAGTATGCAGATTTGACAGCGATGGACGTTCAGAACCAGCTTTGTGAATTGGATAAGTACCTTAGGGTCAAAACTGGTGCGGGACGTCCGCGAGCAAAGTACAGACCGGAGACAGCTTATGCTTAATCCAATCCAAACGAAAAACCGTCCAAGTTTGCTGGATTTGCGTGCGCTTAGTGATCGAGCCCTTGTAGCTGGTTTCTTTGAGGAGCGTAGTTGGCGCTCCTTGTACGAACGCATAATCCTGGAAAGAATGCAAGAGGATGGGTACTACAATTTCTACCAGTGGGTTTGGGATACCCCTTCTTCAAAGAAGATTTCTAGTAAGCAACCCCCAATTCCAAGAACAGCATTGGGAATGCAGTTGGGTTCAGAGCTACGCGCTATTTTTGAGAGTGGGTGTAAATTCGAAGATGTTAGGGACTCAGAAAGGGTGAGAGAGTTTTGTTCACCAGACGGAAATGTCTATCATCTTACTGAGCGGGAATTAACGCAACGCCAGAAAGGAATGCTTGGGCTGATTCGGGATCGTAGTAGGCGTTGGATTCAAAAGCACAGTAGGTAGAAAATGCGTGTAATCTATGCTGACAACGTCAACGATGCTTTCTATCATGGGGTGAACGCTCTCATTCGAGACGGCGTTCGCCAGAGCTCTCGGGCTGGTTATGTGCTTGTAATGCCCTATCCAGTTTGTACGACGTACGCTTTCCCAGAGAAGCGCGTACTTTTCCATGCTAAGCGCGATGCCAATCCGTTCTTCCATTTATTTGAGGCGTTATGGATGTTGGCTGGACAAAAGCATGGGGCTTGGCTTGACCAGTTTGTCCATGACTTTTCTGAACGCTTTGCTGAGGAGAACGGGGATATTCATGGAGCCTATGGTTTTCGCTGGCTTCGGCACTTTGACGTTGACGGTGGCGGGGAGGATCGGCGGCTTCCCAATCAGCTGGATACAATCGTTGAGCTTCTAAAAAAGGATCCAAACGATCGGCGCATTGTTTTGTCTATGTGGGACCCGGTGGCAGATTTGGGTGTTAGTAAGTTTGACATCCCATGTAATACTCATGTATATTTTCGAGTGCGAGAAGAAGAATTTAAGCCTGGTGGTTTCTTTGAGGAGTCGGACCATAAAACTGGGGGTCGCTTATTGGATATGACGGTTTGCTGCCGTTCAAATGATGCTGTGTGGGGTGCCTACGGTGCGAATGCCGTACACTTTTCGATCTTGCAGGAATATCTGGCCGCTCGGATCGGTGTCCAAATTGGGACTTACTACCAATTTAGCAACAACTTCCACATATATTCGGACATGGTAGATAAGCTAAGCCCTTTGGAGCCGGAGAACCGTGACTTCTACTCTACTGGCACGGCAACGCGGATTGTGACTGTACCAGAAGACTTCGATGCGGAATTGGCGCTCTTTATGGGTGGGCATCCGCTACGGTGGACCTATTCTTACCGCAACGAATTCTTCCCTAAGGTGACATTGCCACTTCTTGAGGCACATGGCTTGTGGAAGCAGAAGCTGCGGAAGGAAGCACACGCGACTTTGCAGAAGCTTCCCTTCGGTTCGGATTGGCGGTTTGCAGCAGAACGTTGGATGCTGCGTCGTATGCATAAAGTGGGAGAGTGATGAGTGACTACTGAGAATCCTGCGACAGTTGAAGGGTTGAAGGCAAATGCGTACCAGTTTGGGGGTACTCATTATCAGACTGCGTATCAGCATTGGGATCTTGTTCTACGTTGCGGTCTTGGTTATCTAGAAGGGTGCGCAACGAAGTATGTGGCCCGGTGGCGTAAGACTGGTGTCAAAGGTGAGACGGATCTTCATAAGGCGGCCCACTATGTGCAGAAGTTGTTAGAGAATACTCTTGGACAACGCCAACGACTTCCGCAGCGGTGGTTGCGCCAGGAACTTTCTAGGTTCCTTGCCCTCAACGGGATCCAAGGTGATGATTTAGCGATTCTGACGGCTATTGTAACTTGGGAGACGGAGCATGATCTTCAAACTGCCCTAAGTTTGATTGAGTACTTACTAACCGAGAACTTTCCAAAAGCGGTTCCTCTCGAAGATAGCAATAAGCATGCTGAACGGGCGGTAGCTAAAAAATGAAGATTGAACGTAAGGAATTGCTGACGGCGCTTGAGCCTCTAAAGCCTGCGTTGGCCGTACGATCATCCATTGCCGAACTTTCTCACGTGTGGTTCGACCGTGAGTTTGCCTACGCTTACGACAACGGCAAAGGCATTCGCGTCAAATTTGCTTGTCCGCTCAAGCTGGGTGTATCGGGGCCGCTACTTCTCGGCTTAGTTGAACAGAGTAGTGCTGATACGTTTACGCTAGAAGAGAATGATACGGCCCTCACTTTCAAATCTGGCCGGTCAAATGTCAAGTTGGTCACCCTCCCCTTCGAAGGCCGAGTCTGGCCGTATCCGGAGAAGTCTAAAGGAAAGCCCCTAGCTACGATCAAGGTATCGGAAGGCTTCCTTGCGGCGCTTAAGCGAGTGCTCTCGTTGCGCCCAGTTATTCAGAAGCGAATGGAACATCACAGCGTTTGTGTCTACCCTATTGGGAAGAGCGGTGAGGAAATGGATCTGTTTACAACGGATTCCGTTTCGCTAGCCTATATGCCCCTTGTCGAAGCTATTGGTAGTAATGCCGACGCCCTTGCCATCCCCAGAGAATTTGCCGACCAGATTTTGGCTCAATGTAAACCGGGGCAGGAACTGAATTTTTACACCGACCACTTTGCTTTGCAAGCAAGCGAGAAGGTTTGGCTTTACTCTAATGTATTTGATACCTCGGAAATGCTTGAGTTAGGGGAAGCTGTTGACAAGTTCTCAGACAAGAAGCTGACGCCTACTTTTGATATTCCTGACGGTTTTACTGCGACGTTGGAGCGTGCAGTTCTTATGGCAGGTACTGAGGAGCCGGTCGTCTCGTTGCGGGCAACTGGGAAGACGCTGGTATTGAAAGGGCAGTTCAAGTTTGGACAATTAGATGAGGAGTTTACGCTTAGCGCCGCGTTACCCAAGGTCTCAATTGATGTTGTCGCGAAAACGCTTCTGGCGGTTAAGGATGTTACCCGTATGATGATCTTACCTCGGAATGACCGGGAGAACGGTGCCCTTGCACTCTGTGGTAAGGACGGTTTTAGGTATATCACCGCGCCGTGGGGGATGGATAAGAAGAGTAAGGAATAAACTTTTATGCATCCTCTAGCTTGGAAGAACTGCAGCGGGGGTAATAGTGGTGCGTGGAATGAGGTTCACTCTGGGGATCATGTTATTTACCTTATAGACGGTCGCAAGGGTACGTTAGATGAGTGTCTCCACGATGGAGATGCTTTTATTACTTGGGATGACGGTTCTTTTGGTATGGTAAGGTGGTACAATCTGGCTCCTGTGTCAAGAGTGAAGACTACAGCTACTGGTTGGGAAGCTATGTTATAATGGGGTTGTTATTTGCGGACACTACTGGTGGTGAGTTCAAGGCCAAGTCTGAAACGAAGCTCCTAAATCAATTGGGGTGTAAGGCTTGCCCGCTCAATCACACACCTGGTAAGATTGATGCTACAGGAGCGGACAAACCGCTTATCTATATCCTCGGCGAAGCGGCGGGCCGTGAGGAAGAAGAACAGCGTCTACAATTTGTAGGAACCGCTGGCAAGCTTCTACGCCAGTACATTCCAAAGAAGTACCTCCCGCAGATTCGTTGGAATAACGTCTTAAATTGTCATCCACCAGGGAACAAGACCCCGGAGCGTACTGAAACGGAATGTTGCCGGCCACGCATCGTAGTTGATATCGAGCGTACTAAGCCAAAAGTTATCTTCGGCTTCGGTGGTACTCCGCTAACTTGGGTGGGTGGTTTTTCTGGTATTACATTTTGGCGTGGGCGGCGGATGCCCGTTAAAGTAGGTAGTCACACGTGTTGGTACTACGCCTTTTTACATCCCTCATATCTTCACCGCATTCATCGGGCTGATCGTTACTCAGGCGAGGTTACGCCATCGGATGAAGAGTTCATTACTGAGCTTGACTTGATGCGGGCCTTCGATGAACTTGATGACTTACCGCCGCCTGAAGTTCACACACCGGAGATGGCTAAGGCAAATGTTGAGTGTATTACTAAGATCCGTGATATTGAATTGGCTTTGGCTTGGGCAGCGAAGCAGAAGAGTGTAGGACAAGATTATGAGACCAATTGCATTCGCCCTTTCGAAGCAAAAGCTAAAATTCTTACTGCATCGGTGGGGACACTAGAACGGGCCTTCGCTTTCCCAATGATGCACCCTGGTGCGGGGTATAGTCGGGAACAGCGCGAGGATATCATGAACCTTTGGAAGCGGTTCTTGATGAATGCGCCTTGTCGTAAGATGGTTCATAATCTTGCCTTTGAGATGGAATGGTCAGCAGAGTTCTTTGGTACGGAAGTTCTACGTGCGCGGCCCTGGGAAGATACTGCCAACGCAGCGGCGATCGTTGATGAGCGTTCTGGGGATCGTAAAAAGGTTGGACCATTCAGTTTAGAGTTCTTGGTTCAACAATACTTTGGCTTCAATATCAAGAAGGTCTCAAATGTTAACCGCTCTAATCTTGAGAACACCGACCTTCCCACCGTTCTGCTTTACAACGGTATAGACGCAAAGTACCACGACGGTCTCTGGTACAAACTTTGGGAAGCCATTAAGCAAGAAGGGTTAGAGGAAGCCTATAGATTGGCGGTACGCCGAGTCCCTACCGTGACGCTTGCCCAGGTTAAGGGTGTACCGGTAGACCAGTCGAGGGTAAAGGTTCTTCAGAAGAAGTACAACACGATCGTTGAGGGGATTGAGGATAAGATCTTCGCCGTTGATGTGGTGGGCGAATTTAAGCGTAAGACCGGTGCAGAATTTAGTCCCTCATCCAACCCTGATATTGTAGATATCTTCGAAAAGTTTTTGCATTGTAAGGAAGTCAACGTTGTTGATAAGTACACCAAGAAGGAAAAGAAATCCTGTGATGAGTCGGTGCTCTCTCAGATTAAGCACCCGCTCGCACAACTGATATTAGATTATCGGGGTGCCACTCATCAACGTTCTACGTATATTGAGCCATTGCTTAAAGGTTTTGCTAGCTCTGTTATCTTTCCCGATGACCTTATTCATGCCCAGTTTAATACCTTCTTTGCAGAGACAGGAAGGTTAAGCTGCTCGACGCCGAATTTGCAGAACTTCCCCAAGCGAGACGCTGAAGCTAAGGAAGTTCGTTACCCCATTCGTGCGCCACAGGGCTGCTTGATTCTAAGCTTCGACTATGGGCAGATCGAAGCCCGTGTCATTGCAATGTTCACTCAGGACAAACGCTTTTGCAAGGCACTTTGGGAACGCTATGATGTTCACCAGGATTGGGCTGAGCGTATTGCTTACGACTACCCAGCACGTGTTGGTGGGAAGAAGAACTTAACCGACAAGAAGGCGATGAAGGACTTCCGCACAGACATAAAGAACCAGTGGACGTTCCCCCTCTTCTTTGGTGCACAACTCAAGTCCGTGGCAGGATACCTTAGTATCCCTGAGAACGTTCTGCGCCCACATTACAAGAAGTTCTGGCGGGAGTTTGAAGGCGTTAAGAATTGGCAGGAAGAACTCAAGAAATTCTACTACGAGTATGGTTATGTGGAGTGTTTGACGGGACGCCGACGTCATGGCCCGTTGAGCTTAAACCAGATACTAAACTCGCCGGTTCAAGGAACTGCTTGTGAAATTGTTATGGACGCTATGTCGCGTCTCTCTGAAACCGGAGACCCACTTTTGCAACCGGAGCTTCAGATCCATGACGATCTAACTTTTATTCGGGTGCCCGAGGAGCAGATTGATGTTGTGGCGGAAAAAGTGATCGACAAGATGTTGGATGTTCCCTTTGATTTTATCAACGTTCCGATCACTGCGGAAATGAGTGTTGGTGAGAATTGGATGCAGCTTGAGGAAGTAGGGACGTATTCCTCCGATACGTGGAGAAAGTAAAAAGTGGCTGGCCTAAGTTTAACTATGACACAACAAGAGCGTAAGAACTTGATGGACATGTACGGCAATATACTCATCGAAAAGCTACGGGCACGCAACTATCAGAATCTTGATGTAGAGGAGATTCTACAAATTGTCTTACGATTGAGGGGTCTACTCTTGGAGTTTAGCAATGCACCAGTCAATTGAGACTAAATACAGGCCCGAGGACTTTGATGAAGTCATTGGACAGAAAGTTGTAGTCAAATCCCTACAGAACGCTATTGAAAAGCGGCTTGGTACTACCTTCCTCTTTACCGGACCTTCCGGCACTGGTAAGACCACGTTAGCGCGGTTGGCCGCTACAGCACTCGGCTGTCTCCCAGCGGACCTAGAGGAGATAGACGCGGCGACGAAGACTGGTATTGAGGACATGCGGGAGGTTACTGGAGCTCTTATGTACCGTCCGTTGGGAACTGGCGGGGTCAAGGCCATTATCGTTGATGAGGTCCACGCGCTGAGCAAAGCGGCTATGCAGTCGCTCTTGAAAGTTCTTGAGGATCCGCCTTCCTGGGTATTCTGGTTTTTGTGTACAACTGAACCCACCAAGGTTCCGAAAGCCATCCAGACGCGGTGTCTATCCTACCAATTGAAGGAAGTTGGTGTTGATGATTTGATTGACCTCTTGGCGACGACGGAGGAAGCGAAGGACATTGATGACGGCATTCTGGCGCTTTGTGCTAAGGAAGCGGGAGGTTCGCCGCGTCAGGCACTCTCTAATCTTGGTGTCTGTGTTACGGCAGAGAACCGTAAAGAGGCAGCTGAGCTTCTACGGTCGGCAGCGGAAACCAAGGAGGCTTTTGAGTTAGCCCGTGTTCTGTTCAATGGCGCAAGCTGGAACGAGGTGCGAGAACTTTTAAGCAGGCTCAAGGAGACCAGTCCGGAATCGGTTCGTCACGTTGTGCGGGCTTACATGACGAAGGTTCTGCTCGACAGTCAAAAGAAGGTTGATACTGAGATTGCCCTGGCAATTTTGGATGCATTTTCAATACCCTTCAATTCGTTCGATGGTATGTCTCCATTAGTTCTCGCTTGTGCGAAGCTGTGTTGGGGGAGTAAATGAGTCCGCGATTCGGCCGCGAAAACTCTACACGAGACAATCGCAGTGAGCTTGAGGGTTCATTGCAGATTGATCGGGACGATCTTGATTCCTGTCTTGTAGAACAGCCGGGTTATTTTTACCACGTTGCTGAGGAAGTAGCTCAGGCCAACGCGCGGCGAGATACCTTAAAGTTAGAGCTCGAGGAGCAGATTGCCGTTCTGGATAAAGAGGTTCGGCAGAATGCTCTCCGGGACGATGAGAAGATGACTGAGGCTGGTATCCAGAACCGGCTTCGTACGATGCCAAAGATAAAGGATCTCCAACGCCAGTTTCTAAATGCTAAAACTGAGGCAGATAGCTGGGCAGCACTCAAGGAAGCGTATCAACAGCGTTCCTTTATGTTGCGGGAACTCGTGGCCTTGCATTTGGCCCATCTTCACAATCTTGGTATCGAACGTGGTGCGGTAGCTTCACGGCATGATATCGGTGATCGTAACCGAGTAGCGACTGAGGCACTGCGAAGGAATCGAAGACAGGGACAAGAATGATAAAGGACGTGCTCTTAGGTCTTGCAGGATTTGCAGTGATCGTGGGTGTGGTGTATGTTCTAACGCGGACCGTCACCCTTGCCCACTATCGCAGCAAGCGCGATTACGATCGCGGGTTTCGTAAATTCAAAGGAGAGTGATTAATGGTGTTCAAGTATCGTGGTCGGTCCTCGGAAGCAGTATCGCGTCGTGCAAAGCAACAATCCGGCATTTACGATAGTTACGTTAGTGTAGATGCGTTGTGGTTTAAGGCTAAGGAGGGGGAGAACATAATCCGCATCCTACCCTGGATTTCAGGAACAAACCCGAAGTTGAAGGACGAAGAGTTCTCGGCAAAATGGGGGGACCATTGGGGTATCGATATCTTCATTCACCGCAACATTGGCCCCGATAATGGCACTTACCTCTGTTCCGAAAAGATGAATGGGACGCCATGCCCTATTTGTGCGGCACGGGCTGGGGCTGATGAGGAAGAAGCTCAGACGCTCAAGCCACAGAATCGTATTCTGTGTTGGCTGGTAGACCGCAACGATGAGAAGGCCGGACCGAAGCTGTGGTCTATGCCGCTCGGTACGTCCAAGGATATTAGCGCACGTAGTACCGTCAAGGGGTCCGGGGAATTATTATTGATTGACGACCCCGAGGAAGGCTTCGATATCTTCTTCGATCGGGAAGGGGAGAAAGCCCGCACACGCTATAATCACGTTGAGGTTGACCGAGAGCCTAGCTCACTACACAAAAACGAGAAGACACAGAATAAGTGGCTAGCCTACGCAGAGGACAACCTCCTCCCAGAAATTCTGGAGTTCTACGAAGCTGATTATCTGGAGAAGATACTTTCGGGTCAGATCGAACGTGATGATGAAAGTGCCAGCGACCGAGGCTCACGTCGTGGTCGTCGTGGTGAGGAAGACAAGGATGGGGAGAACACAACTCGCCGTTCGCGGGGTCGGGACGCGGATCAAGAGGAAGCTGGTGACGAAAAGCCCGCCCGTCGTTCTCGTAGCCAAGGCAATGAGGAGGAAGGAGGAGAATCAGAAACATTATCCCGTTCTCGCCGTCGTGGTAGAGAGGAAGAAGAGAACTTGGGGGAGAAGGAAAGCCCACGTGGATCCCGACATACCCGTGGGCATTCTGAGGAGGAGGAAACGGCAGAAGCAGATGCCGAAGCCGAGTCTGAGAACGAAGGTCGTGAAGCACGAGCATCTACCCGTCGCTCACGTCGGGGCGACGACGCCGATGAAGAAGCTGAGGAGAAAGCTGAGCCGAAGCGTGGTGAGCGTTATCGCTCAAGTCGAGACGAACCGGCCGATGAAGCGGAGACGACCGTAGCAGCTGCAAAGGGCCGCTTACGCCGCGTCGGTACTCGGAGGTAGGGGTATGGGGGCCGATAGGCTAAAAGCCCGCTCTGGGCCTATTTGCAGGGCGAAGAGAGGGTACTTTGGCTGAGAGGTATCGCCCAAGTGCTGAACCAAAGGCTTCAGCTGTCGAAACCGTCTATTTCGGCAGCAAGAAGCTTGAGTTCATCCCGTCGGGGTGCACGCTGTTGGATTGTGAAGTCAACGGCGGCGGTGCGGACGGCGCTTGGCCACTTGGTCGAATTGTCAACATTGTTGGTGATCGTTCAACGGGCAAGACGCTTCTGGCGGAAGAAGCCATGGCAAACTTCTTGCGGAAATACCCGCAAGGAAAAATCTGGTATCGGGAGACTGAAGCCGCCTTCGATGAGAGCTATGCCCAGGGTTTGGGATTGGACACAGGTAAGATCGACTTTGGCCCTGACGGTTCTGATACTCAATGGGCTACGATAGAGGATTTAATTGAAGACTTCCGGGCGCAACTTGATGCCTTCGATGAAAAGGTAATCGCGAGAGCGAAGGCCATTCGGGAATTGCCTAAGAACAAGAAGATGCAAGTACGGGAGGCGACTGCTCGTGCTCTGCGCGAATCACAGCCGGGGTTGTACATCATCGATTCGTTAGATGCGGTTACCACTGAGGTTGAGCAGAAGCGTGATATTCGTCAAGGGTCTTACAACCTTGAGAAGCAGAAGCTCCTCGGCGAGTTCTTCCGAACTGAAACACGACGGATACGCCGCGCGCGGATTTGTTTTATTGTTGTTTCTCAGATCCGCGACCGTATCGGGGCGATGATCAAAGGCAAGAAGTACACTCGTACTGGTGGTAAGTCACTTGACTTTTATGCCAGTGTGGTGTTGTACCTAAGTGATCTCGGTAAGGTATATGAGCAAGTTAAAGGTATCAAGCGCCCGGTAGCTATTAAGATCAAGGCCAAATGTGAGAAGAACAAAATTTCGATGCCTTTCCGAGAGTGCATCTTTGAGCTCCGCTTTGGCTATGGTATTGATGATGAATGGGCCAGCCTTGAGTGGCTCAAAGAGACCAAGATGTTAAAAGCGGCGGGCTTTGATGACTTGCCCAAGAGTTTGAAGACCGTGGATTCAAATAAACTTCGTGAAGATGTCAAGCGTATCTGGATGGAGATTGAGAAAGGCTTTACCCCACCAAAAGGAAAGTACGCCGCATGAGTACTGCAAAAGAGACACGAGAACTTGCCGCTTTAGGAAAGGGTTGTTTGGGGAAGGCTGCAGACAGCGAGCCAGTATTTGTTTTGCGTGGTCAGGATAGGCTCGCGCCACTACTCGTGGGTATGTGGGCCGCTAGTGCGGCACTTTATGGTTGTCCTGAAGAAAAAATTGTGGAAGCTCAGGCTTTAGCGCAGCAGATGCGGGAGTGGCCCCACAGGAAGAATCCGGATTGACCATAAATGGTTGATTATGATCCAATGCGCGCGATTCAACAAGAGTTGGAAGGGTTGAATCAAGTATCCGTCTCAATGAGGCGGCGTCAGAGTGTTGCTGAGGAAGCTATCGCTAAAGCTGAGAATGAGCTTAACGATATTAACAAAGTATATGGCTTCCTTAAGATTGAGATTGAGCGCAAGCGCACGATTCTATCTGAGCTTCAAGAAAAGGCAAAAGCGGAGACGAGATGAGGAAAGGCGGTGGCAAAGGCAAAGGTTCGTCGTTCGAACGCAAGATTTGTAAGGAGCTCTCGCTCTGGATATCGAAAGGTAAGCGAAAGGATCTGTTCTGGAGAAGTGCAATGTCTGGTGGGCGTTCTACGGTGGGGCGAAAGCGTGGAGAGGACCTCGCACATCAAGCTGGGGATATCAGTGCTGTTCATCCAGAAGGTCACATTCTAACTAATAGCTACTACATTGAATGCAAGCACTATCGTAGTCTGGAACTCGGACGGTTTCTGTTTGGGGAGGGACGGCTTGCTACGTATTGGAGTCAGGCGTGTAGGGAGGCAGAGGCTTATGCGCGAGAACCGATGCTTATTGCTAAGGAGAACTTCACTCCTATCATGGTACTCCTGCGTCCTGGTAGCTTTGTGCCTAGTCCCGGTGCTGGCCACCCAGGAACCTTTGTTGAGGCAGAATTTGAACCGGCCTGTGTTATTCTAACGCTCAAGAGTATGCTCAGTCAGTTCATTACGTCAATCTTGAAGGTGTAGCCTTGACGCTCCAGCGTATCAAAGACTATGTCTCATTCTCGTGTGACAGCTGTCCGGAAACCTTTGAGCCGGAGGAGCCAACGGAAACACCGCGTGTGGCTTGGAAGCAAGCGCAAGAAGCTGGGTGGAAGATTATATGGAGTAACCATCCAGCGCATTATTGTTCAGGTTGCAAATGTCCCTCCTAATTACCGCTGATTTACACTTATCCGCTAATCGGCGTGATGACTACCGTTTTAAGGCGATGGAGTATCTCGGCGACTTGATTGAGAAGCACAAGCCAGAGAAGCTGATCATTCTTGGTGATCTTACTGAGGAAAAGAATTATCACTCTGCTGTGCTGACTAATGATGTTGTGGATTTGATCTTCAATCTCAGTTGCATGTTGCCCGTTGATATTCTTCGCGGCAATCATGATTACACCGATGCGGATTGTCCATACTTCTTCTTTGTACGTCACATGAAGAATGTGCGTTGGATCAACAAGCCAACACTATCACAGGTGTCAAAGGACATGGAGGCGTTATTTCTCCCCCACACACCAGACTACAAACGAGACTGGAAAGGAGTTTTTGAAGATACTTTCAATACTGGCTCGCCACCTAATTTAATCTTTTGCCACAACACTTTTGAAGGTGCAAGCACAGAACATGGTCATCGGCTGCATGGAATTCCCACCACAGTCTTCCCGGAAGGAATCCAAGTTGTGAGTGGGGATATTCACACCCCGCAGAAGATTGGTTGTGTGACTTACGTGGGTTCCCCGTATACCGTGGATTTTGGGGATGCGTTCGATCCTCGGGTGTTGCTTCTGACTGAAGACAAGATGAAGTCTATTCTAATGGGGGGGCCACAAAAGCGATTAGTGGAGCTTACTAAGTTTTTGCTGGACCGGTGGGACTGGGCATTCTTGTACGAAGGTGACATCGTCAAGGTTCGTTATACTCTTGATGCGGACGAGCGGGATGAGTGGCCAGAGATTAAGCAGCGAATCAAGGACAAGCTTACGGAGATGGGGTGTGTACCGTTTCTTATCCAGCCGGTTCTTGAGAAGACCACCATGAAGAAGATGGCAAAGTCAAAGCACCTAGTCGTGAGCGATGAGACAATTGTGCGTAGCTTCGGCAAACAAGCCAAGGTCTCAGACCATACGCTTGAAACGGGTCTCAGTCTATTGGAGAAGGGGTAATGCCTTTTATAGCCTTTCCCTTGAGATTAAAGGCTAGGATGTCTCAAAATAAAGAACGGCGGCGGACATCAGCACATCTCTTACCCCATCACCGACGGTGGAGTTGCGTTAGTATTTTTAGGGGTAAGTACGCCGGGTATTCAAATGGTTGGTGGCTTGCGTATAAGAATGTGCCTTGTACAGGGCCTTTTAGTACATTTCAGAAATGTGTGTGTTGGTATAGTAACGGCGGAAGATAGTGCGAGTTAACTTTCTTGAAGAGACCCTGTCGGATTTTAAGGCCTTCTCTGGGCAGCACTCGCTTGCCTTAGACCTACCGGGGGTTACCTTCGTTCGCGGTGAGAACCTTATTGCTGAGCGGCTCGGTGCTAATGGAGCCGCGAAGTCTTCATTGTGGGACGCCCTGTGTTGGTGTCTCTTCGGTCGAACGCCAGATGATCTACGCAATCCAGATGTCATTCCGTGGAGTGGGAGTGGGAATCCGAAGGTAGCGGTCAAGGTTCGAATTGAGAGTAAAGAGCGGGTTATCACCCGCACCATCAGCCCAAACAAGCTTCTCCTTGACGGTGAAGAAATAGGACAGGATGAGGTTGAAGCTCTTGGGATGAGCTTTGATCTCTTTACCAATACTATCCTTCTGGCACAAGGCCAACCATTGTTCTTTGATCTTCAGCCGAAGGACAAGATGGACTTGTTTTCAAATACCATGCGGTTGGACCGGTGGGACGTTCGTGCCAAGGCGGCAGACGTGGCGGCTTGCGAAGCCGAAGCGGATCTGGTGGATTTTGATAGTGAGAAGCGGGGTTTTGAGTCGGCGCTGGCCGAAGTAGAACGTGTTCTGACCACGACGAAGGCACAGTCTGCCACTTGGGTTGCTGAGCAGCGGAAGTCAACGCGGGATGTAGTAGAGAAGCGTAAGCAGCTACAGGGAGAGTATGATAAGAAGGATAAGCAGCTAGCTGGGGCTATTCTAAAGTTAGATGGCGTAGGAGCAGAGCTCACTTCGCTAGATAAAGAGTACCGTAAGCAACAAGACGATTTGTCGAAGCTAAATACTGCATTGACTATAGCGAAGATACGGGTAGAGGAAGGAAAGGAGAAAGCCGAAGAGATAAGAAAGGCTTTAAGGGAACTCGGCCAAACCCGAATATGCCCTACTTGTCGTCAGCCGGTTAAGGCCGCTAACCTCGGTGAGCACAAAGCCCACCTAGAAGAGAAGCTTGCACAATTCGAAACAAATATTAAAGCCGGAGTTCCTAAGAAGCTTGTGCAGAATATTGCTGTTTTAGAGAAGCGGATTGCAGACACACTCTCCTACGCCCAAAGCTTCCAGGCTAAGCATAGCTCGTCTGAGAACGAACGTAATCGGCTCCAGCCAGAGGTGGCAACACTTAAGGCTCAACTCCAGGAACTACAGCGTGTCATTAAGGATGGGGCTGAGGCTAATCCATATACCAAACAATTGGCTGATTTGCAAAAGCGACAGAAAGAACTCAATGAAGATATGCTCTCTTGTGATAAGGATATTGCCGAGGCTTCCCGCCGTGCTGAACGTAATAAGTTTTGGGTCAAGGGCTTCAAGGATATCAAGCTGCAATTAATTGAGGAGGTACTTGAGGAACTTGAGCTCGTGACCAACAGTATGATTGAAGAGGTTGGTTTGGTAGGTTGGGAGGTTAAGTACGATATTGAACGGGAGACCAAGTCTGGTACGATACAACGCGCTCTCCACGTTCAGATACGTTCTCCACAGAGTAAAGGCTTCGTCAAATGGAAGTCCTGGTCTGGTGGTGAGAAGCAGCGGCTAAGGCTTGTGGGCGCGCTGGCATTATCAGACGTATTGTTGGCACATGCCGGAGTCGAGGCTAATCTTGAGATTCTAGATGAGCCAGCGCTATACTGGTCAACGGAAGGTGTACAAGAACTTTGTGGGTTCTTGGCTGAGCGAGCCCGACAGACGAAACGGAGTATTTATTACATCGAACACCAAGCGGTGGAATCAACGCACTTCTCAAATACCTTAACTGTGGTGCACGACAAAGATGGCGCATTTATTGAAGGGGGATGATTAATGGTAAGTAGACCAAAGGTCTCTGTTGGGCCAAGTCAAGTTGTTTTGCAAACTGGAAGAGGATTATCAGTCCACCAAGATATGCTCACAGCTGAAGAAGCACGGGAACTTGCAAAATCATTGATGGCTGCAGCAGATGCTCTAGTCCCCAAAAGGTTGGAGCCACCTAATTCTTATGAGGCTTACCTTTATCATTGGTTGACTAACACGTATAGTAAACCAATTGTTGCTCATTGGTTATTGGTAACAAAGAAATGGCAAATGTGTGGAGTTAAAGAGTTATCTACACCGGAGGAAATGTGGATGGTTGGTTGGCGTTATTTGAAACCAGTTGCTCCGTAAAGCAGAAAGCTGTGCCATGATTACTGACGAAGAACACCCGGAGTTTCTAAAGGCGTGGAAGGAAGTGCTCCGCCGTTTGGGTGAATGTCTTGGTGATGGTACCCGCGAGTGCAATCAGTACCTACTCCGGGAAATGTTTGATATCACGAAGCGCCACCGAGAAGAATGTAAGTTACGAGGCATTGACTTTCCGGTGCTCGTTGCCTTGGTGGTGCCCCGGCTTGGAATTGTAGAGTTCAAGCGTGCCGACCTTGATGCTGCGTCAATTCGGATAAGCATTATCAATTTTGTACGCTTTCACCCTGAAGCCAGTATGAGGGAGATAGTTAATGCTTTCAAAAGCGCATACTCGGATTTGAAACCAGATGACATCTTGCAGCCCGCCGATATTGGACAACAATCTAACGCAGCCCGTGTCCAGAAAGAGGCCCCTGAGAGAGAAAATTAGGTTCTATGCTGGGCTTCTATTTCTGGTGTGCGCGGTAGTAGGTCGTATAGGGTGGGGTCTAGGAGAAGACGCTTTATTGTGGAGTAGTATTTTCTGGGTTGGTGTCGTCGCTTTTTGGCTATTGCTGGGCAACGGTAGCGTTCTTTGTGTTCCAGGGATACTCTGTAATGCACTAGCAACTTTGACAAATGGTGGGAAGATGCCCGTGTACGGTCAGGAGAACGTAACTGGGTACGCCTGGGTAAAAGGAACTCAAGATAGTCATCTGCAATTTCTTTGTGATCAATTCTATAGTTATAGTATAGGTGACTTTTTGATTTTTGCTGGTTTGGCTTCGATATTTGTTTACCGTGTGTTCCTCAAGCGGTGTTAAACAACCCCCTATACTTTTGAAAACAAACGCGCTATAACGTCAGTTGCTCTTTCCACGGAGGGCATTCGGTTGTGGTTGATTCCCAAGGCACAGTTAACGATCATTGGTTCATAGTCCGAACGCAGTCTCACCGGGAACGTTGGGCTGCGGAAAACGTTGCCCGTGCCGGTGCGCTCTATTACCTACCTGAGATACTTGAGACAGTTCGAATTGTTGTGCGTGGTGTACGCAAGCGTGAGTTCCGCCGCCGCCCATTATTTCCCTGCTACCTCTTCGTCAAGACCGAAGGGCAATGGCACTTCCTGCTTACGGCATTTGGCGTAGCAGCAGTCATCACAGGAACAAACGGCTCGCCGGGGACCATCCCCGGTAGAATTATATCAGACCTCCGTGATCGAGAAGAGAACGGACTGGTTAGACTCCCTACCCGCTCCCGCTTCAAAGCAGGAGATCCGGTGCGTATAACCAAAGGCTCCTTTTCTGGGTATGTTGGTATCTACCAGGGGGCATCAGCAACCGACCGTGTACGCGTGTTGCTAGACTTCCTAAGTCGCAAGACATCGACAATCGTTGCTGAGAATACCTTAGAGGCGGCTTGAAGCGCCGCAACCCGCGCCAAGGCCAAAACCTCTAGTGTGAGTAACTGTGATAACGGGAGCGGGTTCGCTCAACGGCAGAGCTTTCCCGCTATTTCTGGTAAGTAAATGAGGGTTTGGAATGAACGGCAACGGTAATTTTCTACCTGGGCGCGTCAAGTTCTATGATTCACGCAAGGGTTTTGGTTTTATTAAGCCGGACGATGGTTCTCGTGACGTATTCCTGTCGATCAAGGTGTTGCCGAAAGGCTGTTTGGTACTCACGCCGGATCAAGCAGTGAAGTATGTTCTTGGTGAGGGCAAGAATGGCAAAGGCCCAGCTGCCGAGGAGCTCGTATTGCTGTGATCGATGTTGGTGGTCAAGTGGTTTGTATTGACGATGATTGGAAGCCTGCCCCCGGACCGTTGGGAATAAGTGCCCCTGTGCGAGGTCAAGTTTATACTGTTCGTGAGATTGGAAAAGGTGTTACGACTGCTGACGGTTCCCACCACCCAGATTTTGTAGGTATTAAGCTGGAAGAGATTCACAACCCCCCAGATATTCCAACACCGGGAAGGGGTGAAGTGGTTTTCAACATTATTGCCTTCCGTCCGGTTAAGAAGACCTCAATCGAGGAGTTTACCAAGATCCTTGATAATGCACCTAAGCGATTAGAGCCTGCCTAATGCCCGCACAGTTCGTCGTACTCTTTTGGGCATTATTGGCGGCGCTACCATTCCTTTGGTTTGGTATTGTGGTGGAAGAGGAAAAGTGACATGCAAACTTTTGTATGTCCTGATGAAATCCTCGATTTGCTAGACGAACCAGAGACCAGAGAAGTGGGTGAGGAAAGGTTGGGTGAGTGGATCTGTACCCTCCCTGGCCAACTCGGTGATAAGCTACTGTTGCCGTGTGATTGCTGTGGTGCGCTTCACGCTATGATGGAATATGAACCCATATGGCTGCATTGAGCACACTTCTGTTGTTGACGGCCATAGGGGTAGTGCCGGTCCCAGCTAAGATTGTACCACCGGTAGTAGTTCACAATTACTTTGTGCCGCTCGTCCCCCAAGCCAAATGTGTTTACAGCCACTTTGATAATGGTTACGGATATGAGTGGCGGAACTGTGTAGAGACTTATGGCAACACGCTATTTCCCTAAGCCCGTCTTTGTACTTCAGAGCAACGGGGTGATGCGGCATTTTACAGTAGGTGTTCATGAAGTGTCGGAGGACTTGGCAACTCATTGGTGGCTCCGCGCTAATTCAGTCCGCCCTATGTAGGTCCTGGGCCAGTGTCAGTGTCCCCACTCCCAGGACGGCCTTGGAAAGGTGAGGCAACGTTACCAGGACGGCCTTGGGGCTTAGCAGAAGAGATCCGACGAACATTACGTCAAAGGAGTATCCCGGTGCCTAGTAGTTTTGGTGGTCGTTCAATGGCAGGTGCATTACTTGACGATATTCGTGCTGATCTACAAAAGGCATTGGTGAATGCACGGGACGACTCCAAGTTGATTATCTCTGGGGCGATCATAGACCTTGTGAAAGAATTCAAGACCGGTACCAAGTCGGTGGAAAGGGCTATCCAAGCCGAAGCTATGGCAGTCCGAGACGAGTTTGCCACTATTGTGGGTAATGCTCACGACGCCGCTGAGGATGCAGTGGGGCAGGCTAAGGACTTGGTTGAGAAGGCCAAGGAGTAGATTGCCGATGACGATGGAACAGGCACAAGCCAAATGCCGTAAGTGGCGCGAGAAAGGTGATACACGATCGCTTGCTGCTGCAAATAGACTTGAAGCAAAGTTCCGGCCACACCCAGAATATCAGAGTGATGTTATGTGGTTATTAGAAAGGCAGTCTGGGGTTGGTATGTGACCAGTAAAACTATCGTGTGAGATAATTATGGCCGAGCGATACAAGTCACATCAGTTTACACCGGACAAACAGCCCAAGGTTAGAGGCCGGAAGAAGGGCAAGCCAAATCGGTTGACTGCTGTCATTAAGGACGCTGTGGAAGGTGCCCTGGACGACATTGGGGAAATGGCACCCATCTATGAGAAGGTCAGGACTGTGAAGGGTCGTGTACTCAAGGTTGATGGTAAGCCTGTGATGCGGCTGGTAGGGTGGAAGCCAACTGGGAAGGACGGTGCACGGGGGTTCTTCCGCTGGCTGGGAGTTCATGAGCCAACAACATTTGCGGGTGTGGCCGCTAAGATCATTCCGCAGCAGATCAATGCACAGGTCAAGCATGATCACGAACACACAATCAATTCCCGGTTTGAGGGTGTTGATCTTAGCAAGTTGAATTCCGCTGATCTGCAGACCATGATGCGGGAAGCGTTGAATCTGACGAAGCCCTTGCCCCCCAAACAATTAGAGTTACAAGCTGAGGAGATAGTGGACGAGCAGGAGGAGGCAGCGTAAATATGGATCCGGTGCTCACACTCTTTGTGCTCATAGGGGTTGTATCCCTTACAGCTGTGCCATGGATAATACTTTACGTTGTCTGTAGAATAGAGGACCGGCTAGATGGTCTTGAGGAAACCTTTGTTGAGGTATTAGGCAGCAGTGATGGTGAAGGGGGGCCGGACGATGATCCAGGACCAGGTGAGGAAGAACCTAAGTCCCACAGTAATGTGATAGCCTTCAGCAAGAAGGTAACATAAAGTTATGAAAGTATGAGGGGTGGTGGAGGATATAGGCAACTAGAAGGGTACCCCATGACTGTCGCCGAAGCCATTGCGATTATCAACGAAGAGTTGAAAGCACGAAAAGCATACCCGGACGAGTTTGATAATGATATTACTGAGGCGATTAGTATTATACTAACTATATGCCAACGATTACAAGACACGTTTGGGAAGGGGAACGAAGAGTTATGAACGCACTCCTCTTTGGTCTGCCGGTGAAGGACGGGCTGGTTTGTGCTAACCCGATCTGCACAGCCTACGCTGACTATATCATCCACACAGGAGCGCCAGAGAAGCCGCTAGAGGTCCTGGCCTGTGCGGAGCACATGCATGGCCTAAGCGCGGGCAAGCGTATCCTGAAGCTGGAGAAGCTTAAGGAACCAGGTTCGAGGAATAAGTGACGCGCCCGGCGGTTCCGGGCATAGCAGGAGAAGAAGTATGTTTACATTGAAGCTCTATAGAAACGGCCCGCTGCCTCCGGCGGGCAAAACCGTGATTCTCGAAACGGTCGGTTTGTGGATCGGACATTGCGACGGGGGCGTAAAGCATATTCGAGCCTTCAAAAAGAAGGTCGGCGTACAAGACGAGGACGGCACGCCGGAGTTTTACGTCGGCGGCCAGCCAAAGAGCGACGACGATCTTCCTAAAGGGGGCGACAATCTCCGCGACGGTATCTATGCTGGCGATGATGACTACTACTCCTGGGGCGTTCTCGAAAATGCCATGGGTAAGACGACAGAAATGTTCCGATAGCCACCCAGGTTCGAGGAATAAGTGACGCCCTTACGAAGCGACCAAGACTACGTAGAATGGGAACCAACACCTGAAGATGAGCGAGTAAAGGCACACCGCCTATCCTCAACTGGGTGGGAAGAAGATGTGGAGGTTTCTAGTTTACGCAAGGGCGACGTCTTCAAGATGGTATTCGACGGTGAGGCTATACACCCCATTACTAGGGAAGCCGATGACCAGGTTGTTGCCCTTGCTGTAGCAGATGCTTTTCGTATGGACCCGTACGGAAGTACAGGACAAACTCGGGGGTACGGTGTTCTTATTGAAGTCTTCGATTATTTGGATCAAATCAAAACATCATTGTCCTAACTCCTCATGCCGCCAGGTTCTTAGGGAAATGAAGCAACATCGTTGGTCTGGATGGCCTGGTGCATACTGTCTTGATTGTGGCTGTGAAAATCCTATCGAAATAGCATTGGCTGACGGAAATTATATTGAGGTTGAGGACTCAGCCGCTCCCCTGGGATTTCGTTACGAGTTTCCCAATGTGGTTGTGCCTCCATGCGTCAGTCTCAGACGATGGTGGTAATATCAAAAGCTCGTTTGGGTGAGCTACAAAAGATGCAAGTTCATCCTTCTGGTTTTCCTATGAGTGAGGTTTCGTGTAGTTGTTGTTTCTACTTTGTGCGAGTGACTGGCCCAGAAGCAGGTCCGTTGGTTTATCAAGAGTGCTGGCGCTACCCGGCGCGCCAACGCAGACGTCCAACTGAGTGGTGTGGTGAGTTCTCAAGATGCGTCCCGCCTCCAAGTCACGAACACAGCGAACCAAGTGGTCCCCTGAGCGGTGGCAACAGCACTGGTTCTCCCACTGTGGACAAGCTTTAGCCAAAGCGGTAGAGGCTAAGCGTAATAACGATCACAAGATGCATGGAGCCTGGCTTCGCAGAGCAGCTAGCTGTGCGCGAATGGCTGCGAGCTTAGAGAGGATAGTTTGATGCACCACGTAATCACCGTAGCAGACGTTCTGAAGGTTAGCGGAATTACTTTGATCATCCTCTCGGTGATCGGTGGTTTCTGCTGGTTCGTCTCAAAGATAGACTTCTCCAAATGACCCACATCATTGTTCACAACCATCTGCCGAAGCGGAGAACGGTTGACCAGCCAACACTGGGCAGGCTGTCTCCTGGCATGCCTCCTCAGAACAGGGATACTGAGGACGTACCTGGTTCTGGTCCATATACATTCGAATCCAAGACCAAGCAAGAGGGTTGGGGCAAGTCTCACCATGCGTCACAAGAAGTAGTGAAAGACGCAAAGAAAAAGAAGAAGCGGCGAATCAAGTGACAGTCCTTGAACTGCCGTCAGTTCAGCTTCCTTCTCCACTCAATCAACCTAATGTCCCCGACGACCTTCTGGTTGAGATTGAGGCGTCACAACGTAGACGCCTAGAACACTTTCTGGCGGTAGAGCGTAACGGCCTTATTGAGCCAGAACTTGAGTCTTGTCGTAGAGACATTTTCTACTGGTTCACGAATTATGCGTGGACCTATGATCCTAGGAATGCGGACGTAGAGGAGTCAGTCACCGGACAGAGACTACCAACGTGGTTACCGTTCGATTTGTGGCCTCGTCAGATAGAACTCATTCGCTGGTTTGACTTCCTGCTCAAGTCTAAGAGTGACGGTGCGCTGAAGAAGTCGCGCGATATTGGTTTCACGTGGCTAGCTGCTGCTTATGCTTGGCATAAGTTCCGTTTTGTTGAAGGCTTTGCTACTACATTTGGTTCGCGCGTTGCCATGCTGGTTGATCAGCTGGGTGACCCCACCACAATATTTGAGAAGATCCGTCTTATCTACAAGTCAGTTCCGAAGTGGATGTTGCCGCAGGGCTTCGACCCTCGTGAACATGACAAGTTCATGTTGATGATTAACCCCGCCAATGGTGCAACAATCCGGGGTGAGGGTGGCGACGAGATGGGGCGTGGTGGTCGCTCGTCTCTGTACTTTATTGACGAAGCGGCCAAGTTAGAGCGTGCTGACCGAGTGGATGCGGCCACGTCAGCTAATACTGACGTTCGTATCTGGGGTTCGTCGATCAATCCTCAGAACGAGAACAATCTCTTTCAACGCAAGTATACGTCCTTCCCAGCAGACCGTGTGTTTCGCTTTCACTACTCTGACGACCCTCGCAAGACCACAGAGTGGGCAGCGAAGAAGCGCGGTTCGCTGTCCCCGGAGATTTGGGCGGCTGAGTATGAGATTGATGATAGTTATTCGGTTGAGGATATCTGTATACCAGCCAGCTGGGTAGAATCTTCCCGCAAATTGAAAAAGCTATTAAAGGAAAAGCGGGGTACCACTCTTGAGCCTAAACGTGAGGGTATAGCGGGCGGTGACGTCGGTGGTGGTAAAGCGCAATCCGTCGTCATCGCCCGGTTTGGTGTCGTGGTTACAGAGCCTTCTGCCTGGCAAAATCCTGATACGATCGATACTGCCTTCAAGATGCTTGATTACTGCCAAGACCTCAAACTCCCGCCAAGAGCCGATCAGTACATCCCAAGAATTAAGTCGCTACGGTTTGATTCTATTGGCATTGGCCAGGGTGTGTCCGCTGCTCTAAAGCGCAACCCTCGGCCCGGTTTGATCGTTACTGGTGTCAATGTTGGTGAGCCGGCAAGCGATGAGCGGTGGCCTGATGGCGAAGAAGCTACTGAGAAATTCGTCAATTGCAAGGCGGAAGCCTGGTGGAAGGCAAGAGAGTGCTTCAAGCGTACTCATGAAATGGTTTGCTTCCTGGAAGGTACTGGGGGCTTCGAACGGCCGATAGATGAGTTGATTTCTCTCCCAGATGACTACCACAATCAACTTGTCACTATCCTTTGTCAGCAGCTTAGCCAGGTCAAGTGGCTACGGAATGAGAAAGGCAAGATCCTGATTGAGTCCAAGGCTTCGCTGTCTAAGCGGGGCGTTGGTTCACCGGACTTTGCCGATGCTTTGATTCTGACTTTCGCTGGCTACAATAAAGCAGAGAAGTGGGCCGCATTCGCCCGTGTGAGAGTATGATTAAGCTATGCTTTATTTGATAGGGGAAAAGGTCCGATGCATGCTTGCGGACTACCACCCCGGCAAGTCAATTCTGATTCTGACCGCTACGGCGGATAGCCTCTCCTTGGCTGAGGACTTTGACACAGCCTTCAATGATGTTGGAATAAAGTCAACAATTGATCGGCCAATGGACACGGTGTCCGGTTTGCATGTGACGGATCCGGTGCTCGCCGAATTGATTACTGCGGCCACACACATCAGGTGTATTATTGATCCCGTAACTTCTGCACCGGATGGCGTGATCGTAATTAACTTCGGTCGGAAGGCACACTAGTGCTCACCTTTGATTCGCGTCACGCTCCACCGGATGAGCTCAAAGAGCTCCTGAAGAAGCCCTCTTCCCCAGACCGTGTTGAGTGTGGTGAATCTAATGACTATTGGATTTATGTTAAACGGTCCACGAAGCAAGTTGAGTTAGTCTCAAAACAGACCGGCCGGATTGTAGCAAACTGCACAGTTGAGCTTGCGCGGGATTTTGGCCTGAGAGAGCTCCAGATTTTGGCAGTCAAGAAAGCTCTCCTCCGTATGTAGTGGGCATGGGAATCCCCAACGATGAATTTGGTAAGCGGTACTTCGAGGTTATTGAAGCCTTGCGCCAAACTTACGGCACACTAGAGCTTCTGCTTAGATCCGAATTTGGTCCTACCATCACACCACCCCAGGTTATGGTGATTTACTATATTGGTGATCAGACGATTACGGTTTCTGAGCTCCGCCGTCGTGGCTATTACTTGGGCAGTAATGCTACTCACAATCTAGCGAAGCTGATATCTGACGGTTTTATTGAGAATACAAAAAGCAACACCGACCGGCGCGTCACCAACATTAAGTTGACTGTTAAAGGGAAGAAGCTTTGTATAGTGGTGGCTCAATTCTTTGCCAATACCAGTGCGAGACTTGAGGCAACGAACTCTGTTCATTTTAGTGCGTTTGTTACAGCACAGGAAGTTCTCTTGGCGATGAATCGCAACTGGGCGGAGAGCAGCCTCTATCATCGGCTAGGGAACTAATCCTTCAAAAACTCCTTTTCCTTCAAAAACTTGTCTGAAAGGGTAGCGTCATGACGAGACGCCGTAAATCAACACGTGCCGGGGACATCAATCCCGACAGCCACGTGACTATGAGTTTACAGCAAGTGCTCGTGGTGGCTAGCATTCTGTTGGCATGTGGTTCTGGCTATGCTTATCTGGTCTGGAACCAGTCTGATGCTAAGACTGCAATTGCTGACGTTAACACCAAGCTTTCTACGGTGACAGTTAACAACGGCAAGGCTCTGGCGGATGAGGACAGTAAGCGCGAGCAAATGGGCAAGGACTTCCTAGCATCCACCGAGAAGATTGCTGACAAGGTGTCGGATTTGAATACTGCCTTGGCCGTTCAACAGACTACATCTAAGCAGATGGCAGATACGTTACAGACGATCTCCAACCAACTCGGTGAGCTCGCTAAGGTTGCGGCTCCCACTCCAGTAGGAGCGCATAAATGAGCCGCGTAATTATTCACAACCATTTACCAAAGCGTAAGACACGGGATGCTGACTGGTGGGTGGAATATGATTATAAACACCCCAATGGTTATAAAGGTCATGACATACGAATAGTTAAAGCTGGGACGAGGGCTGAGGCCATGGAAAAGGTAACGCGTTCGTCTGGTTTGGGAACACAAATCAAAGTTACTAGTGTTGAGAAAGATAGAGACTAGTGGCTCCTCGTTACCGTCCTACATCGTCTGTGCCTACTTTGGATTCGGCAACGTTTATGCCGAAGCAGCCTAGGCATGCTTATGTGCGGCCCGGTAAGGTTATTGGTCGGGCTTCGATTAAGCAATCCACCATTAAGAAGGTCGCACAGGAAGGTAAGCAACTTCGTAAGTCTGCCACTGGTGACTCCTTCCAGAACTTCGCCCTCAATTTAGGCATTGGTACCAACAATGCACTGAGCCAAAGTCTCTACGGCTTCTACCCAATCACGCGGGTTAGAACACTTTTAGATTGGATCCATCGCGGTAGCTGGATCGGGGGAATTGCCGTAGACTTGCTGGCAAATGATATGACGCGCGGTGGGGTGGAGATCCTAACCATAGAAGATCCTCAGAAGGTTGAGAAGCTGCAGCAAGGCATCACCCGTCTCCAGATCTGGAAGAAGCTGTGCTCAACAGTAAAGTGGTCCCAGTTGTACGGGGGTTGTCTGGCGGTCTTGCTGATTGATGGTCAGGATCCCAAGACGCCGCTACGTATTGATACCGTCACCAAGAATCAGTTCAAGGGATTGATGGTCCTCGACCGGTGGATGGTTGACCCTGACTTACAGCGGTTAGTTGCTGACTTCGGCCCCCACCTCGGTGAACCAGAATGGTATCGTGTGGTAGCAGATGCTCCCGCCATGCGTAACCAGTCCATTCACTACACTCGCTGTATCCGGTTGCTTGGAATTGAGTTGCCATACTGGCAGTGTATTATGGAGAATCTCTGGGGCTTGTCGGTCTTTGAGCGCATCTACGATCGCATGGTGGCGTTTGATTCCGCCACGACCGGTGCGGCGCAGCTGGTGTATAAGTCCTATCTGCGCACGTATAAGATGGACGGCTTGCATGAGGCGGCCACTGCAGCCGGTGACGCACTCGTCGGTATCTCTCAGCGCGTTGAGTTGATGCGTAAGTACCAGTCTATTGAAGGCATAACCCTACTCGACAGCAAGGATGAGTTTGCTGATACTGGTGGTGCGTCGTCGAGCTTCTCTGGTATTGCTGACTTGATGCTGCACTTCGCGGAGCAGTTGTCGGGTTCGCTCCAAGTGCCGTTAGTGCGGTTATTGGGTCAATCCCCTGCTGGTTTGAACTCCACGGGGGAAGCAGACCTGCGGACGTACTACGACAACATTCTACAACGTCAGGAGCACGATCTGCGTGAGGGTATGAACACGGTTCTCCGTGTTCTGGCTAATTCCCTTGCTATCAAGCTGCCGGAGGAATTCAATTTTAACTTCGTACCGTTGTGGCAACTCGATGAAACTGAAAAAGCTGATGTCGCCGATAAAACCACACGGATGGTGTTGGAAACCGAAGCCGGTGGGTTGGTCTCTCAAAAGACGGCACTCCAAGAATTGCGGCAACTCGCCCGCGTCACGGGGCGGTGGACGAACATTGACGACAAGATGATTAATGAGGCTAACGACGTCGCCGAACCGCCTGAAGCTGAAATGGGGGCCGCTGCTGAAGGCGGCGAGGGAGGCGAGGAAGAGGCCAAAGGCGGTGAGGGAGGCAAACCCCCTGGCGGAGAGAAAGGCTCCTCTGCAGCCGAGCTAAAGGGTTTAGAGGGCTTCAAACAGATCCGGCGGGCGGTGGGTGGCGGGAGCGACCGGGCTTTTGATTCTTACCAGCTTCCGGTCAGCGAAATAGCAGGTTTGCAGATTGTTATAGAAAACCAGGCCGGAACTATTCGTTCAGGGGAAGGGTGGAGCGTAGTAATGCCTTGTGCGTATGGTTATATAAGAAGGGTAGGGTCTGCGGAAGGGGCTGACGAATATTTGGATTGCTTTGTAGGACCAAATACGAGTTCTCGTGATGTTTGGGTTGTTGATGCAGTAAATCCGGAAACTGGGAAGTTCGATGAGCATAAAGTCATTCTTGGGGCAAAGACCTCTCACGAGGCGCTTGATTATTTTCGCAAGGCTTACGACGATGGCGCAGCCAGACGTATAGGGGCAGTTACGCACTTTGACATGTCGGAGTTGCGATACAAAAACTGGATTGCTAGGGGCGATAAGCGACGACCACTTGCGATGGATCGAGTTGCGGCATGAACTATTGTAGAATTTATCGACAACTTATGCAGCGAGCTAAAACCCGGCAACCGCTGTTTGGTTGTTACTACGAGAGACACCATGTCAAACCTCGGTGTCTTGGTGGTTTGGATTTGAACCGGAATCTGGTTTTACTCACGGCTGAGGAGCATTATGTAGCACATCAATTATTGGTAAAGCTTTATCCAAACAATCGGAAGATTATTTGGGCAGCTTTGGCGATGACACGGGGTGCAAAAGGAAATCGAGTATCTAACAAATGTTACGGTTGGTTGCGAAGAAAATGGTCAGAAGTCCAAACCAAAAATAATACCGCCAAATCGATCGAAGCCCGGCGAAAGATCAGCGCCCACGCTAAATTACGTACTGGTTCAGCTAATCCAATGTTTGGAAAGAGGCACCGGCAAGAGTCTTGTGCCTTAATAAGTAAGAATTTGACGGGGAAGAATACTGGTTCAAAACCTCCGCGTACTCCTGAGCATTGCACAAATCTTAGTGCTTCAATAAAGCAGGGATTCGTTGATGGGAGAAAAGTTAATTTTAAGGGGGATAGTCACAAGCCAGAGACTATCGAGGTTCTTAGAGTAAAAGCCCTTGAACTGTGGGAACGACAAAAGGCTGCGGGTTTTACGGTATCCAAGGCAATGCGAAACAAGCAGCGAGAGGCCCTTCTTAAGTTCTGGGCAGATAGAAAAGCACGGGGATTAACTGGGCGACTTGGATCAGAATGCGCCTAGTAATTAGTAATCACACGGCGCGTACTTGTGACGCTGAAAATGGGAGCGCCGTGATACGGGCGATCAAGCAGGCACAGCGTACAGACCCGCTCCAATATATGAAGGGTTTGAAGAAGATCCGACTCGTCCCAGACCGAGATGACTGGAATGCTAAGTACGACGCCGACGACGATGAGGTTCTACTCGAAGGCAAGTTCCTTGACAAGCCACTTAATGATATGGTCCAGGTTCTGCTACACGAGGCAGGCCACCGGGGCCAGTCTAAGGATTCTAAGACGTACGAGGCATTCAAGCGTCGTGGGCTGAACTTGCTGTCGTTCTTCTTGGCGATGGCGAACAAGGCCCACCGTGAAGACTATGCTCGCAAGGGTGAGATCCCAAATATTGCTGAGGAAGTGTTTGCTGAGTCCTACTCCCGGTTTGCCTTAAAGCTGGACATGCCGGAAACACTCCGCAAATTTTGGCAGGAGAGAATACAATGACTCATATCGTTGTTCACAACTATCTGCCGAAACGCCGGACGAAAGACGCTCGTCCTTTAGCCCGTCAAGCAGTTGAGTTGACTTATGAAGAGGACGGAAAGCAATATAAGAGAAACTTTTCTACAGCAGAAGAGCAGGAGGCTTGGGTACGGTCTAAAGGTAATACAGTAAAGGTTATTTCACGTGAGAAAATTGTAAAGGACCGCCACACCCGTGGGGATGCAAGAGCGGGCGTCCACCCCTTCCGAAAAGGCGCTGATGTTGAAGTAAAGAATACTGGGAAAATTGGCTCAGTTATTGAGTCCGACGAGGACCGTACACTTGTCGATTGGCGGAATGGAAAGACCTCTCGGATTGACACCGATCGGTTGGTTTACTTCACCAGTTCTAGAGGCAAAGACCGCCACACACGCGGTGACCAAGGCGCTGCTACAATAGTTCGTCCGGACTCCAAGATCGGCAAGTACGGCGATGCTGTGAGTGGTGTGACTGGCTTGCCGAAGAAGGCTAACGGGCGTTAAAGCCGTGCACGTCGTCGTTCACAACCACCTTCCGCGTCGCCGAGCTCTCGATGCTCCTGGGGGAACCGCACTTTCCCAGTTGAAAGCATTCCTTGGTTCGCCACGGGTGTCTAAGGAAGTGGCTAAGGAAGCCGTGCGGGTTTTAGGCAAGCATACGTACAAACACGGTGTCGGGCTCTCGGGCCACACGGCCGTTCATGCTGCGGTGCTTTTTGGCGTTTCCCAACTTGGCGGCGGTTCGGCTACCGAAGCAGTAGCAGCAGCGGTGGCAGGTTATGCCGTCACAGAAGTAATGAAGAAACTCGGTCTCACCTCAGAGAAGGCTGCTCAGCTTTTAAGTGTGTTGAGCCGTAAGCTTCTTGCTGCGTACCGAGAATGGCGAAAGGACCACGAGCTCTTCCGGTTAACCCCAGTTCATGATGCTCAGGATCCAATTGAGGTTGGTCTTGAGCGGTTTGCCCAAGCGTTGGCATGATCCAACACCTTCTCTTCCTCCTATTCGCGGTCTTTGCTGGGGCGGTCGTCTACCACTGGACTTCTGGAGTGGCTTTGATTGTGCTTGAATTTCTAATTGGTGGCGCGGTGGCCTGGTCCATCCCCAGTATGGTTAGACATGATTGATGGAATTCTTCTGATAAGATTAGAGGATTGCGCCGCGTCCTCACGTCTCGGAATGGCCGACAAGGCTTTTCCACAAGATCTTGCACGGTTAGCGGCCCGTGGCCTCGTTGCTGCTGCCGATGGTGGTGGCTACAAAGTCACAGTTGACGGGTTGGCGTTCCTCCGCGTAGCGAAGCAGAGTTATGAGCGACAAGAGCAAGTTTGAGATTTCCAATATCCCGGACGATAAGGCGGATGTTCGGTTTGCCCAACACCTTGTGGGCTTGAACGCCAAGCCCTCGGGACGTATGCGTGTTGTGGTAGAAACCGGCCGTATTGAAATTGAATGGGTGGGGGCTATGGGTGCTATCTTCCTGCCTATTCCTGGGGTGTCAAAGAAGACAGCTGAGAACCTTGGCCCCCATGACCAAGTAGGCCGCGTCCGGCTTGATGGCTAGAAAATGCAAGTTCATCCCCTCTTTGATCTTGAGCAACAAGTCTGGGTGGCAGAATCTGGCGTCGTTGCTAAAACACTTCGAGAGCTTCAGCAGAAGCTTCCTGGAGCAGAAATAATTGGGTACTACCCAAACGGCTATCAAGAGACGGGACGTCAGACCTGGCCTCTTGTTGAAGGGCGCTTCTTTCTCCGGTCTAACTACCGGTCATCAAAGAAAGTTCAGAAGCGTCGTATCCTTCATGAAAAGCGATTAACCCAAGAGAAAGCTGAGTTGGAGCGTATTGAGGGTGAGCTCGCCCAAGAATCCAAACAGGTAGCCCCGCTCCATACCAATGGTCACACAGGGGGATGGTTACCAGAGCAAGATTCCCTCATTCGCAGAGGGGCAGCACAGGGTTGGTCGGCCGCTCAGGTGGCTGGTTTGACAAACAGGACACGTGCTGCGGTCCTCGGGCGTGCTCACAGATTAGGCATAAGCTTTCGTTAGTATGTTGGTTTTGGGAAGGAGTGAGTTGATTCCTTTCGGACTCGCTTCTTCTACGGCCCTGCTCAGGTTAACGGTACCCCCGTCCCCCGACACCCCAACCGTCCCTGAGCAGGGCCACTTTTAAGAGAGTTAATTAGATGAAAGAATTCAACTCTGTTTCGTTCTTTGCTGTGGAGAAGATGTCTGACGAACAGCTTCGTGCGCATGTTCGAAGTCTCCAAGACCGGGTAGAGCAACTTGAGTACCTGTTGCTGGAGATACCGAAGCACGACGTCAAGTTCAAGTTCTGCCACCTCACGCCGACAGAAGAACGTTACTTGGGGATGGTTTACACCCAATCTTTTGTCTGTACCAAAGAGGCTATTCTGATAGGGGTTTACGGTGGTCTTCCGGAATGTGACGTCCCAGAAATGAAGATCATTGATGTTATATTCTGCAAGATTAGAAAGAAGCTCAAGCCCTTCGGTGTACAGATTGAAACCATATGGGGGCGTGGCTACTTTCTCGACCCAGAAAACCGTGCTAAGATGCGGGCCTTGATTGTGGCGTCACAAGACATCGTCGCCCCACTCGCGGGTGTTCTTAGAAAAGCTGGTTGATGAGCGTGCTCACACGTAGGCAACTTGCTCTTGGTCTGGCTGTGACTGGTGCAGCTGCTGGCTTCCCAGCGCCCAACAGTTTTGCACACGGAATGATTGTAAATGGGCAGGTCGAAGTTGGGGATATCTCCTGGGCTTCGCTCTACCAAGATCTTCGCAGTATCTATGAAGAGTATTACGATACTACCCTCGTCCCAGGATCTGCCTGGGATGTGCTTTTGCAGTTGTATGCTGAGCATGTTTACCGGGTTCAGTCTTTGACTATTAATGTCAACTTGGCGGATTTCAATTCTGGGGAAGAGTCGTTCCGTGATCTTCTTGGTGATGACCCAACGCTTCCCAACAAGAAGAAAAAGGGACTTGTGAACGTTGCATGAGGGTTATCGTCCACAACTACATGCCGGGAACGGTACGGGACGCTGCCACAGCAAGCCGAAAGCCGAAGGCCCACAAACACAAACATTCTCACGACCACACTCAGGAGTGTGGGGATACTTGTGCGTGTGATGACTGTCGTGAGGACAGAGGCTTCTTACCCTTCCGTGATTCGAAGCCCCGTAAGAGCTAAATGCCTCGTAGACCGCCTAGAAGAGACACCGCAGAAATGCGGAAGACGTGGCTGCGTGCCCGACGCGCGGAGCATCAGTTCGGGCGGGGTCTCCGTTCTCTAGCGCGACGCTGTGGTGAGCTTACCCAGCAGATGTACGACCGGCGAGACCCACTGGGTTCTTCGGCGCGGCTTCGTACCCTACTTAGGAACTATGCCCAGGCACTCCGACCTTGGGCCCAAGAGACTGCCAAACGGATGGTACTGGATGTGTCGCGGCGTGATGAGGTCTTCTGGGCTGAGCGATCTAAGGAGATGGCTCGCAATCTGATTGAGGAACTCAAGACCGCGCCAACTGGCGTAGCGTTACGCGAACGAACTCAGGAAGCAGCGGCGTTAATTATGTCGTTACCACTCGAGGCGGCTCAGCGGATTGAGAAGTTCACGGTCCAAGCTTTGACTGACTCGTCCCGTGCTGACGAGGTTGCTAAGGAGATTATGCGGACCGGGCACGTGGCTAAGGGACGAGCGAATTTGATTGCCCGTACCGAGGTCTCTCGAACGGCTTCGCTCCTCGTCCAGGTTCGTTCTGAACACGTTGGTGCAGAAGGTTATATCTGGCGCACTTCCAACGATATCGACGTTCGTAAAGAACACAAGCGATTGGCTGGTAAATTCGTTCGTTGGGATGCACCTCCCGTAGCTGGTCCAAAGGGAATGCGTTATCACGCAGGACAAGGTCCGAATTGCCGGTGTTACGCAGAAATAATTCTGCCGGAGTATGCACCTAATGGTTGGCGTGCTCCAAGATTTCGTGCTGAGGCTGTGAATGTGTGAGTTGTACAAAATCATTTTTCCAAATGGTAAGCTTTATTTTGGGATGTCAATTAATGCCCTTCGGCGCTTTAAAGGGCATATTAAATCAACCACAAACAAATCAAAATTACCTGTTCATAATGCAATGCGAAAATACGGTGTAAATAATTGTAAGGTTATGATTATTTGTGTAGGTTCTACTTCCTATATTGCGAAATTAGAGCAATGGGTCATTGCAAAGTATCAAACCCAAAGTAGAAAATTTGGCTACAATGTTTGTATTGGGGGTGAAGTTGGCCCAATGACTGGAAGAGGGCATTCACAAAAGTCTCGACGTAAAATGAGCATGAGCCAGCGAGTACGTATACGTACTGAAGAAGAATTAGCTCGCCTTGCTACGTATGGGCGTTATGAACGGTCACCAGAAACACGTGCAAAGAATGGTGCTAGTATGGTGGCCCGCCATGCACGTGGTGAGATTCCGTTAGATACTCCGGCGCAATTAGCTGCATTTGAGAAAGGTAGATTGCCCAGGCCTTGTAAGGAAAAAACAAAGATCAAACTAAGCAAAATAATGTCTGGACGCCCTGGCAAATATTATTACCATAGTCCGGAAGCGATACAACGTGCTTCTGCTTCGCGAAAAAAGTGTTGGAAACAAAAACGGGCGGAGTCAATCCAGTGTGGTGTTCCGTTGCTTTCAGCAACACAAGAAAAGGCTCTTGCTCGCGCACGTGCGGTGCGTTGGCATAAACCGCGCACGCGGTCTGCCCCCCGGTTCCGTGCGGAAGCTGTAGAGGCCCTCTGATGCACATCACTGTTCACAACCACCTTCCGAAGCGGAAGACACGTGATGGTGGGGAGTCAAACGCAACCGAGCAAGTCAACAAGTTTGGTTCGTTGGACTACCTCTCAAATATGTACCAGTTCTCTGGTTTGGCCGAGTGGCCTGACGGCAAGAAGACAGGCATGTACTTCATGGCAAAGACGCTGGAAGAAGCCAAGCAGCGATTTAAGTCACAGGTTAATTCTGGTGGCTGGCCAAAGATCACGAATGTGAAGCTTGCTAAAACCCGGCCTGAGCCACGGTAATGTCTAGTCTCTCGCCGTTCGATTATCTGAAGCTTCGAACGCGAATCGACCAGCTGGTTGAGGATGGCTTCCTCATTCAAGGGGAGCACCCAAATAGCCTAAAGGTAACTCGTAAAGGAATAGACGCTCTGATGGCGTGTGCTGAGCGTCCTGTTCCGAAGCCCGCTCACATCCACTTGACTGTGGATGAGCGTGAGGCTCTCATAAAGAACCGCCATGGGCGGACACGTCGTAAACACAATCCCGACAATCTTGAAGGAAAGGGACTCGAAGATGCGTAAACTGACTTCGTTGTTGAAGGGACTGACGCTTGCGGCGGCAGTTCTCCTGGTTGCTGCGGTTCTGATTGCTCAGCCTTGGCGGGCTTCGGCCCAAGTGCCTTCGCTGACGGGGCCGTACAATATTGACCTTGGTAAGGTGTTGGCGTTCACGAATCTGTTGAACACGGCATCTGCGCAGAGTCCGGCCGGCTCAACCTACTCGACTACTCCAGTCAACTACAGCAGCAAGGGCCTCATTTGCTCTCTGACGATTACTGGCAATTCAGCTTCGGGTTCGCCCTCGCTTGCCTGGAGCATTCAACAGTACGACGCCGCTTCCAACTCCTGGTTCACTCTCGTGACCCAAACGATTGTGGGGCCAACAGGTAGTGGTATTTACCCCGCACCAGCGGTATTGGAAGTTGCACCGGGCATTGCTGTTTCCAGCTTGCCCACGAACCTGGCAGCTGCCAATCTAGTGATACCGCGTATTTGGCGCGTCAATGTTGCGCCTTCTGGTAGTGTAGGAGGTACCTACGTTAGCGGTTACGTTGGCTGCAACCTGGTCAATGGCTAACAGTGCGGTTGGCTTTACTCACCTTCGTAGTCTCGGTTGCTTACCTGCCTCTGCCGTCATACTCGACGGCGGGCAGGTGGGCCGCGTGCGCGTTACTTGTCGGGATGCTTTGGCAGTCCAGGCCTAAGATGGGTCCAGCGCACTGGATGGGTCTGGTATTTGTAGTGTGGTGTTTCCTCAACTTCTTTTGGTCGATGGGGAAGCTCGACACTATTAATCAGCTTTACCACATACTACTTCTGGCAGGTGTCTTCTTTGTTGCAAGTGCAGAGACAGACTTAAAGCCTACGGCAATTGCCTTGGGCTGTGGAGTTGCGGTTTCCGCAGTAATCGCACTTTTGCAACTGTCTGGTTATCATCCTGTGGCTGCAGTTACGCAAGGCAGTTTTGGTTGGGGCGGTGCGGGGCTGTTCTTGAACAAGGACTTTTTCGCACAAGTTGCCTCACCTTCGTTGCTGCTCTCAGCAGGACTCGGTCTCTGGGCTATGGTACCAGCGGCGTTATTTGCTGTTGTAGCCACCACATCACGAGAAGCCTGGATTGCTACGGTGGTAGGCGGTATGGTTCTGCTCTGGTGGAAGCTGCCTTCTTTGCAGTGGCGAATTTTCTGCGCCTTTGTCCTTCTGGTCGTGGGGGCAGTTCTACTACGCTTTGATCTAAACTTTTTGCACGGCGGGCGGTTAACTAGCCTCAATGACCGGCTGGCTTTCTGGCAGTACACCTTGCCAAATATCACCTGGTTGGGATATGGGTTAGGAACGTATCCGCTTCTGTGGCCCGGTTGGCAGCATGCGCATAATGAGTTTTTGGAACTTGCTTTTGAAATTGGTGGGGGTGTGGTGCCTCTTATCGGAGTATTTGTTTATGCACTCGGTGGTTCCGTTTCCCTCCCGGCGCGAGCCGCTCTGGTCTCTCTTCTGGTCTCAGCTTGCACGTACTTCCCCTTCCACCAGCCCACCACTGCATTTCTGGCAGCACTTCTGGCGGGCCATTTATGTGGTGGTCGTGATCGGCTTCGCTATGCTCAATCTGAAGGCCGAGTATATCGCCGGGAAGGCGCTCGGAACCCCGAACCTGCTAGCACAGGCGCGCTATGCGGGGCTAATCTCGGCCGCGCAGATTTACCCCTTTGATCGGAATTTACGGAACGCTCCTGAGAGCTTTCGTAAGGACTATAACCGCATCGTCCGTTCTGGAGGCACTCACCCATGACTCGTTTGATAAAACTGTGTCTTATTGCGACGCTGCTTCTGCCGCTGCAACTTTTTGCCCAGAGTTACTTTGACGTTCGGGTTTTCTTTCCAGCATTAACGGCTGGGGCTACCACGGTTAAGAGTACTCCGGGGACATTGCTCTCAGCAGCCTGCTACAATCCAAATGCGGTTGGGGTGTGGCTACAATTCTTTGATACGGCTTCGTCAATTACATTAGGAACTACGATTCCAATATTTCAGTGGTATATCGCACCGTCACAAGTTACGGGGCCGATGCCACCACCAACGGCGTCCCATATTTATTCAGCAGCAAATAGTATGCGAGTTGCTGTTACAACAACGGCGGGCGGTTCTACCGCTCCAAGCTCGGCTGTTCCTTGCGAATTTGATATCCGCTAGTAGGGCCGAACTCCAGCTGTTGGCGGGTGGCAGACGCCCAGCGAATACACGGCTTCGATCAGTAGGTCCTGCGATGGACTATGGCATACCGGTTGTCACAGTCCAAGAGACATAGTCTGAAATCGGAGCAAACGACGGAATCTGAGGTTTCAAACCTGGAATCCGCCAGGAAGTTTCAACAGGCCGTCCTGCCACACCATTTTCATTAGATGAGGTTCCACGATGCCTAGCACTGCTGTGGCTTCTAAGCCCGTTATCGAAGTGAAGAACAGTGCGGTTCGTCAACCGAATGGCCATCTTCTGATTGGTTGTGAAGCTTGTGGGTCAATAGGTATAAATCACACAATCAGCAAGACGCGGGTTTCCACATCGCAAAACGATGCCGCGCTAAAGACACATAAGCAGCGTATTGAAGCCCGCTGGCTAGCTTTTGAAGCACAATACAACGTGCTCGCTAAGGCTTCGAAGAGGAACCCTGGTGCTAAGGAAGAACTGGATACTTTGAAAGCCTCCTTCGAGAAAGAGATGGAAGAACTCCTGAAAGCAGCACCAAAAGATACTTCCTTCACTCGGGTGAATACCTGCCCGTGGTGTAAGAAGCCTTTGAATGTGCAAGTGCAGGAGTTGGTTGCTGAGGAGAAGCTTCTGTGAGAAAGCTACTCTCTGTAATCTTGGTACTCGCAGCGTTTGTACTGCCGACGTCAGCTTGGGCTGCTGCCACCAAGGTTTCGTTGGTGTGGCAGAGTACTGGTCGTCTGCCTAGTGCTACAAGTGTTACCGCAACGCCAGCGACCACACAACTACCTACTGGCAACGGTAATGTGGTTTGGGTTTGTAACGTTGGTGTGCAGGATGCCTATATTGCCGTCGGCGGAAGTTCGATCACGGTGTCTGCTACCACGGGCACGTGGCTGAAAGCTGGAACCTGTGGAACTTACGATTTGCAACCGCTGTCTGCTAGTCAACCAATTTATGGCTATATTGCAGCTGTAACTGCAACCAGTACAACAAATTTGGAAATTGAAACAGGCCTCGGCACCCCACCAACTTCGAGTGGTGGGGGCGGCGGTGGCGGTGGCTCGGTTACGCAGGGAACGGTCCCGTGGTCTGACAACGTCACAACCTGGGCCAACGGCACATTAGGGGCCATGGCTGATTATGGTACCTCACCGGGCGCGGTTTTGGTACCGGGGGTCAACGCATTTATTACCAACACCCCCTCGGTTGCTCAGTCTGGAGCCTGGACGGTTGGTGGTACCGGAAACTTTACGGTCGTTCAGCCGACCGGCACAAATTTACACGTAGTTTGCGACAGTGGCTGTAGTGGTAGTGGTGGTAGCGCCACCTTTGGTTCGACCTTCCCGACGACAGGTACTGCCGTTGGCATGTCCCAAGGCGGCAATATGGTCGCTTTCACAGGGACGTCTGACAGTCTCAACACTAATGTTACCAATACATCGCTTACCGTAGCCCAAGCCACGGCTGCGAGCCTCAATGCTACCGTTGTGGGGACCGGTACGTTTGCGGTGCAATTGAGCGGGTCAACAAACAATATCAACAACATTGGAGGTACGATCTCGTTGCCAACGGGGGCTGCGACGTCGGCCAACCAGTCTACCGAGATTACTTCTCTTGGGACTATCGCTACTAACACCAGCACGCTCGCGGGAGCAGTTTCTGCATCAGTACTACAAAATAATGTTAAGCAGTGGGACGGAACAGCCCTTGGCGCTCCGTCAAATTATGGCACCGCTCCGGGGGCTGTGGCAGTTATTGGGGTAAATGCTTTTGTCACCAACACCCCTGCAGTTTCGCAGTCGGGTTCGTGGACGGTAGCGGGAACTGGTAGTTTCACTGTAGCCCAGGCCACCGGCACAAACTTGCATATGGTGTGTGATAGCGGATGCTCGTCGAGCTCGGCACCGGCTGATGAGTCGGCGTTTACGGCTGGTACTACCTCTCAAACTCCTGTCGGTGGCTTCTATCAAACGACGGCAACGAGCAACCCATTGACTACCGGGCAGATGGGCGCTTTCCAAGTCACGGCAAATCGTGCGTTATTCACAAACTTACGCAACTCTTCGGGTGTTGAGATCGGGACGTCGTCCACTCCTGTGCAAGTCTCCCTCGCAAATACAGCCGCGAATGCGACCGCGTTGTTAGTTACGGCCAACGCGGGCACCGGGACCTTTGGGATGAACTTATCCCAACTCGATGGTTCCGCGCTTGGGGCACCTTCCAATTATGGGACGTCGCCGGGTGCGGTCGCGGTTCAGGGTGTTAACGCATACGTTACAAATACTCCTGCAGTGACCCAGTCCGGAACCTGGACTAGTACGGTTACTCAGCCGACGGCCGCTAATCTTAACGCTACCGTTGTGGGCACTGGAACCTTTGCGGTACAAGATTCGACGACCGAGACTAATACCGGCACGATTGCTGGAGCCGTGACCGCCTCGGTTTTGCAGGGTAACGTAAAACAGATTAACGGTATCACCACTCTGGCTGGTGCTGGTGCGGTCGGGACCGGATCGCTTCGAGTGGCTGTAGGCCAGGATACGGCGACCATCGCCGGTTCGGCACCGGGCACGGCGGGGTCCGCTTCCGCGAACGTCATTACAGTTCAGGGCGTCACCTCGATGACTCCGGTACAGGTCAGTCAGGCCACCGCTGCGAATCTGAATGCGACGGTAGTTGGTACCGGTACCTTCGCGACGCAGCTGACCGGTTCGACGAACAATATTAATAACATCTCTGGGACAATAACTCTTCCGACCGGAGCGGCGACCTCAGCGAACCAGACAACTGAGATAACAAGTCTCGGAACTATCGCTGGTGCCGTGTCGTCGTCGGTCGTTCAGAGCAATGTGAAACAAGTCGCTGGAATCGCTCTCGGTTCACCCTCCAACTATGGCACCGCTCCTGGGGCTGTCGAGGTTCAGGGTGTTAATGCGAATGTTACCAACACGGTCGCTATCTCGGCAACTTCGCTGCCGCTGCCGACCGGGGCGGCAACTTCCGCGCTTCAAACCACCATCAACTCGACTCTTGGGTCGCCATTCCAGGCCGGGGGTTCTATCGGTAACTCTACGTTCGGGGCGACGCTGAATACGACGCCCTCGCTCGCCAATGGCAACGGTGTGGTACCGACGCAAGGCGGCGCGGTTCTCAGTGCGACTAACGGCTGGTACGGTAATCTGCTACAGGGCAATGCTGTACTTTCCGCCACCAACCCAGTCTTTGCGTCGATCACAGACGGCACGAATAAAGCAGCCGTAAAAGCAGCCTCGACAGCGCCCGTTTCAACTGATCCTTCGCTCGTCGTCGGCATCAACCCGAACAGCATCAACGCCAACGGTCAGGCGACGATGGCGAACTCGGCACCAGCCGCCATTGCCAGTAATCAGAGCTACGTTGACCCCTGTGCCAGCCCCGGCATTGCCAAGTCGAGCGTTCAAATAGCCATCAGCTCGGCTACCACAACTCAACTGGTGGCGATTTCAGGGACGACGGCAATCTATGTCTGCCATTTCGACTTTACGCTGAATGATTCGGTTACCACGGCTAACACGGTGCAGTTTGAGTATGGGACATCGACCAATTGCACGGGGACCAATAAGTTAACGGGCACTTACGGAACCGGGAGCGTGACTGCCGGTATCCCGGTTCACATCGCCGCCGGCTACGGCGGGACGCTCTTTACTGCTCCAGCCTCGAACGGGCTTTGTATTTTAAGCGCGGGCTCCCCCGACATTGAGGGCGTCTTGACCTACGTGCAACAATAGCATGCGTCGCCTGTCCACTGCGCTATTGCTGCTCCTGATCTGGAGCCCGGTCTGGGCGGCTGGGTTGTTGCAGTTCGGTGCCGCACCCTGGCAAACCTATTACTACGTCAATGCCGCGACCGGCTCCGACAGCAATGCCGGGACCTCGCCCGCACTAGCCTGGGCGACACTGCATAAGGTCAACAATTCGGTTTTCGCTGCGAACAGTGTCGTGTTTCTGCAAGGCAGTTTCTCCGGCGGCGACAACGGCCTTATCATCACCACGACGGTTGCGCCGAGCGGCAAGCTGACCATCACGACTTACGGTGCTGGTGCGACGATTAATTCCGGCAACTCGACGGCGTGTGTAACGGCGACAGACGTCCCGAGTTTCAAGTTCACGGGTGTTGCATGCGTAGGCGGCGGCAACCTAACAAATACGACGGCCGGAATTTCTGTCGTCAATGACCAGTCCGGCAACACATCACTCGCGGGGCCGACGATCTCCGGCATCACCGTTTCAGGCTACGGCAGCAATTGTATCGAGATTAAAGGCACCAGTGGCACGTCCGGTTTTAACGGCGTCGATATCACCAGGACTACCGCGCACGACTGCACCGGGAATGTCTTACCTGAAACAGTCCTGAACGGATCGTCCTGCATCACCGGCTTTTCAGGGCCGGCGAGCGGGACGACAAGTGCGTTCTCGAACGTCTCTATTACCTACACCACCGTCTATAATTGCACTGGGATCGCTACCGCTACCGCGACCAACGGCAACGGCGTCACTTTCTTTCAGGTCAATGGCCTGACGATGAAATACAACGTCGCCCGCGACATCGGGACGGCAGTTACCTCGTGCGGCGGCGCTGGCGCATTCTGGACTCAAGATGCCACTAATGCCGACGTCGAATATAACGAAGCCTACCACATCCATCATGGCTCGGGCGGCTGTGACGGCGACGGTTTCGATCTGGACGTCTGTGTCACCAATTCGATTGTGGCGCACAATTACGCTCACGACAACGACAGCTACGATTACCTGACCGATCCCGGTTCCGACGGCTTTGGCTGCTCGGCGTGGGGCAACAATACGATCGCCTGGAACATCGGCCAGCTCGCTGGCTTGGGCGAACTGGCGCTGGCCATGACCGGCAACGCGACCGGAGCGCTTTACGCGTACAACAATACTTTCTACTGCGTTGGCTCCGGAACGTGTTTTCTCGAAGCCGATAGCGGCACGCAGAGCGCAACGATTGCCAACAATATTTTCATCGGTCTCGGCGGCGCTGACATTCTCAAACTGACAACGACCAGTTCTATCGATTTCTTGGGCAATGACTACGTTACGACCACCGGCGTTCCCAGTTTTAATTGGGGCGGTACGACCTACTCCACCTTCGCGGCATGGCAGAGCGCCTCGGGACAGGAAAAAATCAACGGCAGCAATGTCGGGCTGACTGTCAATCCGCAAATCTACGTGCCGGGCGGCGGCTGGGCCAATGGCGGCTATGTGCCCGCCAATTTGTACGCTTACAATCTGCAGGCCGCGTCGCCGATGATCGGCGCCGGTCAGACCTACGCAACGCTCGGCATTCCGTCTCCGATCCTGACGGATTACTACGGCGTCGCTGTCAGCGCAGGTAGCCCACCCGTCGGTGCAGCGAATGGAGACTTCGGCACCTTCGTGGCATCGTGTACCCCGACGAGCAATTACCTCGCGCGAGTGTCGAGCTTCACCAAGCTTGACGAGGTCAACTACAATTCGCTGCTGTGCGGCGAGAATTCCGACGGCGATCTGCCTCTGATTGATGTTGAAAATATCTGGGCGGCACCAAATCACGCTGCGGCACTGCTCAATCTTGTTAGCAACAACCATAATTCCACCGAGAACGGCACGGTGACATTCAGCGCGCGCGTGGGCATCACGGGTGACGCATCGACCGGCTATGAGGACCCGGCTTTCACACCATCGACGGCGGCCGGCAACTATACTCAAAACATCGCAACTGTTGGCGGGTATCTCACCAATAGCCGAACGACGGTGGAAAACTGGAACATCCTGGGCGCGACTGACACGACCAATACCTATGAAACTAACATTTCGCCCTATACTACCGGGCCGGACGTATTTGCCGACGTTAACAGTGAAATCGGAACGGAAGCCGGGAGCACGAACGCACAGGGTCAGTGGCTCGCGCAGCGGCTCTCTACTACGTCCGAGGCAATCTACAAAAACGGGGCCAGCGTCAAACTTTCAACTACCGATACGACTACCAGTCTGCTGAACAACAAGCTGCTAATCGCGGCGGAGACTGCGCCAAATGGCACGGCGGAGAATTTCTCTGGCGATACGTTTGCGGCTAGCGTCATTGGCGGAGCAATTTCACCTTTGAATGTGTCCAATCGCATCAACTCATTCATGCAAGCCTATGGTATCAATGTGTATTGAGAGTGGGGGAGATCTCTTCGGCCACGGTCCACAGGCCGATGGTCCCGGACAATCCCATCTTGCCAAAGCCCCGCGAATCATGCGCCCTGACCATCCTTGTCCGCGCGCTACAGGAGCCGACATGACACGTCTGGCAGGCACCGTGAAATCACCGTTCAATGATTGGAGGACAAAACAGTGAATGATAATGTTACCCATTTGCAGACCACGGTTAAGACTGATATTGAAAAGGCAAGAGAGTATCGGGAACGTATGCTTGTGCCACTTCAGGAAATCTGCAAGGTTGTTAGCGAGGCCAAGCGCGATGGTATTATTATAAGTTACCAAACAGCTGCTGACGGTCTTGGCAATCAGTTCATAGCGAACCTTTCTACGCTGAAAGAACTGAAGGATTAGGCTGTGCTCCTCGACGCCGACTTCAAGGAAGGGGAACACCCGCGCGGCCAGCCGAAGAACTCTGGACAGTTCGCGTCTAAGCCTGGCGGAAAAGGTTCGGAGAAAGGCAGCGGTGAAGGCGGTAAAGAAGCTCAGGCCGGTGAACAGGGTGAGAAGAAGTCTGTTGGCAAGGTTGCCCCGCGTGAAAAACAGATAGAGGGTACGGTTGAACTCTCTGCATACTTGCGCAAGATCGCCAATATCAACAGGATGCCGAAAGGAATGAAGTCTCAGTCTCAGTTTATTCTAGATAACGGCCAGAACTATGTCGCTAACGCCAAGACGTACGAGGGTCCTAGGGATCCAATGCATGAGTGTTATAAAAATGCAACCCTCGCTGCTCTAAGCAATAAGGACCGCACTTATGTTGAAGGCTATATGACTGTCCATGGTGTTCCAATTGAACACGCTTGGACTGTAGATAAGACTGGCCAGGTTTACGATTCGACCGTTACCCCAGATTTGGGGATATCAGGTTATTTTGGCGTACCGTTCAAAACTGATTACGTTCTGGCATCAGGATTGCTGAATAAGGTTTATGGCTTGCTTGGGCACAATAGTCGAAAGACGCTTGATCCCTTATTGAAAGGTCAAGTTAAGGACTTCCGGGGCGAGGTAGATCCGGATTCGCTCTCGCCTCAGGTGATTGCTGATCGGATAGCATACGCAGACGCCGTGGTGCGGTCTATTCCTCCTACGGATAAGATTAATACTCCTGAGCGTAAGCAGATGCGCAAGGAGATTGCGGACAAGCTCTACAACAAGGATATTGACAAGCGCAAGCGTAATCGTGAAGCAACAATTGTCTTAGGCTTACCCGGTGCTGGTAAAAGCACATTCATGGACCCGTTGCTCAAGGATGGCTACTTGAATATGGGTGGTGATGAAGTCAAATATGAGATACCAGAATTTGCTGGCGGCGCGGGCGCTTTTGCCGTACACGAGGAAGGTTCTGGGATCATGCGGGATGTTCTGCAGCGTGCCGTTACAAATGGCGACAACCTGGCTTGGGAACGTGTGGATTCCCCGGATAAGATTGTAAGTGACCTCGAAAGTCTAAAGAAGGCTGGATATAAGGTCAACGTCAAGTTGGTGGATGCTTCGCCTGAAATCGCGATGAAGTCAGCGGTGAAACGTTTCTTGAAGACGGGGCGCTACGTCTCCCTTGAGAATATAAAAGGTTATGGGGGCGCACCGCGTGATGCGTACGAAGCGGCCAAGAAGACTGGCTTGCTAGAATCAAGTGAGGAGCTTAAACGTGGATCTTGAGGCAGTTCTAAAGGAACTCCAGGGCGATCCGAACGCGGCGGCGAACGCCAAGTTCTATGCTGAGCTTTTGGCTGGCAGCGAAGACGAGGACACGCGCTCTCTGCGCGACTTCGTGGATAAGCTAGCCAAGCAGAACGGTGAGAGCGGAGAGGAGGAGGACAAAGGTAAGGAGGAAACGTCTACTGCTAAGGACCGCCGCACAATTACTCTCGACCGCGATGCCCGTGATATTGAGTATTATACCACGGAAGAGCTTGGTCCCCAACGGGAACGGACTCCTGAAGGCTTCTTGATTTGTTACGACGTGCCGGTGGCACGTACTGGCGAGATGACTTATGGTCCTGGTGAAACCCCCGTTCCTACTGGTCGGGATGGGCGGGTCAAGATCCACCGCCGTGAAGGTGAAGTCTTCGCTGCCAAGAGCATGCGTTCGCTGAACGGTAAGCCGGTGACGGACGATCATCCGCCTGTGGACGTGGACCCCAAGAACTGGCGGTTCTACACGCGGGGGATGGTTGTTAACCCCCGGCGCGGTGAGGGGGAACACAAGAGCTTTCTGGTTGCTGACCTAATCATTCTTGATCATGATTTAATTGAGGACATCGAATCGGGCAAGCGCGAGGTGTCCTGTGGTTACAACCCAGACTACCTCCAGATGTTAGATGATCGTGGAGAGCCAGTCGCAGGTGAAGGTGAGCAGGTAAACATTATTTACAATCACCTGGCTCTGGTTGATCGTGGACGGTGTGGGGCACGGTGCTCCATTGGCGATCGTAAAACAGTTGATGCTCTGGCACAAGAGTTTGTGCGGGCAACGGAATATCGTGCTATCCGTAAAAAGAAGCACAAAGCAAAAACTCGTCCTCGGGTGGTTATCTTTAACCACACACGCTAGTTTCTTTCAAAATTCATCTTGGCGCTGGTCGATCCTTGCGGTCGCTGTGGCCTGCGCTGTTCCATACGCGACCGTAATTGTCGGAACCTCATGGGAAAGGAGAAAGACCCCATGTCTACCAAATCTGTACTTCGTAGGCTTCAGAAGGCATTCTCGGCGAAGGATGAGCGCGCATTTGATGATGCGATGGAAGAGCTCGAAGAGAAGGAAGACGAAGCCCACGACGAAGAAGACCCGGACACCGTCGAAATCCACAATCACATTCCTGGTGAGGATGGTCTCGGCGAAATGCCGCCAAAGGATCCAAAAATGCCCGGTGCACGTGACGACGAAATGCCGGAGTGGTTCAAGAAGCACCAGCAGGATTGTGTGGACCGCTTCAAGTCCCTCGACGAAGGCGTGGCTGGCCTGAAGAAGTGGGCTGAGGAAGAGGGTAAGGAACCTCAACATCAGGACGACGAGGAAGATCCGAACCTCGAAATGGGAATGGAAGATCGTCGGAGCGATGATCGTCGGTCTGACGATCGCCGTCATGGTAAGGATGCCAAGGATGACGAAGCCAACAAAGCCATTCTTGGCGAGTTGGAATTCGAATCTCCTCCTGGCACTGGTGATAAGGCGAGCAAGGCACGGGATAGTGAGTATTTGGAAGAGTCCTTCCAAGACACGATCTCGAAGGCCGAGATCCTTGCACCAGGTATACGCGTGCCAACTTTCGATCGTGCTGTTGACCCCCGTAAGTCATTCCGCACCATCCATGGTCTGCGTTGTACGGCACTGGATCTGGCCTACACCAAGCCGGAAACCCGTGGCGTTCTTGATGTGGCCCTTGGCGGGCGAGCACTCGATACCAAGGGTCTTGGTTACGGTGCGGCGCGCGTTCTGTTCAATTCCGCAGCTGCGGTAGTTGCCACAAACAACAACTCTCGTGCCACGGACCGCAGTACTACAACGACACCAACTGGCGGCACACAGAAGGGTCGGCTGAACTCGATTGCCGACATCAACCAGCGTAACGCAGAACGTTACGGCCGTAAGTCGGCCTAACGCTGCCAGGAAAGGAGAATCATTCCATGAAAGATAACATCCTCGTTCCCGAGCGCAAATTCCGCGTTCTTGGACGGCACCGTACTTGTGATACGTCGTACACGTTCCGTATGACGGCAGGTGCGGCAGGCGACATCTCTCGTGCCCACCCGGCGTCTATTCAGCCATGTTTGGGTGATCCTACGAACTTCCCGACTGCATATGGTCAACCAGTTGTTGTTGATTCGGTCTCAGAAGGCGTGCGACCGATTGGTGCGGGGGACAGTGCTCTCACCCAGATTTGGGGTGTGACGTGTCGTCCATACCCAATTCAGCAGTCCACGACTTCCAACAACTACGGTGAGGTCAATTACGGATCGATTGCTCCGCCGTTGTTACAGCCCATCGACGTCATGACGGTAGGATACATGATGGTGCCGGTGGTTGGTGCCCCAATAAAGGGCGGTTCCGTGTGGATTTGGTACGCGGCCTCAGGTGGTGGCCACACGCAAGGCGGTTTCGAAGCTGCCAACACGGGTGGCAGTACACTGGCGCTGAACGGTAACTATGCCTGGAATTCGCCACCCGATACCAACGGTATCGCCGAACTCAAGATTGTCGTGTAATCGGCGGCGATCAGGAAAAGGACAAAGCAAACCATGAAACACGAACGTGACTTCCGCTCGGCTAGCGCATTCACGCCGCCCGAGCAGGTCCTGAACCGCCGTCGTTCTCTTGGACGGTTCCGGACCGTTGACATGTTGACTTTCGACAAGGGTTACACCTTTGACGAAGGGGGTAACATGCGCGGTAAGTCTCTGGGTCAGGCGTTCAAGACCCACGACGGCCGTACGATTGACTCCACGGGAGCTTTCCTTGTGGGCGAACTTGAGCGTCTCGATCTGACACTCCACGAGCCATTGGCTGCGGTCAGTTGGGGTCGCGACATTCAACTTCGTGAAGACGTTACGACGGCGGACGAGGTCTCCTCGTTCACGGTCTCGACGTACTACTCACCAGGTTCGCTTGGTACTGGTCAGGGTGTTGGCAACGCCAAGTCCTGGATCGGTAAAGACACCAACCAAGTGACTCGTGTGTCGGTTGACATCGCAAAGGTCACTCAACCTCTCATCCCGTGGGGCAAGGAACTTGCCTATACGGTTCTTGAGCTTGAGTCCGCTGCGAAGCTCGGCCGTCCGGTGGACGAGCAGAAGTACCGTGCACTCCAACTCGCCCATCAGATGGAAGTGGACGAAATGGTGTACTATGGTGACACCCCTGGTGCCTTCTACGGTCTGGTCAATTCGAACAACCGTACGTTCATCGACCAGGTCACGAACGTTTCCAACGTCGCCAACGGTGCGCAAGGTTCGCCACTTTGGACGCAGAAGACGCCTGCTGAGATTCTTCAGGACTTCAATGAGGAACTGACCTCGGCATGGGCGGCTACGGGTTGGGCTATCCTGCCTGATTCCATTCTGCTGCCACCAGCGGATTTTGGTTACATTTCAACCCAGACCGTGTCTACGGCTGGTAACGTATCCATTCTGAACTACGTGCTTGAAAACAATATCACGGCACGGCAGGGTGGCGCAACGCTGGACATCAAGCCGGTCAAGTGGTGTTTGGGAACTGGCATAGGTGGTACGGTAGGGGTTGGTGCTGCGGGCCATGATCGTATGGTGGTGTACACCAACGATAAGGAGCGCGTTCGCTACCCGATGACTATGTTAAGCAAGACGCCTCTCCAATATGACTCGATTTGGCATCGCTCAACTTATTATGGCCGTCTTGGCGTTTTGGAGATCGTCTACCCCGAATGTATATGTTATAGGGATGGAATCAGCTAGGAGACGGCTTATCCTAATCCTTGACCGTGTGCTTCTGTGAGGTTATACTCCGGTAAATTCTAACCGGAGTACTCTATGCCTAAGCACACGATCTACGGCCTCTACGATCCGAGCGATCGGAAAAAGGAGGTTCGCTATGTTGGAGCAACTAAGTTCACGCCTGAGCAACGTTTAACTGATCACATCTCCGGTGCAGAAGCCGCAGACACTTATAAGAAGAAGTGGATCAGAAAACTGCTCAGGCAGAACTTGGTTCCTGCCATCCTAGTTCTTGAAGTCACAACGACGAGACACTGGAAGAAGCGGGAGAAGTATTGGATCGCCTACCTTCGTTCTAAAGGTAGCCGCCTAACGAACTCAACGGAAGGCGGGGAGGGCCTGGTCAACCCAACGAAAAATGTTCGGGCCAGGATTGCCAAGAAGGTTTCTGAGCTTCTTATTGGAAACCAACGCGCTACAGGAATGAGTCACACAAAAGAAGCCTGTCTGGCTATTTCGAAGGGATTACGGGAATCCAAGAAGTTTCAGCGGTCCCAGCGAAAATGGCGAGGGAAGGCGCGTTATACTCCAACCGAGGAATCTAAGCTCAAAATCTCCTTGGCTAACTTGGGAAGACCCCGTCCGGATGTACGAGCTCTTGCTCTTCGCTTAAACAAACGCCGGAAAGGTTCGGTCTGGGTAACAGATGGAAAGAGCAATAAGCAGATTCTAAAGGGAACCCCAATTCCTAAGGGATTTGTTTGTGGTCGGCTTATGACTTGGCAAGAACCTGGTAAGGGGCCGACGAAAGGGCGACGGTACATAACTAATGGAGTTGAAAACCAGATGATCGAAATTTCGGCTCCAATCCCCGAGGGCTTTAAGTTTGGACAAACACGTCATAATCCGCGTCGGGATACAAAGGTAGGTTTAAGAAAATTGAGTGAAACAGTACGGCAACTTAAACTAGGTTTTCGTTTAATCACTGATGGTGCGGTTCGCCGTCAGCTTCCAAGGGATCAGGTACTTCCAGCGGGTTGGGTGTTTGTTAAAAAGAACACTCTAAAGTCGCTTACAACCTCGGTCTCGTTAGATTGACAGAGTCATATCGTTAACCCCTAAAGGAGTAGAGTGAAATGGCTGAACGTGTAATCCCAAAGACCGGCAGAGATATGTCGGGAGTTGCTCCGGCAAAACAGGAGCTCTTGAACCAGGACGACGACAAGGAACTTGAGTCGAAGGCTAAGAAGGTTGCCGACGACGAGGAAGACGAAGTTGACGAAGCCGAATCTCCGGAGTATTCCCGCGAGACTATTGGCCCACGCGTCGGTGAGGAGGTGGGTAAGGCCAACTCCGCGGAAGGCGCTGCCGCGCTCGAACAGAAGCTCGACACTGAAGATGTCGTTCCTCTGATTTTCTCAAGGGCGGTCAACCTTCAGGACAAGGGGTTGATGCATCATTGGGCACCTGGTATTCATATGGTCCCAATTTCCCTTGCCGGCACCGACAAGAAGACCATGCATTGGTGGTTGCGCCACAATGGTGTCCGCCGCGCGGGCAAACCGTTGCCCAATCCGAATGCTGAGGAAAAGGTGCAGGAGTAAAGAATGTCCGAGCGTACGCCAAGCTTCTTGATTCCGTGCGCGCTCGAAGTCGATGAGGACGGGGTCATTGTGAAAGTACTGCCCGACGTGGTCTGGCTTTCACAAACCCGTGTCCGTCTTGAAACTCACGGTGACACAACGGACTTCCGGCTAGAACCTAAAGGAAAGGAAATGTCCAATGGTTGATTCTAACGACGCTCCTGTATCCGAGGCCCAGCGCAAAGCAATGGGCGCAGCGATGGGTGGCCACTCTACCCTAGGGATCCCCAAGGCTGCAGGGAAAGAATTTATCGACAAGGACCCCGGTGGGAAGCTGCCGGAGAAGTCCAAGGATGCTACCTCACCGAAGCCGGGCTCGGGACCGATGTCACCAAATGGTCCGCAAGGAAGTGAGGAGGGTCTGCCAAAAACTACCCGTTCCTTCGGAGCAGGAGATGGGGTTGGGAAAGCGATGAGTCTCGATGAAATAAAAAGCCAGGCCAAAAGAATCGGCCGTTATTAAACCATACCGAACCGAACCGGACGCTACCCCAACAAACCACAACGTACCAAACCCCAACTTACCGCACAAAAAGTAGGAAATTTTCAAAACTAAAGCCACACCTCACCGCACCGCAACTAAACATTCCTGACCGTACCCGATCCGACCAGAACCCACCACACCTAAGTTTTGAATTTAGTTGTCTGAAATCGTCCATATGTAGGGCGGAAGTCTCCTAGAGCACAGAAACGTCCAGCATTGGTTAGAGCGGAATTCAGGATATCCGGTGAGATATACTCGGGAAGAAGTACTTGGATATCAAAATCCAATTCCCAGCCAGTTTTGAGCGCTGGGCGGACGCGAGTAATAGCGTTTCGCTGAATGACAGCACGACAGCGGTGTTCGTAGTGCCAATTTTTGGTTCCAACACTTGCGAGATCAGTTAATACCACAATGCCAGCTTTGAAAAGATCCATGGCTGATTTACGGGGTGATCGTGGATCTTGTAGGAACTTTGCTGCGTAGACGAGTGCCATACGTAGCTGCGTTCCTGGTACACAAAGAAAACCTGCGTCGTTTCGATAGACGTAGGACTCAAGGTCATCGGTCTTTTTTTTTTTTTTTTTTGCTTTCGAGCCTTTTGCGGCATTCGCACTTTCAGCGACCGATTCACAGTTATATCGATGATATAGGTAATCGGCAACGCCACTGATAGTAACAGAAGCGACGTAAGGTTCAATAAGTTTGTTGGCCGCACCGTTGGTAGGAACTCCCCCACCAATAGATATGACTTCTGCAGTTACTCTTTTAGCCATAGTAAGGTCTCCTTCGCGCCCAGCCAGTAAAGCCCGGAACGCGGTTCAGGGGTCACATTTCTGCGACACCAGACGCGAAGGAGGTTCGTGTAGGGTGCCGCGTTCTAAAGCCGGTTTACTGCCCAGCTACTAAGAACATACTGGGCATTGAATTTTATCAAAATGGAGAAAGATCAACATGGTCGAAAAACCCAACTCCCAACCAGGTATCCCGCCGACGTCTGAACCGTCCAGCATGCGGCTACAACAGCCAGGTGAGCCAGCGACGGTCGTGTCGGGAATGCCAGGTATTGGACAGCCCATCAAGCAGGGACCGTTGTATCGTGATGGCGCTCCGCCTAGCAAGTTCAAGTTGCCGGAATCGGTTACTCCGGCTGAGATCAAGGATCAGAGCTACCGTTATGGGGGTGGTAGATCAGCAGGGCGAAAGAGCACCGAACCATGAAACCTCGTGTCAAGATTATCAATCACGTTGGCCGTAGACGAACTGGCGACGCAGAAAATGAACAAGAAGCAGTTATTCTTATGGGGCGCGCAGCGTTTTGCGTGCGTGAAATTACGAGTCGAGCAAAAGCTAACGCTCAAATAACTGGAAGGGAGCTTGCACAACTTAAGCAAGCTGTAAAACTGTTGGAGAGCGTTGCTTACTAATGATCACTCCTGGTACTTTTCGAGCGGATTGGCCTGAGTTTGGGAGCCTTTCGGTTTACCCAAACAACGTCGTTGCGTATTGGATCGCGATAGCTGGGATGCTTCTGAATACTGTGTATTGGGGCATTGGCTCAACGGTGGCTGTTGCTCCCCCCACAACGAAGTTGGATTTTGCCACTGAACTCTTCGTTGCCCACAATTTGGTCCTTGAGCAACAAGCCTTTGCTGCGGCGCAGAGTGGTGGTACGCCTGGTACACAACAAGGTGTTGTCACTAGCAAGTCCGTGGGTTCTGTCAGTCTCGGCTATTCGGTAGCAGAAGTTCTAAATCTTGACGGGAGTTTCTGGAACGCTACGAATTATGGCGTTCGGTTTCTCTGGTTAGCACGTTTGGTGGGTTCTGGCCCAATCCAAATTGGGATCGGCAAAGTACCACTGCCGTTTCTGACATTTGTGGGTTGGGGTGAGAGCGCGTGGGCCGGACCTTATCCATATCCTCAACAAGGTGATTCTGGTTTCTCAAGCTAATGCACCGCAAATACGTCGTTCATAATACCCGTGATATCAGCTGGGTTGAGGAAGCTCGCGGGCGGGGCTTTACTGCTGGCTGGCGGAACGACCGTTGGCAGGACAATCCGTTTGATGATCCTAAGATGAACTTGGCTTGGCAGGCAGGATACAGACAGGGGCGCAACAAGGCGCAGATGCGGTCAAATTATCATAAGGGTGAGCTCCGCAACAAGAAGTTCGAAGCTCCTAGTCGAGATTTCAAAAGTGAGAGAGGATTTCAGGCAAAAGTATTCTCAAGCACTGGCGGTGTGGTAGCAACGTCTCCACCATTCTTGAAAGAGCTCCCGGCCCAGCAGTGGGCTAGCAAGAAGATTGAAGAAGCCTTGAAGAAAGGCTTTCGTGTTTCTAGCAAGGTGTTTGCCGGTTTCTTTGATCCTTTCCAACTCAAGGAAGCTTAGTCCTGTGGCTGCTAAATCTGGCGTGGTTAAGACTGTAAGCAACCTTGCCAAAGTTATGGCTGGCATAAACTTGTTAGCCGGGACCGATGTAATGGTTGGTGTACCGAGCACTAAGGCCGGACGTAGAGAAGGACCCATCAACAACGCGGCACTTGCTTACATCCACGATAAAGGCGCACCGGCTGCTCACATTCCCGCCCGTCCGTTTATGGAGCCTGGTATCAAATCCGTTCAGGCTAAGATTGCTGCTGAGCTTGAGAAAGCTGGACCGCTCGCTCTCCAAGGCAAGGTCTCCGGGGTCCAGACTACCCTCAACCGGGTAGGGATCATCGCGAGTCAGGCGATAAAGGCCAAGATCTCAGAGGGTATCCCGCCGCCGCTGGCTCCTTCTACCATAAAGGGTAGAATTAGAAGAATCAAAGGCAAGAAACGGCGACAAAAAATTGCTGTTGCTTTAGCTTCGGGAGTAGCACCAAGTGTTCAGGGTGGCCAACCTGGGCTATTTGTGCCGTTAATTGTTACGGGAGCCCTTAGAAATTCAATAACGTATGTGCTTAGGAAGGCGCAGGGGAAGTAGGATAAACTTTTGAGACATTATTTATACGTATTTACTTTTCCGAATGAAAAGCAATACTTTGGACACGCACGTGATGTGAAACGGCGATGGGTAGAGCATAAGAAAGCTGCCAAGCGCAATCGACAAACACCAATTTACCGTGCAATTCGTAAATACGGTTGGGGCGCCATTAAAAAGCAAGTCGTGGTTGTTGGCCCAGAAGACTATATTGTTGGAATGGAGGCTACCGCAATAGAAAAATTTAATACCCTAGTTCCTCAGGGGTACAATCTCTCACCTGGGGGGTTTTCTGCACCAACTTCAAACCCCGAAGTAGCTGCCAAACTTAGCCGTTATATGATTGAGCGCTGGAAAGACCCCAAATACCGAGCGTATATTGAGGAGTGCTCTAGAAATCGAGAACCCACCAACGAAAGCCGTGACAAAATTTCTGTGGCTGCGCGTTTAAGATGGCAGAATCCAAATTACCGAGACAACTTTATCAAAAACCGAACTGGTAAGGGGCGTGGGCGAGTTTGGATAACTAATGGCAAGGCACGACGGTTAGTTCTTCCGGATGCGGAGCTACCTTTTGGTTGGGTTGTTGGAATGGGCCGAATTTATACGGCCCAGGAACTAAGAGCACGAAGTAACTCTATGCTTGGGCACTTACGGATTACTAATGGGGCAGAAGAGCGGTGTATATCCCCAGAGACGCCTCTTCCTATAGGTTGGCATTACGGTCGTAAGTTGGGTATAGATTATAGTGGGAAATTCAAATGAGTGCTCTTATTATCAAGACGGGTATGTCGGTCGAAAACTCGATTGCCGAGGCCTACGCCGCCAAAGATATCTTAAAGTTGACCGGGGCATTCACCGTTGATACGCTCGACGCTGCGGTACCGGTAGATGCTAAAGCAATCATTAGCTTCGGTGTTTGTGGTGGGTTATCACCTGATGCTCAGATTGGCCAGGCTTTTATCTACAGTGCATGTGTCACCCCGAACGGAACCTTCTACGTAGATACAGCTTGGCGCATGCGGCTATTTGCCGCTACGAAGTACTACGAGCGCAAGTGCTGGTCATCGGGGGAGTTCAACACCGCCAACACCGTTGAAGAACGCGCCAAGCTTTTTGCTCAGACCGAATGCTCGGTTATTGACGATGAGACCTTCGCGGTGGCTGAGTTGGCTCACAAGCGAGGAATTGCCTGGATTGGGTTGCGCACAGTGAGTGACGGTGCCGAGGACAACTTACCTCCGGCCGTAGTCAATGCCCTCAATCCAGATGGGGATGTCGATATTGAAGCCGTTCTAGCTTCTGTAGTTGAGGACCCGCTTCAGATTCCGGCTCTGCTAGAGACCGCTGAGGAAGCGCAGACATCCTTCGACGAGTTGCGCACTGCTGCGATAGCAATCGGCCCTAACTTCCAGTGGTTGTAGATGCCTTCTATTGATGTCACTGAGGCTCTGGTTAGTCCTGATATTGCTGCAGAGCAATTTACGGTCATTCGCAGACAAGAGGTCGTTAATGACTTTGGCGAATCAACTGTCCTAGTAGAGACTTCTATTCAAATAGGAGCCGTTCAACCGGGGGGTGAGCAAAGTCTGTTGCGGGAAGAAGGCCAGGATGCCCAGACTAAAACCCTAAACATAGTGACCAAATTTCGGTTGCGTGGTGTTAGTAAAAGCACTAGCGGAAGCCGCTATAAGCCCGATCAAATAAATTGGAATGGTAATATTTACGAGGTCAAGGACGTTACTTCGTATAGCCGCTTCGGCGCGGGTTTTGTTGAAGCCACCGCCGCATCTATTGACTACGTCGATTACCCACCTGCTGAATTGCCTGGTTACATCGGTCGGTTGGACTTTAGTCGGATCCAAAATACTGTCCTGGCTCGTGGAGGCAGACCGTGCTGATTCAAGTTCTAGATGCTGGCGGTACGCCACACTGGGTTGTGTTTCAAGGCCAGGACCAGATCAATGATGCTTCTGGAATACTGGGGGCTGGGGCGGTTGGAGAAAATCCGGAACCACAACAAATTCTAGCAGCTAACGACGAGCGTGCCGGGTGGTTGTTCCAGAACACATCACCGAACCCCATGTTCTTACTAGAAATAGTTGCGGAAGAGCCTGCGATCTCTTCATGGCTTGTTAACCCCGGCGAGTGCTTTCCGCCTTGCGGCTATCCTATTCCTGTAGGCGCTATTTCGGTGTTTGGATCAGGCACGTCAGTAGAGAACGACCCATTTACGGCGCGCGAGTGGGTTAACGCGGCGGGCGAGTGATTTGTTGGGGCTAGCATTGCAAAACAACAAGTACCGTCGTTGGTATAATGAGCTCATAGCGAGAGCAAAGAACCGCCACTTAAGTTGTTATTTTGAAAGACACCATATAAAGCCTAAAGCTCTCGGCGGTGGAAATGAGAAGTCCAATATTGTAAAGTTGACTTACAGAGAGCACTTTCTAGCACATTGGCTGTTGACTAAGTGTACGCTTGGGGTGGCCCAACAAAAGATGTTCGCTGCATTAGCATATATGACTAGGGCAACGAGTGGCCGCACAGTTTCGAGTTGGCAGTTTTCTTTGGCACGCACTGCACGAGTGTTAGTAATAGAGGCAATTTTAAAGGAGTGTTGGAAGAACCCTTCCTACCGTGAACTTCAGTTTACACAGCAAAGTTTGTCAATGAAGAATCGATGGAAGGACGATGATTGGCGTGTGTATATGGAGAGACTTATTTCAGCGAAAAACCGGGCGTTATGGCAGGATCCTAGTTACCGGGAGAAGCAAACTAAAACTCGGCGTAGTACTGCCTTTCGGGAAGGTCAACGTAAAAAGGCAAAAGCAGCGTGGGCTAAAGCTGAATGTCGCAAGAAGTATTTAGCTACGAATAGTTTACGTACTCTATTGAAGGACCCTATGTTTGTCAGAAAAAGGATAAGAAAGTTTAGAGCAGCGATAAAAGTTTTGTGGCAGGATCCTATTTGGCGGGCTAACACTTTGGCGGCGCAGGCTGCTGGGCGACTAAAGAAAAAAGCTCTCCAAAATGGTCAATAATTCAGCAACTGGTGGTTACTTACTGCCGGCTTCTTCTCCTGCTCCGTTGGAAGATCAAGCACTACTTCGATTCTTTCAAACCCTCATAGTTGGAATTACAGGGTTGCCTGGCTCTTTGGTGAGACCCTACTGGCAGGAACGCCCACCGGACGTTCCTGATGCAGGGGTGGCTTGGGCTGCGTTCAAGATAACAAAGCGCCCCTCGGATGAGTATCCTTATGTGGGCCGCAACCCTTACGGCGCGGAGGACGGTGCTGATCACCTGCAACGTCACGAGTTGCTGGAGATTCTAACCAGCTTCTACGACACAGGCGTCACTGGATTAGCCAATACTGGGGGAAGTGCTGATGCGAACGCAGCACTCTTACGAGACGGCTTAATGATCGGGCAGAACCGTGAGCCGTTGTTCAAAATTGGCTACGGTTTGGTTCGAATTGGAGAAGTTGTAACGCTTCCCAACCTCTTCAAGCAGCGTTGGCAGAACCGCGTTGACTTTGAATGGGCGGTCCGCCGTCAGATTGACCGCTCCTACCCTGTGGAAACTTTGGTTGCCGCCACAGGCGATTTGTATACGGACACCGGGCTTCCGCCTGAGCCGTTTAACGTTCCTAGTCCCTCAGAATAATTGGAGGCCCTTATGGCCGATAAATACGATACGGAACCTCAGGCGGTTCCGGTGATGGAGGCTGCGCCTCCGGCCAAGCTGGAAGGCGACGCAGAAAGAAGTGTTCGGCGGAAGGTGGATCTCGATGCTCTCTTCGCTGCGCATATGAACGCGGTAAGGCTTGCCCACAAGCTTTTCCCTACCCCTGCGATACCTTTTGCGCGGATGAAGAAGTCTGACAAGATCAAGGCACGGGAAAAGCAGAAACTTATCATCGTGGCCAACAAGAAGTATCACGTAGCGGTGCGTGAGACTTGTCGTCGGCACAGAGACGAAGAGAGCGTACGGCTTCGCAAGATAGCCCAAGCCAAGAAGGAGGCTGCGTAAATGAACGCAACTGTGAACCTTCCAATCTCACTTCTCGTTGATGTTACGGTGGACCTGACCCCCGTTGGGGCGCAGGCACCGTCGCTCAACACGGGGTTGTTGCTCGGTACTAGCGCAGTCATTGACGTGGTAACCCGTATGCGTGTTTACGCTACGTTGGCTGCTGTAGCAACCGACTTTGGTAACGACGCCGAAGAATATCTGGCTGCGGAACTCTGGTTTGGGCAGAGCCCACAGCCAACGTCGTTGAACATCGGCCGGTGGGCAAAGACTGCTAGTGCGGGCCAGTTGTACTGCGGTGAGTTGAGTGAAGCTGACACTCTCATTTCGGCTTGGACTGGTATTACCACCGGTAGTTTTAAGGTCGCTGTGGATGGTGGTGCGGTAACGAACGTTCCCGACCTTGACTTCGCTGCTGCAGGTAACCTCAACGCTGTTGCGGTAATCATTCAAACTGCTCTTCAAGGCATAGGTGGTGCCTTCGCAACTGTGACTTGCGTGTACAATGCGACGTACAACCGCTTTGTTATTACGAGTGGCACCACAGGTACGAGTTCTGAGATCTCCTTCCTGACCGCAGGCAGCACGGGTATAGATATCTCTGCAATGCTGCAAGGACTTTCCACAAGCGACGGTGCTTACATTGCTAATGGTATCGCTGCTGAGACTGCTTTGTCTTGTGTTGAGTTGTTTGACAATCAGTTTGCGGGTCAGTGGTACAATCTGTTCATCCCAGAAGCAAGTGACAGTGATGATACGGCCATCGCACCGTATATTGATGGCGACGGGACACCACACTTCTACTGGATCAATACCCAAGAGGAAGCCCTGCTCTCTCTGGGGGACACAACGCATATCGGCTACTTGCTACAACAGTTGCAGTCCCAACACACAGCGTGGCAGTATTCGAGTACGTCGCTGTATGCGGTGTGGAGTATGGCGGCCCGGATTGCTACGGTGAACTGGCAAGGCTCGCTAACGGCGCTCTCGCTGATGTACAAGACTGAGCCAAGTGTTGATGCAGAAGCGTTGACGGTGGATCAACGAGATGCTCTGCTCAGTTATAATGGTAACGTTTATGACACGTACTCCAATCCGAGTGGGGTACCACTTATTGAGCCGGGCATTTGTCCTTCCGGACAGTTCATTGATACCATTATCGGAGTGGACTGGCTGCGAACTCAAATCCAGACGAATATCTTCAACATTCTTCTGGGTTCAACAACGAAGATCCCGCAGACTGATCCTGGTGTAAATCAGTTGGTCAACGGTGCTTCTACTGCCTGTGGTCAGGGGGTAGTCAATGGTCTTCTGGCACCGGGGACTTGGAACTCTGGTGGCTTCGGGCAGCTGACCGAAGGCCAGTGGCTAGATAAGGGCTACTACATTTACGCCCAGCCCATTGCCAGTCAGCCAGAGGACCAACGGCAGGCACGTATCTCACCCCCGATCCAAGTGGCCGCGAAGCTTGCTGGGGCAATTGACACGGTCTCCGTGACCGTAGTTGTAAATCAATAATTGAGGCACAGACATGAGCGCATATAGCTTTCTAAACGTAGCTGCTGCCATTGCTGGGCCGGGTCTTGTGGCTCAGATTGGTTCCTCAGCGGGCGCGGCGAAAGAAGGTATTTCGACGGGCTTCGATGAAGACAAGACGACAATCACGACCGGTGCTGATGGGTCAATCATGACCTCGCTTCGTGCGACCATGACGGGCCGCATAACCGTACGGTTGTTGAAGGTATCACCCATCAACGCCATCCTAAGTCAAGCGTACAACTTCCAGCGGGTAAACGTTCTCAATTGGGGGCAGAATTCCATTACTGTTACCGACACGGCACGGGGGGATGTTGTGACGGGGCGACAGATGGCCTTCATCAAGTTCCCAGACAATGGTTGGGCCGAGGATGGTAATACTCTGGACTGGGTCTTTCAGGGCATCATCAACGAAATCCTCGGTGTTGGAATTCCTGACGTCAATACTCCGTAACCCCCTCTAACGCGAGTTCTCTATGGTCCCCGAACTAGAGTTTACCGTAAACAGTCACAAGTACCGCGCTACTCGGTTAAGTGTCTTTCAACAGTTCAATCTTGCTGCTGACTTTCGTGATGTGTTAGTCGGTCTGGCTGTCTTGAAGAAAGACCGACCAAAGGAGTTGGATGAGAAGGCTTTTACCAAAGCTATTGAGTTCATCGTAACTGGTGGCTCAAAAGCTCTCAGTCCTGAAATCCGCGAACGGACGATGCATTTGTGTCTCTCCGTTATAGCTAGACAGGTGGCGTCTCCTGGTGTGGGTTGGACAGCTATTCAGACAGCTGACGGCGTACTAACCCACCAAGATATTCAGCTTCCGGAAATGATTGCGATCATGTACCACGTGATCGATCACAACGGGCTGCTGGATTTTTTCTTCGAAGGCCCGTCAACTTCGGACGGGCCGGAGACGGAAAAGTCTGGGCCACACTCCCTGACGGCGAAGACTGGTTAATGGGACCAATTCCTGAAGGCTTCTATACCCTTCCCGACTTGAACGAAGGTACTATAACGCTCTGTGATGTCGCTCGCGCCAACGACATGTTGGCGGTCAGAGCCGAGAACCGTCGGCGCGCTGAAAGTAAGCCATGACCCTTGAAGAATATCTTATTCGTCTTGGCTGGAATATTGACGAGCCAAGCTTCAAGAAGTTTGTCAATGCGGTTTCGGCAACGAGCAAGCTCACTGCCGAAGTTGGCGGCGTGGCTTTGGAGACGGCAGGGGCTATTGAGTTGATGGTCACGCGCGTGGCGCGACAGTATGAGACGCTCTACTACGTCAGCCAGCGTACCAATCAGTCAGTACGGTATATCCAGGCTACCCAGTACGCCTTCGGTCAGATTGGGTTAAGTGCAGACGATGCCTCCTCAGCAATTGAGAACTTTGGGGCTAAGATGCGTACCCAGCCTTGGTTACGGGCTGTGTTGGGTGGCGCGACAACTCCTCAACAAGTTGTTCAGAATCTCAGCAAGTCGGGCTTACCATACTTCTTGCAGGCACAATTTGCCGAACAGTTTGCTGGTATTCCGGAGCAGACTTATTTTCACATGCTCAAGTACCAGGCAGCGCAAGCCCAGGCTGACGCTGAGTTCAGGACGCGTCAAGGTCAAGCTGGAATCGACCCCGACGCATTTGCCAAACGCATTTCTGAACCAAAGCCGGGTTCTTTCATTTGGTCACTGAACCGTTTGGAAAGTGACCTTGGTATCTTTGGTCAGCGTATGGCAATGGACTTTGTCGATCCGGCTCAGAGAGGCATAGATACTGTTGACCGTCTCGTTCAGTGGCTCAACCGGGCGGATGCCGCGACAAAGGGTTGGTTAGGTACGTTAGAGACGCTCGCAGGGACCGTGGCGGGAAGTTGGGTCCTTGAGGGCCTCTTTCGCAAGGTCTTTGGCCTTGGGGGTAAGACACTTGCTGGGCGGGTCGTAGGGACGGCTGCAAGGGCGGTAGGAATTACAGGGGGGCTTGCAGGGGGCGCTACGGTAGCCCTTGCGGGCGGCGCTCTCCTCGCCTCCACGACGGCTGCAAACCAGGATGAAGCCTCACGGCCTTGGAACCAGCCCCTCGGTGCCCCCGATACGGGGGGTGCAGGGGCGACGAAGCGGATCAATCAGGCTATCGCATACTTTATGGCGCAAGGCTACTCTCAATCAGCCGCACAAGGTATTGCCTCAGCGCTGTTCTTTGAGAGTGGTAAGACCCTTTCGCCTACGGCCTTCAACGGCGCGGGCGGTGGCGCGGGCGCGCGAGGTATCGGGCAGTGGCGCGGGGAACGGCTGGCGGCTTTCCGTAAGATGTTTGGAAAGGACCCACTCAATGCGACGTTCGAAGAGCAACTACAGTTTGTGGCTTGGGAACTTGCCCATGGCACAGACAAGGGTGCACTGAGTGCAGGCAAGCTGCTTCGCGGTGGCAAGCTAGGTGCGGGGCAATCTGCCGGTACCTTTATCGACATGTTTGAACGGCCGGGCGACAATGGGCAGGAAGCCGGACGAGCTTCTCGGTTTGCCGAAGGGCTTTCAGCCCTTGCTGCGCAACAACACCGGGGCACAACCAATAACGTGACCGTCACAAACAAGACTGATATTCATGTTAGTGGTGTTGGCGCACAAGACGCTGCCAATAAAGTGGCTACTGCCCAGGATAAGGTTGGTCAAGACACAGCACGTTCCGTGGTTGGAGCCTTGCGTTGAGTATCTTCCCTCTGAATGGCACAGTAGGGGTCATCGCCAGCATCGGTCTCAGCACCCTTCTTCAAAGCATTGTCTTCCCCCGTGGCTTTGGTGCCGATATAACTGTCGAGGAGAAGCATTCAGACATTTTGACTGTTACTGAGAACCCTGTTGAGCAGGGCGCGGCTATTACTGACCATGCGTTTAAGCGCCCTGCCGAACTTACGGTGCGGGTGGGTTACTCCGATAGCAGTCCCGCTTCGGTCATTGGAACCGGCTTGGCGGTAATGAGTGCGGCTTCTGCTTTAGCCGCCGCATCAGCCCTCTCCTCGGGTGGTAGTCTTTCGAGCGTACTCAGTACAACAACGGGACTTTCATTAGTTGAAGCGGCAACCACAGCAGATTACGTGGAAGCCGTTTACAACATGTTTCTCATTTTACAGTCTAGTCGCGTTCCGTTTGGGTTGATCACGGGCAAACGCATTTACAACACCTTATTGATCACGGCGCTCCACACTTCAACGACAGAGGAGTGGGAGAACTCCATGATCCTTGAAGTTGAGATGCGGGAGATCATTCTGGTTAACACCCAGACAGTCTCGGTTCCCCCCGCAGCCAATATGGCGAATCCACAAATAAACGGGGCTACACAGAACCTAGGAGCCAATAATTTGACTCCTGGGAATGGCTACAATGCCGCAGCCGCGCCAGCACCGCTGAGCCAATGAGTGATGTTACGTATACCCCGTACCTGGTTCCTCTTCAGCCAACGGCTCAGCAGTTTACGGTATCTCTGGCAGGGGTGACGTATACCGTAAAGTTGCGGTGGAATGCGCAGAATGCATCTTGGGTCCTGGACTTGATGGACTCAAATCAGAATCCAATATTGACCGGCCTTCCGCTCGTCACGGGGGTAGACCTTCTGGAACAGTACGGCTACCTCGGGATTGGCGGGTCCCTGGTCGTTCAAAGCACTAACGACCCGAGCCTTGTGCCAAACTATGACACGCTCGGTTCTACGGGAAACCTCTTCTTTGTGGTTGCATCTTGAACAATCAGTTCATCCGCAAGTGCTCCTTGATCGTTTACGGAACACCGCCTACGCCAGCTGGAACTGGATTAGCGGTACCGTCAAGTTCGGGCAGTAGTACAACTATAACAGCGAGTGGTGCTACGGCGATTGTTATTCCAAACAGTCAGCTACAATCAGCACAGAACCAGCCTGGCATAGAACTCGGTGCCCTTCGTATCCAGTTCAACGTCTCGGCAATGGATATTGATTCCCCACCGACGGCGCGTATCAGAGTTATTAATCTTTCTGATACTACTGCGAAGCTTATCCAACAAGAATTCTCAGGTGTTGTTCTTCAAGCCGGATATGAGAACGGTAACTTTGGTGTGATTTTTCAAGGGACTATTATTCGTGTCCGGAAAGGTCGCCTTAGTAATATTGATACGTACGTCGAGATTCTAGCATCGAACTTTGACCTTTTGTACAACTACGGCTTCGTCAACAAAACGGTCGCTAAGGGTAGTAGTGCGCAAGACCGTGCTAACGCTATAGCGGCGGCGGCTAACCAATCCGCTGCCGTACAATCTGCTGCTGCTCAAGTCCAGCAAGTACAGACAAGCGGCTGGCAATACGGTTACATTTCTAACAGTTTCGGTACAGGGGGTGTTCTCCCACGTGGCAAGGTGATGTTTGGTCTTGCCCGAAAGTATATGAACCACTTGACTGACACACAAGGGGCCACCTGGTCGATTGATCCTTCAGGCAAGGTTCAGATCATCTCCTATAACGACGTTTTACCAGGACAAGCTGTTGTTATCAATGCCCAGACGGGAATGGTTGGTATCCCGGAAGCGACGCAGCAAGGGGTTGAAGTGGGTTGCTTACTTAATCCCAATATTAAGACCGGACAACAGATCCAACTGGATAACGCTTCAATAAACACAACGACGAACCGCAGTAATATAGGCTTTCCCGCATACTCTGACTTTGAGTTCTTCGCTAGTACTTCGGATGACGGTATTTACCGCGCACTCGTTGTTGAGCATGAAGGTGACAGTCGTGGTGAAGGAGCGGATTGGCTTACAAAGATAACGGCGTTGGCAGTGGACCAAAGCGTTCCCGCTGGGGCAAGTTCTCAAGTCAAAGTGGCCTATTCAGGCTAGGAGTTCTTTGTGGATCGGAGGGAACGTCTCAATAGCTTAGCTGTTACCCTACGCATGGCGTTGCAGGACTTCCAGAGCGGTCTCTGGACCGCGTTACCCGCAGTAGTAGAGAGTTTTGATGCTACAACGTTAACGGTCACAGCCCAGCCGACTATCCAAGGACAGGTTCGCCAACCGGATGGTACGTGGTTTAATACCACAATGCCGTTGTGCACAGAGTGTCCTGTTATTTTACCGGGAGGAGGTTCCTTCGTTTTGACGTTTCCTATTACTAAGGGCGACGAAGGAACAATTATTTTTGCATCGCGGTGTATAGATTCCTGGTGGCAGAGTGGTGGCATCCAAACTCAAGCCGAGTTGCGGATGCACGACTTATCTGATGGTTTCTTTCTGCCAAAATGCTTTTCGCTACCAAACGTTCCTGGTTCAATCAGCACAACAGCGGTTGAGCTTCGCAGTCTCGATGGCAAAACACTGGTCCACGTTGAAACCGATAAGATCATTCTTTCACTGAATAACGGTAGAACAGTGCTTACGGTAGATGATAGTGTCCAGAAGGTTGAAATCACGGCTGTTGGTGGGTTGTGGGTTAACGGCGTTCAGGTGACAGTCCCTTGAGATACCGCGCGCTTTCCGCTACGGGCGACTATACTTTTGGTCAAGGCGAAGCTAACTTTTTGATCAACAGTCCCGCAGCGGTAGCGCAATCTGTTTTAACAAGGCTCCGGCTGTGGGAAGGGGAGTGGTTTCTTGATCAAACTCTAGGAACTCCCTACACGCAACAGATATTGGGCTACAATACGGCGGGGCTTTACGACCTCGCTATTCAACAACAGATTCTTAACACCCCTGGTGTTACATCGATTACACAATACTCCTCGTCCGTTGATCCGGAAACACGGGCGCTTACGATTAACGCCGCCATCAATACCCAATATGGCCCCACAGCAGTTACAAACACCTTTACTGCTGGTCCCACAAGCTTCACCCCGGCGCTCGCTGCATGACAACACTTGCTTGCACTGTTAGCTCAACCGGTATTACTGCGCCGGATTACGCTGATATCTTAGCCGAATTGCAGAATGCCTACTACAGTATTTACGGTGCGGACTCAGATCTCGATGCAGATTCACAGGACGGGCAGTTCATCGCGATCCTAGCACAGGCCATTTACGACACGAATCAGATTGCCATCGCAGTGTACAATGCGTACTCACCGGCGACGTCGCAAGGCACGGCCTTGTCGAGTGTCGTTAAGATAAACGGCATTGAACGGCAGTCTGCCAGTAACAGTACTGATGTTGTAACACTGATGGGTGTGGCGGGGACTGTTATAACAGGAGGTCAGGTAGGTGACAACCTAAGCCAGGGTACGATCTGGAACCTGCCGCCGTCTGTTACGATTCCGGATAGCGGTACAATTGATGAGACCGTAACCTGTGCAGAGCAAGGTGATATCCAATTTGCTCCAGGATCGCTAACGGTCATTCTTACACCTACGCGGAACTGGCAGTCCGTTACAAATATTGGACCAAATTCTCCAGGCAACCCGATTGAAAGCGACGCCACACTTCGTCAGCGTCAGGCACAATCAACTGCCTTGCCATCCCTTTCCATTATAGAGGGCATTTACGGTGCAGTGGCTGCAATTTCCGGGGTCTCGGAGTTACAGATTTACGAGAACCAGACTGATATAACTGATGGTAATGGTATTCCACCACACTCGATTGCCGTGGTCGTTTTGGGTGGGGACATTCAGACTATTGCGGATACAATTGCGTTGAAGAAGACGCCAGGAACGAACACCTACGGTGATATTTCGGTGTTAACGGTAGACCAGAATGGTGTGCCGTTGACCATCAATTTTACTGAGCTTGAACAGGTCCCGCTTTTTGTTACTGTTACACTTAATCCGTTGTCGGGGTACACTTCACTAATTGGCGAGGAAATTCAGACAGCAGTGGCTAGCTTTATTAATAGCCTCTTGTCGGGCGAAGACAGTTACCTCGCGCGGTTGTACTCTCCCGCCAACTTGGGAGGAACAGGGGATGGTGCCACTTTTGTTGTTACTGGTATAGTTCAAGGTACGGTGTCTGGAGATCAGGCAGCTGCAGATATTGATGCCACTTACGAGCAGCAATTCACCTGTACCACAGATAACGTAACCATCACGGTGCTGTAGCGTGACTTTTATTGATACCTGGGATTCTGGCCAGCCCAATGGTCTCTGGGATGTGGGGATTCAATGGGACGTGAATTCTCCTTCTCCTGGGGGTGACCCCACACCCTACTTAAATCTCGTAACGTCGGAGCACCGGGACCAACCTGATTTTATTGCAACGCTAACAGCAGTTCTGCAGCCCTTTGCTGACCTGCAGACTGTGATGTCGTCTTTCCCTACTCTTTTTGACATTGACGTTGCTGTTGGTGTACAAGAAGACGCAGTAGGTAAGTGGGTTGGGGTTTCTAGGAATCTGAATGAACCATTAACGGGCGTTTACTTTGAGTTGGACTCTGCTACTCTTGGTCTAGATCAAGGTATTCTTCAAGGCCCATTTGATCCAACATCAGGTATTGTACAGCTTCCGGACGATGTCTACCGTCAATTGTTGCAGGCAGAGGTTCTTAACAATTCTTGGGATGGAACTGTTACCGAAGCTTACGCCATCTGGAAAACTCTCTTTCCAGACACTCTTCCCAGTCTAGTTCCAACCGAGTTAGTTGATTTTACAACCAATTATGTTAACGGGGTAGTATACCCCTCTTCGGAAGCGGTATTCAGCCGCGCAGAGTTGACGCTCACCCGTAATGGTCCTGCTACCTATACGGATTCATTCGGGTTATTAGTGACCGCTGCTGCGAATGTACCCAGGTTCAACTATGTTGGCGGCGTCGCGGTCGGGATTTTGCTGGAAGGGGCCAGCACCAATAATTTTACCTATTCAAACGACTTTTCCAATGCGGCGTGGACGTTGTCTGATCCAACGCTATCTCAAAACGCTTTGGGGCCGGATGGCGGATCATCATCAGCGTGGACCGCAACGGCTGCGAGTTTTGCCGCCAACAGAGCCTACCGCAGCGACAATATAGCGTCGAGCCAAACGATTTCGTTCTATGTGGAGGCCGGCACCTGCGGCTTCGCCTATATATGGGCAATCGAAAGTGGCGGTGGTCAGATCGGCACATGGTTCAATCTGTTGGCTGGAGTGAAGGGGACCAACAACTACACGATAACTGGCTCACCCGTTGGCTCGTTTTCCAACGTCACCATCACTCCGGCCGCAAACGGCTTTTATCGAATTTCAGCTTACTACAATTACGTCTCGGGGACCGTCAGCGCGGGGTGGGGATTTTCCGATAGCGATGCATCCAATGCCGCAACGATTGGGCATACCGGGATTATTTTCGGAGCACAGATGGAGTCCCTGCAGTACGCCTCTTCGTACATCCCGACCACGACCGCTGCCGCCTCCCGCGTTGCCGACAGCATCACCCGCACCCGCAGCAGCCCGACGGCGTTCACGCGGCTGGTGTCGGGCATCACGCCTGCGGGATTGCCGTCGGCAGGGAGTGCGTTTTGGACCCTCGATGACGGCACGACCAGTAACATAATCTTCGCCTACTATACCCCTGCCGGTCATATTGAGGTCCTGGCTAATATCGGCGGCACTACGGTCGTTGCGCTCGACATGGGCGCAGTCGCATTCAACGCGGCATTCTCCTTGGCCGTCACTGCGTCGGCCGGTAATTTCGCCGCCTCGCTCAACGGTGGCGCGGTGGTCTCCAGTTCCTACGGCACCATGCCGACCGGCCTCATCAACGATTGGATCGGCGAGGCGTTCTCGGCCGGAAACTATCCGCTCAACTCCAATCTTGGCGTGTTCGCCGAATGGACCGGCGTGGTGATGACGAATGCACAATTGCAGGCCCTGGCCGCGCCAGGGGGCGCTGCTGCGCTTGAAGCGTCTTGGGTTGTTGGTCCTGAGCTTCTAATCCAGGACGAAAGCAATATGCACATGATTCTTGCTTTAACTGGAACGCCTCCTTCCCCTCTCGACTTGGCACTTTTTCTAAGTGGGAGTTTGAACGTACGACCTGACGGTGTACAGATAGATTATTACTTAACTCCTGATACTTCTGGTGACCCGTACTTTGGTCTTGATATTGAGAACGCAAATATTGCGGGGCTGGACGTTGGCGGCTTTGGTTTCTTAAATAACGGCACCGGGTACTGAGGAAAAAGCAATGCCTGTAGAAAATGACTTTCTTTATTTTGCCACAGGTGTTGGGGCAAACGTAGTTGACCAGGCGACTTATGCCGCCGCTAGTTATATCTCACCGGGGCTAGGCAGTGGTATTCTCGCCTCGGCAGTGTTCAATAAGATAGTTCGCCAGGGTAGTGCTGGCGCGGCGATGCTGGCGCAGTTCATTGTAGATCAACTTGATCAAGCTGTTCTTGATGGTGGTGATGCTGAAACTCTGGCTTTACAGCTTACTGCTGCGATCCAACAAAGTTCAACGCAGAAGCCCGCACGAATTGTGACAGCTAGTACTACGTTGACAGTAAGTCTGACTGACTGGTATATCGGGATTAACCGTAGCTCAGCGCCTGCTGCCATTAACGTAGACTTACCGACGGGTCCGGCTGTGGGTCAAGAATTCGTCTTTGAGGATCTTTATGGTAATGCACAAGCGTATCCAATTACGTTAGTACCACCAGGGGGTACCACCTTCAAAGGCGGCCGCAATTCCTGGATTATAGACGAGGACGGCGGCGCGGTCTCAGTGGTTTACGCAGGTTCTGATATCTTCGGAGCGAGAATGACATGATGAAGAAACTCTTTACCGCACTCTTACTCCTTGTTCTCAGCGTCAGCGTTACGTCTGCGCAGTTTACTGACCAGCGTACGTGGGGTGGAACTGCTGGGGGCAGTGCCAATGCTTTGACGCTGACCATAAGCAACTGGCCAACAACACCTGCTGTTGGGGTGGCCGTTACGTTCTTTCCCAATGTAGCTAACACAACAACTGCTACGGTTGCAATTTCTGGGCAAGGTGGTAGCTCTGGAACGTACCCAATCTACAAGAAGTCTGGAGCGGGACCCGTCGCTCTGATCGGGGGTGAACTCCAGCCCAATCAACCCGTAGTGCTTTTATGGAATGCGTCGCTCAGTGTCTACGTCATTCAGAACGGCATTAACGACGCGATAGCCGCTATCACGACACCACCGGAAGGGTATCTGACGCCGTGTAACTATGCTAACAGCCCTTCGGTAAGTGGTTGCACAGCGAATCAGATGTTGCCTACCAGTGACGTTAGTGGTGTTGCTGCGGTATACTATGGTACATGGTTTGGCAATCAAATTCCGATATACAATGGGTCGGCTTTAGTTAACATCAACTTTTCGGAGCTTTCACTCAGTCTACCTTCTAGCTTCGCCAGTGGCACTATTCGTGACGTTTGCGTGTTCCTCAATTCTGGTGCCCCTACGCTGGTATTGTCCACGGCTTGGACAACGAGCACCGCAGGTTCTGGTAACCGAGGAACAGGGGCCAGCACCGCGCAAATTGCTCTCATTGCTGGTGTGTGGACAAATGCGGTTACGATCAACGGTGTCAATGGATCGACTACGTACAGTAACATCCCGGCCAACGAGTGCACAGTGGTCGGTAGTCTATTGGCATCCGCTAACGGACAGATCACGTGGAGCGTGGCCTACGGTCAGAGTAGACAGATCGATGTGGCAAATATCTACAACCGGCAGCCCATTGGGGAGAAGGCTGGTGATTCGACGGCCAGTTGGGCGGACGCCAACAACAGTAGTTTTGGCCCCGTGAATGGTACGGCAAACAATTCGTTGGAGATCCTTCTTTCTCTGCCAACCAAGATGTCGCTGACCTATAATCAGAACATCAATCAGTTGAATGAGGGGATGCAAACTCTAATTGGGATAGGGGTAGATTCCACGACTACAACTAGTGGCACTCGTGGGGCGATGTATACTTACTCTAGTCTGTCTGGGGTTGGCAATACTCTCCAGACTAATCCAGTTGCCATGTACGCGGCTCAGGGTACGATCGGTGCTCACGTAATTACGGCGTTGTCCAAGTCGGTCACAAATACTGCGACCCTGTACGGGACCGAGACCGATATGCAGTTACGGGCAGAGATACAGCAGTAAGAGGCCAGCTAAATCCATGAGAAAGATTCTAGCAGCGTTGATCTACGTTACGCTTGGAACACCACTCGCCCTGGCGCAGAGTACGATCAACCCTAATATACCAACACAGAATTCGCCTCTGAATTCCGCACCGGTACGGGGTAACTTCGCCGCCGCCTACAACGACGTCAACGGCCTTCTGCAGATGCATGCCGCGACGATTATAGGGAACTGTCCTAGTACACCAACTGTTGGTGAGGACTGTCTTGTCTCCGGTGTTCCCTATACATGGTATAAATGGTCACCAGCTGGGAACTGGTCAGCCATAGGGACCCTCAATGCAGGGACTGGAGTGTTTAGCCCCACGCTGCCTCTCGGCACAAATACTAGCCTTGGTGCCGTTCGGTGTGATGGTGTAACTATTAATTGTACGTCTGGTATTATCACTGCAGTCGGAGCGGCGGCGTCCAGCATCGGCGTTGGTACGACAACCATTGCGGCAGGAACGAGCAAGGGGTTATTGTTTAATAACGGCACGCTCGGCGATACCATGACGTCCCTGAGCGCCTCCTCAGGCATTTATCCAATTCTGAACATGGGATCGTCGGCCACTATTCCGACTAATCTTGGGTACGGTACACACGCTGATTTTCAGCTTGTCGGGGCGGACAGTGATCAGAACAGCCAGTTTCAGATCAATGGAGTGACGTCGTCTGGTGATTCTACCCCTGGTATTTTTCTGGCGAGCTACGGTAATACGACCGCTTCGCCATCATCGTTGGCGGCGGGCAATCTTCTAGGCAACGTAAGTTTCTTCGGGTACGTCGGCGGGACAGGGGGGTATGAGGGAACAGATTATGCCAACGGCGCGACTTTCGACTGCTATGCGACACAGAACTGGTCAACTACCCAAGCTGGAACAGCGTGTCAGATTTTGACCACGGCGAACGGAGGTCTGACCTACGCGGTCGCCGCGACGTTCGGACAAGATCAGAGCCTCACAGTCGCGGGAATAATAAAGACGCCGACGATCTCTTCGCCGACGATCTCTCTTGGCACCGGTGGTGGCGCGACGGCCACGGTCCTGGCCAGTTCCACGGCGACGGGGTTCGAGAACGCCTATGAAATCGCCAACTCCGGCGATCATACCAACTCGCAGACGCAGGCCGCGTATGAGGCCACCCTGACCGAGAGCGGATGCACGAACTGCTTTTTGGTGAACGCTGTGGGCGGCGGGACCAACCCGGCCGCCATCATCGAGACCGGGTCCGGGTTGTCCGGCGGTCTCACGATCACGACTAACGGAGGCGGGACGTTGTCCGTCGTCGCGCCGACGCTTTCAGGAGCCGTCAACGTCAACGGTGCCAGCGGCGGCGGCGCGGCCAGCAAATACGTCTGCACCGACTCCTCCGGTACCATCGTCGTTCAGGCAGGAGCTTGTTGATACTGTATGTTAAAAGATCCCAAACGTAAAACGGAGTAGTTTATGATGTTGAAATTGTTGGTGTGTGTTCTTACCAGTGTCTTTCTTATTTCGCCTGCTTTTGCGGCAGAAACTCAGATCGACTTTACGGCTACCCTTACGGGGCCGAATGGTGTAGCACAACAAGACTGTGATCACGTCAATGAGAATAATCCACAGGCTCCCTTCTGTGACAAGTTTGTTCCCTTAACGCTCGGCCGATTGGCGGCAGCGGCCTTGGACCAGATCGAACCCAACCTCAAACCCGAAGATATCGTTGTGCGGGGTTCGTTAGCGCGGCGAATTCGTGACAGTATGTCCCCGCTCTCTTCTACCCATGGTAAACTGGGTTTGGATCCTAGAGATATTGACCTCATACGGGGTCAACTCGCCAAAATGCGGGAGAACCCTTCGATTATAGACGAGGCATATGACTTGTTGACGCCTTCTCCAGCGACCAAGTAGAATACCGTTCCCTGAAACGGCTGAATGAGGACAGTTTTATGAGGGCTTTCTTTGCACTCGTTTTTCTTCTTGCACTTTCCATTACCCCTGCAGTCGCTAAGACCCATCACCATCATTATCACTACCATCATCGAGCAGTATATCGCTCATTTGGGTTCGGTGGCAGTAACGTCGCTGCAGCAAGAGCACAAGGCTTGCCTTGGTGTGGCGCTGAGATGGCGGACGAGTTTGGTTTTCGTGGTGCACAAGGCCGGGATCTTTGGCTAGCCCGTAATTGGGCTAATATTGGCAGTGCAACATCGGCGCATGTTGGTGCCGTAGTTGTGTGGCGGCACCATGTTGGCCGAATTGTTGGACGAGAAAACGGTCAATGGGTCGTGCATTCTGGTAACGACGGAGGGGGTGTTCGCTCCCGTCCCCGTTCCCTAGCAGGAGTCATCGCAATCCGCGACGTCGGTGGGGCTTCATCCTTTGTAAGTGCGTCTGCGTACACTCCGCAACGGGTTGCCCGGAGACGCCCCACCTTCACCTTTACTTTCGCTTCAACTTACGTAGGGTCTTTCTTTGACGTTGCAGCGCAACCAGCGTATCCGGAGGCTGTGGTGGTGACCAAACGCCGCCACTTCCGACAGCGTTATGCCCGCTCTAATCAAAGGGGCACCACCTAATGCCACGGCGCTTTAGGGTTACCGATCACACCGAAATTGAAACCTTTAACCCTGAAGCGCCGTTTAATACTCCGAACAAGAGTGCGGCCATGAGTTGGCCTGCTTGGATAAAGACTATTTCTGCCATCGTTCTCGCTTTTCTAGTCGTTCTCTTATTCTTGGCGCTGTTAGTACCAGTCTTTATAGGAACCCCATGATTCTGGACACCGCTGAGATTACTACACCACAGATTGAGCATCTGGTAGCAGACAAATCGGAAGCTGTTCTGCGCTACGTTTCCCCTATTAGTCCCAAGGGTGCAAAATGCATCCAACCAGGGGAGGCCCTAGCTCTTGCTAAGGCCAACATCCGTCTTGGTCTCGTCTGTGAAGGCTGGGGTGACTTCAAGAACCATGAGGATGACTTCCCCCAGATAAGTGCCCAAGCAGGTGCTCGTGATGGAAAGTTCTGTGCTAATTACGCAGCTACTGTTGGTGCCCCAGTGGGCGCTTGTATCTATATTGCAATTGATACTGACGCCATAGCTACTCAAATCAGCCGGTTTGTGGTTCCACATTTCATTGCAGTAAAAAACGCCTTTACCGCAGCAGGTACTGGTTTCCTACTTGGGGCCTACGGTTCCGGTGCAGTGTGTTCGGTTCTAGCAAAGGCAGGATTGATTACCCACGCTTGGCTTTCACAGTCAATGGGGTGGAGCGGTTCCAAAGAATATCTAACCGCGAAGCCTCCGGAACTTGTTTTAGTCCAAGGGGCGTCAATTCGAATTGCAAACCTTAGGTGTGATCCTAATACTGCTTACGGTGACTTTGGCGACTTCCTGCCATTTGATATTTCGCCCCCCACACCCACTGTGGTTGAAGCGCCGCGCCCTGTACATCCCGGTGAAGACCGGATTCTGGCGTGGCTCGAGGACCTCCGCAAGGTTCTTTAGGCCCCACCCCTACCCCTTCTATCGTAAAATCGCTCTAGAGCCTCTGCAACGGCTGCAGAAAGGCTTCTAAAAGGAGAGTTAGATATGGCTAAAGCCTATGCCTTCTGGATGTATGGCATGTGGGGGCCGGTTACGGACCCCGGTTCCCGTACAATGTCGGAACGGATCGCTGAGCTTCCGGGGGTAGATATTGGAGCATCGCCTTACCGGGATTATGATGTCAACACGATAGTCGCGGCTATTCTAGCATTGCCGTTGAGCGTGCCAGTGATTGTTGGTGGTACTTCGTTGGGGTGTAACAACACCCCGGTGGTAGCCGCCTACGTTTATGCTCAGAACCCGAAGCGAATTATTCAGGGCATTTGGGGCTTTCAAGCGTCAGAGTACGGTGCCAAAGCTGGTGTGGAAAGCTATTACCCTGGTATCACACCAAATGTTCTCTTTGCCCATCTAGTTTCAAGTGACAATCCAATTCCATTCCCTGGTTTGGGTTCATACCGTTGGAAAAACGCACCGGGCAATAACGTTACAAGCCTCCACCTTGATACGGTTGATGACCCACATCCGGGTGATACCAACGTAACCGAGCAAGATAAATTCCTTGCCGAAATGCAGCGTGTCATTGCAAACGCCGAAGGCTAGCCCAAGTGCCGATTACATTACAATTTATCCAAGGGGAGAACGTCTTTGATAAGGCAATCATGGCGTACAGTCATGGGTGGGCAACTCATGTGGACGCCGTTATGCCTGATGAACGGCTTCTCGGTTCGCAATCACATGTGATTGGTGGAATCCCGGAAGGAGTACAGATCCGGCCCCCGAAGTATGAACCCTTCGCCAAAATTATCCGAGTAACGCTTCCGGCATCACCACAGCAAGAGAAAGTCTTCTGGAACTTCCTCAATGCCCAGCTTGGGAAGCCCTATGATTATGCTGCCATCTTCGGGATGGCCTTTGGACGTGATTGGCATCGAGACGGCTCCTGGTTCTGTTCCGAACTTGCCGGTGTTGGTTTAGAAAATTGTGGGGTGTTCCCTAATGGCTTGGCGGAAACCACGAGCACGCTCACTCCTCCTGGCTTGCTACTCGCTTGTAGTGTGTTAACAAAAGTTGAAGGAGTATAAGGGTTATGGCTACCGATGCAGAAATCGCGGCTGGTTTGAGCGCACTTTCAGTTTATCTTGGCACCGCTCTTGGGTGGGAAGCGTCCTTTATACCGGAGTATGCGGAGCAGGATGCTGTTACGGATGTCATAACTGCGGCAGATGCGGCCGCTGACCAATCTGCCGGCGGACGGCAGCAAGCCGGAGTGATGGCACTTCGCACTGGCCTCAATAACGCGGGCTACGGCTCGGAAGTAACCGACCAAATGTGCGCCGACGCTGTCCAGACAATTCTGGCAGCGATAGCCCAGGTTAGAAACCCAACAACTGGAGCGTAGAAAGATGTCGTCTCAAGCACCACAGACGGCTGTCGTTACGGTTACGTCAGCGTGGACCTCAAAAATTAACTGGACGCAAGCTATTGCTGCGTTAGCAATGTTGTTGACCTGGTTGACTGGTGGGCAAATCGATTTGTCTGCTTCCGATCAAGCCGCGATCATTCTAGTGATCGGGTTGATTAGTCAAGTCGTGACGTGGGTTCTAAAGACCTTCTTCACGAGTACGGTGCACGCTTCTTCCCTTCCATCAAAGTAAAGGAGATATTGAAATGAATATGTCACGTCGAAAGCTTCTTACCGGCGTAGCGGTGGGCGCAGTTGCTGCTAGCGTTGCAGCATGCTCAACCACGCAGATTGCTTCCTTTGAATCCGCCTGGGCTTCCATCGTGGATGAAGTTCAATCAGCGGTAGCAGCGGCTGCGCAGTACATCCCTACTGTGGAGAGTATTGCTCAGACGGCGGCTTCGTTGTTTGGTCCCGCTTGGCAAGCTGCAGTTGCGGCAGGCACAGTGGTGGTCAATCAAATCATCACGACCCTCACCAGTGTGGTGAATAGCCTGACGCCTCCAGCGGTGACTTCGTTGCGTGCCAAGTTGCGGGCGAGCTCTGTTGCCGCCCCGGTCGTTATTGGTACGACAACGGGTGGTGTTGTGGTCCACGGCTACAAGGTCTGAGGACCACATGAGCGCCGCTGTCAAAACTATCTTCCATCCGGTAACAGGTCGGAAGTTTCGATTAGGGCGGCGGCGACCGCTCTCACGTCCACCATTCAGATTGCGGGCGGCGATGCTGCCCGCATTTCCTCCTCCCCCTCCGAGTGTAAATTATACGGTGAAAGCTGCAACGTGTCTTAGCCAAGTCTACGCCAACGACGAGTTAGGGGACTGTACCGCAGCGGGGGCTTTTCACATTGGCGGAACTTTCCTCGCCAATGCTGAGGAGAACGTAGCTTTCACTAAATTGGATGTTATTGCTTTCTACTCAGCATCCTGTGGGTACGTCCCTGGTGATGAGAGTACAGACCAGGGTGGCGACGAGCAGACGGTTCTCAACTACTGGAAGAAGGCTGGGTTGGTTGGGGGCCTTCACAAAATTACAGCTTGGAGTGGGGTTGACGGCCTTAACGTGACTGAAGTCAAGGCCGCAATCTGGTTGTTTGAGGCTTGCTATTTTGGTATTGAACTTCCCGACGCTTGGATAAACCCAATGCCTTCTGCACCAGGGTTCATTTGGGACGTAGAAGGGAATGCCGACCCAGAAAATGGACATGCGTTTTGCGGCTTGGGATACACTGCCCAAGGAGTGATCATTGATACATGGGGAATGTTGGGGATCATCACTTGGGCGGCAATAGCAAAATACGCCACGGCGGGTTTGGCGGGCGAACTCTACACCGTATTAGGGGCAGACGCAATAATCAAAGCCACAGCCAAGGCTCCGAATGGCTTCGATGTTTCACAATTGACATCGGACTTTGGAAGTTTTGGGTAGGAGAACTTGAAATGTCAAAAAGACTGCTCGCGTTTGCTTTCGGTTTGATCCTTGGTATAGGAGGGCTTTCCCTCAGTTTTGCTGCTGGAAGCTTTCCCAGTGTGGAGGATCTTCAAGAGCAACTCCCTTTGCTTCCGGGGTCACCGCTGCCCAAGCAGGTGATGAACTCCCGAACCGGGCAAATTTTCAACGTCTTCTACGTCCGGGGCCACTACCTTGGGAATGGGCTTTACGAAGCCGAGCTTCGGTTGGCAGTGAGGTAGTACCCCAACCCCACCCTGCTCCTTCAAAAGAAGAGGCAGAAACGGATGTGGTTATGAATCAGTGGGAATTCGTTGTGGCGATAGGTGGGTTGGTGGTTAACTTACTTGCTGCAGTGATTGGGGGGACTTGGGTTCTAAGCAAAAATAATACGAAGCTGCTCGGCAAGTTCTACAAGCAACTAGATCTTGAACGCAGGGAAATCGATATCAAGATCGAAAATGTTGCACACTACTTTGGGGAAAGTGTAAGCGCTATCCGAACGAAGGTGACCGAAGTGGAACTTTGGAACCGCGATAATTTAGCCAGTAAAACAACATTTCAACAGGTAATTGCCGATTTCCGTTCTACCCTCCAACGCTTTGAAGATAAGCTAGACAAGCGGCTTGGTCGTATTGAAAGCAAACTTGACGACAAGCCAAATAGAGTTTCCCCTGATGATGGGGAATAGAGGTTGCGGCTCCTAAACCGCGACACTGGCGTACTGAGCAAACTTGACCCCTGGTGCCTCGCGGTGCCGGGGGTCTTTTCATTTCTAACGTGCGTTCGTGACTTCCTTAGCGTTGCGAATCTCGACCAGAGAAGCTTCGGGCGCGGGAGGATCAAACTCCATCAGTGCACTTGCAGTCTGTTCGGCGCGACCATACCAGTTCTTTGTATCAAGCTCATCACTGATCTTGGTTGTGGGGCTATTAATAACCTCCCGCAATAGTCCCGCTGCTTTTACGCAAAGCTTTTTGATCAGGATCATTTCTTCATGTTCTTCCTCACCCGCCGCCGATACGCCACCTTCATCAAAAGGCTTCTCAATTTTGTCTCGTAGTTGAATCAGTTTGTCCACAGGTAGAAACGTTGCCGCCCAATGGAGACACTTGCGCAAGTTGGAGTTCTCAAGATCACAGAGATTGTAGTCCTCCTCTCTGACCGTGGGAGGAAGACGCAAAGCCCAATAGCCATCGGGGCGTTGTATCCACTCACCGTAGTTGATACTCTTGCCGCTGGCGTCTTCAACCTCAACAAAGCGCCCAGCCACTGGACCAGGCGGTCCGTCGAATACAATATCAATACGTTTGTGCATAGTCCTGCCTCCGGGCGGTGTGGTTCGTGTTGATTCGCTCTGCGCCAGAACATGTGTTCGTCCCCGCGCATAAGCATAAGATGTGCAATGACATCGTCTGTGGGGCACATGGCTCCAGCCCAGGATCCTTGGTAGTACGCAATTGGGGGAATCTCTCCTTCAGGTCACCAAGGATTTAGCTGTCATTTTTATTATCATCCTCTTCCTCGTAGGCCTCATAAGCGATGCAGTCACATTCGGTGCAGGCGGTAGAACCAGGATGCTTTGGGTCGCTGCCGTGTTCCTCAATCGAATGGCCACAGTGACAGGGCTTGTCCATGGACTTATTTCTCCAAGAGGGGTTTGAGTTTCTCGATGGTAGACTTTGCAGAGGTGTGGGTAACCCAGATTCCACCGGCCTGTACCCAAAGGTGTTGGTATTTTGTCCAATCGTCAACCAGGACGTCACCGTGTTGGGCGTGTAGACACTTCTCTTTTGATAGGCAACACCGCACTTCGACATGCTTGCCTAAGTGCTTGGCAACCCACTTGCGTTTGTTATTAACGGCTTTATCGACCGAAACCGGAACGCCAGTCAAAACGATTGGTTTGTAGGGGCTGATAAAGTGCCAGAGTTCAAGCATATCTGCCATTGGGGGAATGTTCAAATGAAAGCCTGGGTACTCGTTCACCCGTGACCAATCCACATTATCTGCCTCTTTACTGGCACGCTCGCCAAAGACAGTTTCGTGGTGACGGTCAAAATCTGCGAGCACGCCATCCATATCAACAAATAGTTGCACCTTCAATTCTCCCTTCCTCAGCTTTATTCTGGTCCATTATTCCCCACTCATAATTGCTACGTGAAGCGCCTTGTAGTCAATATCCGCTGGCCCTTCCATCTTGATGAAATGGGTTGGTGTGACTTTGACTTCGTACCACTCGTCGTTGGTCATGCTCCACTTGCAGGCAAGCCAGCCGTCGTAGTTTACACCCGGTTCTCGCACCGCGCCGTGTTCGTTACTTGGCACATCACGTTCATCTTGGAAGTACCCCATCCCAATACCGAAGGGATTGCAGTTCAAGTCGATGAGCTCCGGCGCACAGAGAAGCAAGTTGGTATCATACTTGTCCTCAGATACGAGCTCCAAAATGGGACGCCAAGGAAGTTTCATTGTTAGTTCTCCACGGCAATAGTTTGCATTGGTCGCTCCTACTGTGACTGGCGCTTGTTGTGGTTCGCGCGCCTAGACGTTGGTAATTTCTGTTCGGCGTCCGACGCGATTAAGAGATTACTTCGCGAGCGACTTCCGAAATAGGTAACGCGCTTGAGCATCCCCAAGCCGCGCTCGACGATGTAGCGGACGGTCGGATTCTTGGGAGAAAACCGGCCATTGCCGCTATGAGATACCGCGCCGTCAACGCCAACAATCTTCTGGCGTTGAACTTCGCGCAGCAGCACCATAGCTCTCGCCTTTTTCTTTCCCTTGTCGGCGCTCACAAAAATCTCCTATTTAATTAAGTGTGGGGCTTGACTGGAAGGTGGCCCCACGGTCACCCAGGAGAAAGCAGAGGCTGCGTACTCGGGGGTAACATCACAGCCTCGGCTAGGTCGCCAGTCTCAACCATTCATACTCCTAATGGCTACGCTGGTACTACGCTGCTTCCAGGACTTCAACCCAGTCCTTCTTTGGCAGGTCGATCAGCCGGTCGCCCATGGACTCAAATTCGACTGCTCGGTCGTAGTTTAGAGCCTTGTGGGCTTGGGCTGTCACAGCGTTGATCACTCCCCACCGTGATAGATCAGCGCCTTCGATCAGCGCCGTCAAGATACCACCGCGTTCGGCATCGCTAACGCCGATCTTCTGGGCCAAGACTTCCACGGCCTTGGGGACATCGCCGGTGATCTTCCCTTCCGTCATTCCCCGAGCCTTTTCGAGCCAACCCTTGAATCGGGTCTCATCAACCACCGCCCGAACCATGTCGCGGATCTTCAAGAGAATCGCGGCGTCGTCGGCTGCGCGCGTGTCATCCGCCCAGTCGATCTCACCGGTCTCCTGAATGGCTCGGCCAGCATGGTACTTGCGGTAAGCTTCCTCACCCTTCATACCGTTGAGGCAGAGCAGCCGCCACCGCAGCGCCGACACCGCAGCCGACCCACAACCAACCTCGGAGTTGGAGATCACGCCACCAGCCTGGACCACGTCGCCCCGCTTGACTTCGCCTTGAACCGTCGGTACGACGAAGTGAATGTACAGCCGCTTCTCCGTGACTTCGGAGGACACGATCTGTACACCGGGAAGGTCAAACAACACCGGCAACGCCACTTCGGCGATCTCGTTGTTGTCCACGCGCTGATAACGGTTGGAGAGGAAAGCCCGCGCCCGCCCGTGAAGAGTACGAACCATACGCTTGCGATCATCGGCTTGCAACCAGGTGTTGACGTTTTGCGCAAGCAGAGTAGGCCGTTCGACAAGCATGCGGTCGTAGTACGGCTTTGGGATCTTCAAGAAGGAACCGACTTGTTCGTGGGCGAGGGGTTGCAATGGGAACGTTCCATTGTCGGGGATGACTAGCGATGTACGAGAAGTACTCTCGCCGTCTACCGGGCGAACTGATTGGACCGTCATTTGCAACCCACGCGAATCGGCTACGAAGTCCTGCTTCGCTTTTGCGTTCGCGGTGATCTTCGCGGCAAGTTCATTGAGTGTAATGCCTTTCAACATTTGCTTTCTCCTGTTATCGGCCTGTCTCATCAGTACAGGTAGGCCATTTCCTGCATACGGCGAACTAGCGCCGTTTCAACTAACTACCCCATCTACCAGTGACAATTCTATAGAGGAGGGATCCTAAAATTGCAGTTATAATGAGGCTATTTATAGACCAAATTCCAAGAAGCCAGCTGATGTAGATGTTCATTTCTTCATCCCTCCACAATTCTTTTGGACAGCGGCGCAACCGAATCCGTGGTACAAGTTGCTGCAATCTTGTCGAGCGCCGCCCGGTCTAGCTTGTACCGTTTGGCCACGGCCTCGACAAATTTATCCTTAGAGAACGTCTGCCGTGGTTTGTCTACCGTGACCATGCAGGTAAACGCAGTGGACTGCGTGATGACGTGCTCTTCACCTTGCTTCTTCTCGCGCAGAACGTCATCATCGTCAATGAGACCTTCGTCGGCCGCCGCCTTCCAAACCTTCTTCAGTTGAGAATCAGCGTACTTCTTGGTCTCCTGCCAGACGTATATCTCACCGAGCAACGGGCCTTGGTTGTCGTTCCGTTTGAATGTGAGTACCCCGCCGTCAGGAGTGGCGAGTTTGTCCAGCTTTGTAGTAAGTAGGGTCTTGACTTTCTTGTCGTCACTCATTTGAGCAGTTCCTCTACCGCCATTTGAAATTTCATGGCATCGCTGCGGTCGCAGAAGCCAATCTTCACGTAGTGAATCTCACCAATTGTATCAAGAGTTGTGTACGTAGACGCGTTAGCCATAAGTTCAAGCACCCCCAATTCCGGTTTGGATCTTGGTTGACCAAGAAGATTAACAATCTCATGACGGAGCTTGTCCTGCTTACTAGAGAGGGGGTACTCTGTGAGCACCGTTGCAACAGCCTTGGCTGTTGCAATTAGAAGCTTCTGCTCGTCTGTATTCATCTTTTCTCTCCATTAATCTGTAAACCCATACATGTGTTTTCTAGCCTTCTGGGAGTCACTTTCAATCCAGTTTGAACCATCGCTGAAAGCAAACCCAAAAATTATGGTTTCCTTCCCATCGGCAACTCTTTCGTACGCCCGCAGTTTAGCATGCTCACTCATTTCAGAGAAAGCGAGGTTTATGGCATCGGTATGGAAAGGACCAGCAACATAAATTTTGCCTCGGAATTTAATTGCTGGTTGCCTCACCATGAGTTTAACTCCGATTTTTGCCTGGTGCATTTTGCCAGCGGTTAGACCCCGCCAGGGAGGGGTCTATCCACAAACCACCAAGCGGCTCCGTTGTGTACCTTTTGAAAGGCATCCTTACTTGCAAGCATTGAAGCGATACTGTCACTATTAGCTTGTCGGTACTTCGCAACGTAAGCGCAAAGTTCACGAAAGCTGAGTGGATGGTTGGCTTCGTTCAAGGCTTGTGCAACCAGGACTGGATATGTAAGTGGTGGCTGTGACACATCCTGTACCTTACCAACGTCCTCTTCCTCGTGCGTTTCCGGTGCCTGTTCTTGAGGCACTTGGTACCCCATTGCGATCAGGACAGTATCCGCTGATTGGTCAACTGATGTGAAGTCCTTGCTCGTGTAGAAGAGTTTGCTACCACTTCCATAGTCAGCCTCAATTCGTCGTACTAGGCTGGTATTGGCCCAGATAGTACGACCGTTCTTACTCAATTTAACCCACATTTTGGTTTCTCCGTTTTGAAAGAATTCCCTGACGCTCACTAAAGAGGCGTCAGGGGTTGAGTTAGCGAGACGCAACGACCTTGAGATGTGACTTTACCTTCCGGTCCACCATCACAAAGTCTTTGCCCATCGCACGTGCTGTCGCAACCACCGTAGCGTGCTTGGGGCGGCGGGTTTTTCCGTTCCACCACGCTCCGTAAGTTGAGGCACTGACGCCGGTGATCTCGCTGAGCCTTTGATAGCTCTTGATCCCGGAATCCTCCCACACGGTACGTAGAGCGTCAATAACCGGGTCCTTGTCCCGGAAATTGTACGTCTTATAGGGCTTCAAGAATCCCCTGCTCATTTGAGTACCTCGTAGATTCCCCGCGACTTGCGGCGGATGAGCTTCTCGCTGAGCATCCTAGTGGTTGCAGACCCGAGGGACTTCTTAGAGAAGCCCGCCGCAGCTACAATCACCCCGGCCTCAGCGAAGGTGAAGGTCTTCTTGCGTTGGGCATGAAGGGTCTGAAGAAGAACCTCATGCGCCATACCGGTGGCTTGGACCTTTCCATTTTTCGTCTGTGCCCCCGCCACGGGTTGTACAGACAAGTTGAGTGCCAGCCCGTCTAGGCTTTTGAGTGTAGGGACTAGCTTCTTGTCATCGACAAAGAACTCTATTCGGAACACAACATGCTTTCTCCTTTTGATTAAGTGGGCCTGTCATCGTCAGGCGGAGCTAGGCCAAGTGCTCCACGACCGGGAACTAAAAGCCTGGTTTCGACTATTTGTTAAACAGTAGAATCACCGCCGATACCGGGACGGTTCGTCTCGTTTGGTTCCACTGCTTTCAATTGGGGCATTCGCTTTCTCCTTCTCCTGCTGCTTTGCTAGTTTTTCACACCGCTGGCAATTTGCATCCTCACGGAAGACCGTAACCTCACCCAGCGTTAGACCAAATTTGCCGCAGAGTGAGGCGGCGGAAACAACATCCCGAATTGCGGGTGGGCCTTGGGTATAGAGCCAATATAGATGAATGGCTCTAAACGCCGCAATATTTGCAAAACTCTCTCGTACACCCTTAGACTTCAACCAAGCCATCCAACCCTGCCCGGTGAGAGCGGAAGGCACTTCGACAACGTGCTCCTTCGGCTTCCGCCGCATTGGTAAAACCCGGCGCGGGAAACAGGCGGTTTTTGCGCGACGCTTTGGGGTCTATGCATTTCTCAACTCCGCGATCTCCGCGCGGAGGTTTTCGATCAGCGCCAGCATCGTTTTCGGATCGACGGTCGCAATATATCGCATATCGTTCCACCCGCTGGCGTGCGGGTTAACACCGAAATGAGCTTGGCCCTCAAGGTGCGGCTGATACGCGATGTCAAACGAGACATCCCTTACGCTGCCATCCGGTAAGACTCCTAAGTCGTGCTTGATGACGACGCCATGACTGATTGCCCATGGACCGGGCGTCGCCTTCTTGGCGTTGCCTTCAATCTCGGCGAACACCCGGCGGATAAAATTGAGACGTTTGGTTCTATCTTCGATCATCGGACCACCTTTACATCCTTTTCAAAGAGTGTCTTTGCTTCCGGGTCGAGTGTTGCGAGTTCAGCCATAACTTTATTGAACCGAATACGAGCCTTGCCAATGTCCGGGCGAATGTGTTCAGCTAGGCGTGCGCCACAGTCCAGACCGACAGAGCGGTTGTGAATTGTGAGATAAAGTCGCCGCGCTTCGGCTTTTAATACAACAACGTGCATTGCGTCACCGATCTTTTTGAACATTTAGCGTTTCCCATGATTTTTGTAGAGGGGGTGTTCGTAGTTCATCGGGCAGTCTCGTATATCCGTTGCCCGCAATCGCCGCCCAAACCGCTTTTCCATGCATTGCTGACACAGAAATGTTTCATAGGATTGAGCTTTAGGAACGATCATGTTCCATGCTTTTGTGGTTAACATCGGCCCCCAACCGTATCCCGGGCAATCATCACAGATAGGGTAGTCAGACCCTCTGGGCATGTTTAGCCTTCCACTCGTTAACGTATTTGAGCCAGTCTTTGGGCGCGATGCAGAATGAGCGATTATCGGATGCCACCACATAGACCATGGCTTTCGGATTCCGAAACAACCTTCCATCCTTTTTGTACACTGCCGCTCGCATGGCGTCCAGAAGGTCGTTGTAGCGGTGAGAGTGTACGGTACCCGGCCCGATCACAAGTGTTACTCGGAAGTAGTCGGCCTTGGCAAAGATATCGGCGTCCCACTCGCTGCTCTTCTTGAACGGGATATCGGGGAAGGCTGGGACACGTAACTCCGTGTTTTGTCTAAGTGGGCGTGTGAGGCGTTGCTTTGTCATCCTTGACTCCTTTCTCTAGCCCGGTTATCCAGCATATCCTGCGCAACTTGTATAGCTAGGGGATTCATCCTTTCGTGGGCTTCCTTCTCCCACGGGCGGTCGCGATATGGGATGGTGGACTGGTTAAGTGGGGTGTTATAGAAGAGCGTGATTGGTCTCTTCGCTTTGTCAACACCACATCCTAGCACCCCTATCAAATGTTGCTTGACGTGGACCATTTCGTGGCAGAATGCTTGAAGCATCGTTGCACGATCCTGACGGGTGATCTGCATTTCAAACTCGCGGATAGGCTTACCGCCAAAAATCCTTCTTTTGTTTTGGGAAGTGCCGGCCGGACCAAGACGGCCATTCTCCCCTGGATTGTGTCCCGCGTAGAGTTCGACGGTGGCCTTATACTCTGATATGCCCAACCGTTTCGTCAGCACCGGAAAGGCTTCCGCGAAGAAGCGGCGCTCCGGTGCGGTAAAGCATTTATTGGAAATGCGTAATTTCATGGGATCAGGGCCTCCTAGTTCCCTAAGTCACCAAAAGGTTTTAGTACTCCATGCAACCACAACGAGAACAGTAGCAGATCTCTTCGTCCTCGTCACTAACTACCCAGCAACGCGAGCAAGAACGCCCATAAACAGTTCGCATCTTTTGTAATGTAAAGCCCTACACACACGGCGACGGAGACACTGATCCACATAGCGGCGTATCTGTTCATGGATCACCTTCCTCCGTGCCATTCGAGTGTTCCGTTGTTGGGTTGGACGGCTCGCGTTCCCCTTACGGAAGCGGCGGAGTTTAACCCATAATCACACAAGTATACCCATGCTTCGACTTCTTGCCCATTTGGGAGCAAAAAGTTGTGTAGCTCCCGATGGTAGAAATTTGGGTGTCCTTCCAGCCCGTCACAAGCGGCGAACTCTTGAGCATTTACTCGGAAGAGTTCACCTTTGACAGCATGCCCAGTTCCAGCCTTTGCCAGAAACGGAAAGCCACCAGAAGTCATCTGATAGTTTGTATCAGCAGAAACGGCTTCGCCTAGGAACGTAGCTTGGCTAAGCAATCGTGAGTAATTGCCGTAGCCCCGTTTTAGCGTGCCGTAAACGAAAATGGTATACTCTGGGGTATCTTGAACTAGCCAGATACGGGTAAGATGTGGGTACGCCCACCTGCCAGAGAACTTCAAGCAAGGCTTCCCTTTGGACGCATAGCAATAGGGGCACTCCACCCGGTAGTATCTGGATGTGTTACCCTTGAGGTTGTAGCGCAATGCATAAGTGTTTGAGCCTGACATTTATTCCCCCGGTAGTTGATAGTAATTGTGGAGCGCACAAATTTCCTCTGCAAGTTTGCGAACTTGATTCTGATCCCGCCCTATCCCAAGATTACGTGGGATAATACAAATGGGTTGATGCTTCTCATCAAAGACAACCGCGCCTTCTGCACGGCCATCTATATAGCGATCTTCAAAAGACCATTGCGGCTTTTGATCAAACCTAAATGCTGAAATTCCCACACAAGCTTCGGCGGCTTCCGTTAATGACAGCGTATCAGACGTGAGATAGCGAATGTTAGGCCCTTCCTCCAAAGGAAAGTAGAAGGGGCCTCGTGTAGCTAGATAATCTACTGCGTCACTAATCTGGAGCACTTCCAATATTGACTCGATGCAAGCGGCTTTGGTTTTATTGTCAATACCAAATATGAGAACTTGAAACCCCGTTTCACATTTTTCTATAGACAACACTTTTGCCCCGTCTGGGAGCTCTTCACGTTTAAGTGGTCGTTCCAGCATTTTGATCCTCCTCTATTCGTAGTGTGGACGTGTAGAAGGAAAGTGCGGGTTTGGGTACCCTGCACAAACATGGGCAGCGTACCGTCCCGTAGATAACACACTTGAGAGGGGTCGCCGGTCCTTGTTGACCCCTTCCCGCATAAGAGAGTTAACCTGTTCGGCAAAATCGTATGCCTCATCCCGGTCATGAAAAATACGTGGGCAATTGAATGGTGCATCTGGGTTGATTTGCTTCAACTCAAGAGCATCATTCACCCGTCGTCCGGCTGTGTAGTACCAGCCGCCCTCCTCTGCACCACCGTAGACCCGGTCCTCAAGGTAAAGTGCGACGGTATAGAATGCCACTTCGGGCGTTGCTTGATGGGCCTGCGCTTCGTCCAAATCTTCAATCTGCATATCCCCTCCTACCATTGTAAACCTAAGCCCAACCAAATCCCACCGACCGTGAAGACTGTACCTGCCAGTAAGACCACGGGTATCATGTCGAACGCAAGTTGTTTCCAAGTCATTTTGGTAAGTCTCCTTAAAACTAAATGGATGAAAGCGAGCTCGCCGAAAATACCCCATGATTCAATTATATGAAACGTAGTCATGAGAAATCCTCAGATGTTGCCGACCAACTCCGGGTCCTGTTTGGTCTCTCGGGTTTTGGTAGTGAGTTTCAGCGTGCCGTCCATAGAGGCGGCAGCCCGAATGTCCTTCCAGTTTAACCGCACCTTACGTTTGCCCACTGCAGGCCCGATGCAGCGTCCGTTGGGGTACATTACCCCAAACATTTCACCGTGCTGAAGGAAGACAATCATAGAAGTACTACCTCCACCATCGGTTATAGTTTGATAGACGTGCCAGCCAGCGGCTATGTACTCCGCTGCCGCTTTGGCTTGTTTAGGGTGACGAGAATTCAACGCGGCTGCGTTGAGCTCCTCTTGGGTTATATAGTGTCTACGTTTGTGCATGCTTCTTCTCCTTTCGTAAGGCGTACGCCCCTGTGGGCCAGTGTGAAATACCGACCCACAGAAGCTTACGTCTATTCCCCTTTTACAAGGTGGTAGGTCCCATCGCTGTCCTTGCGGATGCGACCGGCGCTAAGAAGCTTCGAGAGATTGGGGCCAACGCTCTCTTTCGAGAAGCCTCGGTCCACAAAAACTTCATCGAAGTCCCCGGCAAGCATAGGAGAATTACGGAGTGAAGCAAGAACGAGCTCCGGTCCGGTAATACCCTTGTCGTGCTTACCATTAACGTACCGGCTTTTGGGGGTCTTCTCTCCCGTAGTCGGCACAACCCCGCTTAACGCAACCCGCCGCTCCCCGGCAATCAAAGCCAAGAACCAAGCGAGATTCTTCTCGTCGATGCGAAGTTTGACGTCGAAGGAAGTCAAGGTCACCCCCTCAGTTCATGAGGGAAGTGAGCTTCGACTTCACTTCGTCGTAGGTCTCCCGAACCGGACGACCCGCGCCGTTGGTGTAAGTAATGCGGGTACCGGGCTTGCCGCCGTGACGCGGGTAGTATTCCCGAATCTCATCGACATAAACGGTGACTGGGAAAGTCGCCGAATCCGGTGTGGTGAACGGCGTGGGTGTAGTAGGCTGCTCCAGGTCATTCGTAGTTTGAGCAGCAACTGCGGCGTTAGCGTACGCAGTACGCTCCGCATCGGTATCGATCGCAGTGAGTTCAATAGAAGCACGCATTGGTAGGTTTCCTTCTTTTGCCCGCAATTTGGGGATTAAGCCGACCGGGGCGGGCGTCACCAGTTGGCTATTCTGTGCACAAAACTGTGCTCCATTACACCGTCACGAGAACGGTGCAACAGGCCACAGTTATTTCTTCAAGGATTCTGTCCAATAAAACCTGCTCGGACAAGAATCTGTTTGACCTGAGTTGCGCTCGTCATTGCAACAACATCCATTCGAACAGCTGCTCAATGCTGTACGCAGCTGCCATTATAACGGCCCAAGCAACTACTGTCAGCATGGCCTTTTCTGCCTTGCCTATTGGCATCATCATTGTAGCGGTCCTCCCTTCGGTGGCACGGCCTGCGCGGCGCGGCGGATATCTAGCCGCCGTAACGCCACGCTTTCCGGCATCTTGACTAGCTGCTTGTGTAACTGGGTATCTTTTTGTCGCTCACGGCGGGCTTGGGTTTCGACATCAGGACGCTTCTCGTCCCACGACTGTTTGATCGCCGTGTTCAGGAATTTCTCGTCGAGTTCGAAGTCCTTATAGCCGCGCCGGATGATGTCAGCGTAATGCTGTGACGGTGGCATGATACCATCACTACTACGCATCAAGTACATGAGTGTGTTACGCGGTCGCCCACAGTATTCGATAACGACGCCGGTCTCTTTGTAGTAGCCCGCCCCTTCGTACCGGTCTAACGCTGCTTCGTCGGCTTGATTGATTGCCCAAAGCCCGCAAGGAACCTTATCCCCAGGGGAGTACTCAACGTCTGCCGCGCCACGGAAGACCAGCTTGGCATCCGTCAGGTAAAACTTGCCCAGCGGGCGCGCGGTAGAACACCGCTGACGCATCTGGCGCTTGTTCAAGTTTGAGCCATAACTGATGTATAGTTTTGTCATTATCCTTCCCCCTTTCGTGTGTTCCAATGCTCCGTAGCGGCTCTCTCATTCGCAAATGATGATGTGGCACAGTCCACATCAAATAGCGGTCCCTCTGCGCCGCAGCTAGTACACCGGATCTTCACATCAAAGAAGGAGTGTTCGCCACGAGCCACCCTTGCTTCGCTCGCACAGAATGGGCAATTTTTTAGCATTGTCATTCAGTTACCTCGCTCAAGAGACCGGTCCGTAACAACGCGGCTACAAACTCGCTCTCAGAATCTGTTGGGATATAGACACCGGAGGTTTGCCGAACACGCCGCGCCATCTGTTTCATAAAGGCTTCGGTGTTTGGCTCCGGATCGCGTGACGCGGTGCGAAGCTGACGAATCACATCGCGTGAGTTATCAGCTTCGAATACCGCGCCGTCGTCTGTCTTGTAGTGTTTCATGGTACCACCGTACTCACCACATCAACTGTGGGTGGCGAGCCAATCTCACCGTTAGAACCCACCTGCGCTGTTCCTAACGCAACTGTCCGTTGCTGCCAGAAGGCCTTATCCATATCGTCGAGTTGTAACTTCTCGTATAACTCCACGAGGGACATGGCAACGTGCGAGGGCGCGGTAGAGCCACCGGAAGAGGCAGTGGGGTCAAGCTTAAACACTTCCCGTCCGTACCGGTGCCCCATCACGACTTCGGCCGCTCCGGCGCGGCGCAAATGTCCTTGAATGTAAGGTTGAGAGCGAATACCAAGGGCCAAGCGAATATCTTCGGAAGTAGCGCCTTCCTCACGGCTTAGTAACCGGTAGATCACTCGCCGTGCCCGGCCACTTTGCCAGTACGCTCGCTCACCGATACCGTGAGTACCACCAGCAATAGGCTGGCCCGCTTCACGCACCGCCGTTTCAACCATCTTCGAGCAGAAGATCACCCACTTGATAATCTTCTGTGCATCAACGGTCCCCGAGTGGTGTCGGAATTCAACCGTGCCGTGTTTCCAATACGCGGTAAAGTTGAGCTTGACGTAGCGGTTGTGTTCCCCACCAACAGCGCTGGCGATCTCTGTCACCGTTGTAGCTTGGTTGAGCCTCACCATGTCAGCACGGGTTGCATTCGAACCGCAGTACTGATTCGCATTGCCGCGCCGTGACGGAGGTAGCAGTTGGTCAATGAGGCACTCGTGTTGAACATAAAGTTCAGCAAGCTTCTTCAACGCCGCCACTGACATGCGGTTCCGCGCTCCGATGTGGATGTGAAGACCACAGGAACGGTTGACCACCGCGCCGAGTTGTGTCAACACCGCGCCAACCTTCTCAATCTGCTCGAAGTTGGCTTCGCTTAGCGGCGGTGACACAAGTTCCATGCCCACACCGCCCGGTACGTGCATTGACCGTAACGAACCGTCGGTAACGATCTTCCACCGTTCCCGCTCAGCGCGGTGTGTGTACCCCGCGTTGAGGCACGACACCCCGGCCGCTTCGATCGCCGCCGCCACGCCAACATACGTTGAACCGGCAGGCGCGATGAACTCAATTTCTACCCCAAAATCAAGCATTCGTATTCTCCCCTTCTAACATACCGTTTAGTCAGCGTTGGTTGGCCAAAGATAGTGAAATTCGGTTCTAACCTGATCGCCGTTGCCACCTTTCTTAACGATGGCGGCAAGCAAAGTTGTCACGCGAAGCAACGTAATCACCGAGTGTCGCTGGACCGTTGTCATTGACGGCATTGTCGATACCAGCCAATTCCCAACACTCTGAGCACAGTTCGCTGTCGGCTCCTTGATCGGTGCGGCGGGTGTTGCGCCCACAGATTTCACACTTGAACACCCCACGTCCACCGCGTTCAAAGTATCGTTTAGTCATGCTGGTTTCCTTCCTTAGTCGGCGTACGGCAAGTGATTCGACGGTCTTACCGTTCCTCGTTCCAAGAAATCGGAGATTAGCCATACACCGTGGCCGATTGGCGTAAGAGTGGCTGAGTGGTCGAGAAAGATATCCTTCTCGCCATCGGTGCGAACCCAATATTCTCGCCCGCTCAGCGGGCCGGTCTCGGAGTATTTATAGCCCCGACGCTGAAGTTCACACGCCGCTTGATTGTGGTTCATTCCTTTCCTTTGTTGTATCAGTACATTGCGCTGGCCCTGAACGTACGTATATTCGAGAAGCTTGTTAAGCCGCTCGACAAAGGCAGCATATTGAGTAGTACTGAGCTTGATACAGTTTGTAGAAGCGAACTGCTTCGCTTGCTTCTCAAAGTTCATTGCTTTTTCCTCTCTTCAACAAAACGCCAAGCAGGGGCGGCCATACGGCTACGCCCCTGCGTAACTTTGTGTTGAGTTGTCTGCTGCTGTCTTGACGTACCACCGCGCCGCTCGCTCCGCCCCAGAAACCCAGTGCGTCTAAACCGGGCAACCAAAAACGGGTTGTGGCGTGGCTTTGTGTCAACCGGGGTTGGTGGCTACCCCCGCCAGTCCCTACCGCGCCGCCGCCCCTACCGCCTAGTTTGGCTCGAGGGCTACGTGGGTTTCGGGCTGACTTACCCCTGACAGCGCGCGGTCGTCATCACCGCTCGGGCCGTAGGCGCGGCGGGCTTCCCTCTCCCAAGGGGCCACCGGCTTCTTTGGCGCACCCCGGAGTGGCGAACGTAGGGCCTGCTCATTTTCGAGATTCCGGGGTCCACCCTCAATATGGACGTTCCATCAAATAAAGTCAAGTCCTATTTCGACAAAACCGGCAAAGATTTAGTCAAATTAAATCAATCATTTAGACACAAAAATTGACTAGTGGCTAATAAGGCTCCGAAGGCCGAGAGAAGCCCCTAGAGGAGCCGAGGCCGGGGAGGGTAGCCACGCCTGGGCGGGGCAGAAATAACTTCCCTGTGGCCGTTTGCAGGAGCCGATTATAGACCCTACCCGGCCGAAACGGGCTACTCGACGGGTAAACGGCCCTCCGCCCGGTCTATCGCTTGACATTATATACTTTTCTACGATCCTGTAGAGTCACCGTGTTGACTCTTTTCCCACGGCCATAGGCCGTCAACCGCCCTGAGATAAAGAAACATCAATCCCACTATTGCCCCAACTGCTACTAAAGCAAATAAAAATATACACATAAATCACTCCCAATTACACCAAAGGCCACTGTTTTTGTTCAAACACATGAAATACCAGATCGCCGTCATAAAACGTTCCTAGGTACTTGCCTACGGCATTAGGATGTCCGGTACCCCGCATAATTAAGGTGCGCCGTTCTTTTAATGCGGTCGGATTACACCGATACCAAACGCATACTTGCTTATGCTGTACCTGAACACAAAGGAACTCTGCTCCCTTGGGAACCAGAATATCCTGAGTATCAACGATACCTAATGTGGCCTTCCAGACCACCTCAAGTTCAGCCACTAAGCTTCTCCGTTTGCATGTATATAGCCAACCGCTCCTTCTTCCGCCGACGGCCTAAGAGTTTGTAGCTATAATTAATCAACTGCTCTTGCTTAGCTAATGATAGCATATACTCAAGATCCCCCACCTCAAGGGAAAGGTCTATAATATTGGTATAGTTAGTAGAAGCATTAGGGTTGTGATCTTGCTTTCCGAACCGCAGTATCTTGCTGCAGGATCGAATTACTTCAGCGCACTCTTCCATCAAAATAGTTAGGACTTCCCGTTCAAAGGGGGTAACTTGAGGGTGGGGAGAAATATAGCGTGTGGTCATTTTTGATCCCTAAGTATGTTTACTATTGCCCATACTGCACTAGCATTTAGGCTGAATGCCAACACCGCAATTGCACATCCGGGCAGAAACACGTGGGGTGTAGGAGTCATACCTCCTTCCTGATGCGTGTCTAAAGAAGTGACGGATAGGCCCTCGTCCAGTTCGGCTCCGATAGTCAAGCTGGAGGCTGAATACAGTCCTCTTTATCCTCAGGTATCTTTATCGGGGGTAAGGGGGAGTATTCGGCCTCTGAACCAGTTCTCACCGATAGTCAAATAAAAAAAGGTTAGGGTATAAATTGACTTGCCGAAATAGGGGGTGTGTCGTATGATTGGGTTGGAGACTATCCCAGCAGCAGGTCAAGGCTTTGATGCTTATTGGAAGGGTTGCGGTAAAAAATGCCTACTGGTTACACAGCAAACGTTCAAGAAGGCAAAATCAAGACACTACGAGAATACGCTTTGTGTTGTGCTAGAGCATTTGGTGCTCTCATCAATATGCGAGACGAGCCTTACGACAAACCCGTTCCCAAGATATTACCAATGAATATGACCTACTACGACGAGCGAATTGCCGCCCGTCAAAAGACCTTTGACGAGGTAACTGGTTTATCAATTAGTGAGTGTACTGAGCGAGCCAGGATGGAATTTGGTCAACTGTTGAAAGCTCATTGGGAGAGAGAAAATACGCGTGCCACTCAACAGCACCGTTATGAAGAAATGCTTACGCGCGTTCTAAACTGGAAAGTCCCGGAGGAACTGCAGGGGTTGAAGGAGTTTATGACTTCTCAACTACAAGAATCTATTGAGCACGATTGTAGCTACCGCTCTAAAGCCCCGGTGTTGTTGACTGGGAAGAACTGGCGGGCGAAGGAATTAGCTAACGTTGTTGATGATCTTGCTTGGTATTCCAAGCGCCGTCAGGAAGAGATAGCCCGTGTAGAAGATCGTAATGCCTGGCTAAAAGCATTATGGGGTTCTTTGGAGAGTTACGTATAACCGCAGCCTGAAAGGAAACCACTGATGAAACTCTTGCCGTGTCCTTTTTGCAATTCCGTTAATATTGACCCTGAAGGATGGGCGAGCACGGAACGCGCTGGTCCTGCATGTGACAATTGCGGGGGCACTGCCAACACTATCGAGCTTTGGAATACTCGTAAGGGTGAACAAGCGGAGCACGGGGTCGAAGATAGCTCTCACAATGATAGGGAAGCACATCTTTTACTCGACCTGATTTGTGCTGAGTTCACCAGTGATCCGTTGAGCGTCCAATGCTTTGACCTGCAAATAGTAGAGCGGGTGAAAATTTGCGTAGCAGCACACCGCTTGGAGGAATAGCCATGATGGCCGGATATTATCTAGACGTGACAATCAATCGCAAGAACGGCGAGACAAAAGAGCACCGAAACGAAAAGGACGTCTCGCTCGCCGGGATTGCACTTACTGATCTCTTAGAAAAACACCCCGACGCCACATCATTTGTCGTAGCCGTCGTCCCGAAGTCAGAGTAGGCTACCCGATGAAAATGTCGAAGATAGAGGTCGGCATGAGGCTCATCTGCAAAAACAGAGGGGCGCTTTCTCCCATTACCGTGACGGAGCTTACCTCGCGCGGCTTCAAATACCGTTTGGATGAGGTAAGGTTACTCATGCCGGGCAAGACGTTTGCCATAGACGGCCACGAGCATTTTGGTATCGACGGCGAGTCATTCTACGAGTTGGAGAAATAGCCCCGATGGCAACAATCACACTCAAACTTCAAGCCAAAACTACTAAGGCCGAGGACGACGAAGCCAATCTGTTACTCGCTGCTGCCTTGTGTCGTGACACCGACGAAATTACTGATCGCTTCAAACGACCAGCGATAAAGAAACTGCTCAGGCGCGGCGTTCTAAAAATCAACTGCAGCAACTTGGATATTTAGGCCAGTCATGCCACTGCGCGAAAAAGCACTGGAAATGAGGAATGCCATTGACGGCATAGAATTGGCATTGCACGGCAACAACAAGATCACGGACACGGCAAGACTGTTCGACGATGCGGAGGATGATCTTGTTGTGAAGGTGGCTATGACTGCCGGCAATCTTCGTCAAATTTGCACAGCACTCGATGAGTGCAACCGCATTATCCACTCGCCGGAATTTATCCCGGCCAACCTGGCAGAGTAGTCCCGATGAATCGACGTCAGATAGATGAGGCAGAACAGGAAGTCGAACAAATGAAGCAGGCATATCTTCGCCGCTTCGGTTGGGACTTAACCTGCAATACGCCGGGTTCGTATTGGCTCTGGCGCCGGGATTTTGCAACTGAGGACGCCGCAAGCCATCGTCGTTGGGAAGAGCGCGGTCCTGGCCCGCTGGGGTGGCCGTCCCAACCACGGCCTTATGGCGTCATAACCGCATCGCTCGACCTCGCCGTTTCAATGACGGAACGATTTCTTGACGAGCATCCGGACGTAGCAGAGTAGGATTACGCCCATGGCAACGCTTTCGCTTGATCTCACCAAAAAAGCTTCCGAGACAGAGATCGCGGCTGCGCAAAAGCTGCAGGTGGCTGCGCTTACTAGGGACGTTGACGAAACCAACCGTCTCCTGAAAACACCAACCATAAAATCGCTTCTCAAGCGCGGCGTGCTTCGTATTGATCGACGCACTGTCCTCGACTTTGAGGGCGAGCAACACGAACTGTCAGAGTAGCCCGCCATGACCGACGCTGAAATTCAGGCGATCCTGAGCGAAAAGAATGTATTAATCGACGCCCTCACGTTGGAGCGCGATCAACTACGCGGCGCGTTGAACTTTATAGAAGCTGCAGCGAGCGATGTGTTGGCCGGATATGTTGCTGCTGCAGGATGGGTCACGCAAAACGATGATGGTTCTATCGTCGCGGCGAGATCGTTCCTAACTCAGTAGGAAGAGGCCGCCATGTCTGCCATATTCAATTTCATCAGCGGAAAACGGCGCGGCAAGATCGCCGAGCTTGAGGCATCGGTTGGACACACCGCTGGCTACCTCGGCTTGGAACTTGAGGAAAACGAGAGGCTCCGCGCCAAGCTCGATCAGATTGCGGCCGTCTGCGACGACAATGCCGCGGCGACCTGCGACGCTCACATGACGTTGAAATTCATCCGCCAGATCGCAGCCGCCTAACCGAGTAGGATTACGCCGCCATGAAAGTATATCGGCTTAACGAGTGGCACGAGGCTTGCGGCGATGTGCTGTGGTGGAAATTTCCGGTCACTGAGCCGCCTTATATTGGATCGCCCCTGGACGTTGGTCGCGCCGTGGAAGTGACAATCCGCGATAGCGTTCGGAATTATACTTATACGCAGCATTTCGGTGGCTGGCCTGGCTATCACACGCACTGGACTCAAATCGATGTCCCAACTCTTTGAAGGTAGAGGCCGATGCAGCACGCGACGACACTTGACGAAGTCTTGTCGCTCCGCGACGAGAATGCGCGGCTCTTAAGTATATTGATGCGTTACCGCTACGCAGTCGCATTTGCCGCCGCAGAAGCATGGGCTGGAACTGCTGAGACACGCGATAGGTTTGAATGGGCGCGCGCGAGCGACCGGCACGGCAATCTTAGCGACGGCGAACTGGCTGGTGTCGGCGCTGAATTTCATCGTACTGCTGGCCTATAGGATTACCCCCCCCCCGATGAACCGCCGAACGACACTCACAGGACTTGCCGCCGCGCTCGCGGCCGCAGCGTTCCCATTGCCCATTTCCGCAAAGGTCAAGCATGTCATTATGCCTAGCCTCTCCTGCGTGGAACAATGTAGTGAGGCGATTCGCGAGAATACGCGAACGATCTTTTGGGAAGTGATGGAACGATGGAGTTGCCGCGACGGCAAACTTTATTCCATCGAAACGGCGAAGGTAGTATCACCGCGCTACTGGCAATGGCTCGCCGAGGAGACAGAGCCGCGCAATCACTATCCTCATATCCAATTCGGCGGGGCAGTTGTCGCCGGCAAGGGCGATCCTGAGTTCTACAATCGATGGCTCACCTACGCTCGCACACTCAGCCGCAATTGGCCGGAGATCGGCGATGCAAGGTCGCTTGCTGCCGCAAATCGTCTCGAAGATAAGTTTATATCTCGCCCGGACTATGAAAGCGATGTCCAGTGGTTGCTAGAAAGGCAATCCGGGGACGCAGTTTTTGAAGGGATTACCCCGAGTGATCCACACTCAGATGGGGAATTATTATGACTACTTTGATCCGACTTCTGGAACCGTGTGATATACCGGCTTGCGTGCGTCTCGGCGTTTTAGGGTTTGGTCCTTTTGTTGGCCATTTGGCCCATGTCGATTTGAATGAAGCGTTCAATTCGACAGCATGGCGTCCAACGTTTTACGTCGCGGAAATTGACGGTAATGTGGTTGGGATGGGTGCCTATAACATCGCATGGCTCGGGTACGGCATCTATTCGCTAACTTGGCTGATCGTCGCGCCGGACTTTCGGCGAAGGGGTATAGCCAAGGCGTTGATTGATCGCCGCCTCGCCGATCTCCGGCCAATGGCTCGGCTTATATTGACCGAAACGCCTCGTGAGGAAGTCGCGCACCTCTACGAGGGCCGATACGGGTTTCGTCGGTTACTAACCATTCCAGGGGAGTTGGAAAGAGAACGGTCTGAAATTCTTCTTGGATGGACGCCGAAAGCGTCGCCAAGGGCGTGAATTGAAGAATTTGGCCGCCAAAATGAGGAGGTAGTTTTTTGGTGATAATTTGTGGTTTTGTAGCGGCTGGTGGTGCACTTTACGCTTTGCTTGGCGTCGTAGCTGCCAGGAATATCAATAAGCAGGTTAAACGCAACGGGTACGACGAACACGCTACGGGCTTCCTCTTTGGTTGTTTTTGGCCCCTTGCTATAGTACTAGTGGGTACTGCTACCGTATTGTTTGATGCTCCAATCGGTGGCTCGGACCTTGTCAAATGACCGAGAAGAATCCCTACAAGATGGACTACCCCGGTTGGCTAGAACTAAAATGGCACGACGGCTATGAGGATCTGAAACGGTGGTTTTACAATTACCGTACAGGTCTCAACGTAGCGTTCTGTAATGATTCCGAATGGTTGGTCATCGATGACAAGAAGTTTACGGTGCGGAACAAGCAACATGTCCACTATACGGGGCAGATAGGATCTGATCACTATCCAAATTCCGTTCGCAAGGTGGACTTCGAGATTGATGCCCCACCGCCACCGACATTTATGCAAGCCCCCAAACGGCCTAAACGGTTGGAGGTTCCTTCACATATATCCCCTAGGAACATGTACGCGAATCTAGTAAGTTCCGCATGTGCCCCCACTAGCCCTAGGATTGGGCTGAGGACGGACGACACATGCTTTTTTTCAAATTTCTCGCGCTTGTAGGTGCTCTCTTGGGCATCTATGTCGCGGCGGCACTGCAAAGCAGCCCAGAGGTCGCAGATGCGAACCTCTGCAAGCTCTTACGTCGTATATCGTCAGAAGTGCCGGATAGGTGCACTCAATCAATTGACAATTATGCAACTGTGATTGCGATCCTCTTTGTGCTGCTATGCGTGCTAATATTACTTTGGGATTTTCGAAAACATCCGTTTTGGCACACCGTAAAAATCGGTTTGGCTAAGGTGGTACCACATCTCATTCCTATTGGCCTGATTGTTATAGTTATAGGTGCGGTCATCGTCGGGATTGGCGCTTGGCAAAAGCCAAATATTGTCGAAGTACGCAGTTTCGGCTTTGCACCTTCTCCCTCACCGCCGCCATTGCCGCCGGAACCGCCGCCCCGTCGCTACACGGCGTATGAAAAAGAACAAAGGTTGCGAGCAGTCGATGAAATATACAGCGTTCTGACAACTGAAATTGCCCCCGCTTATACACAAGTTCGAGATGTCATCAACAATATTTACACTACCGTTGGCGACGGTACCGCCGTTCCGAAATTGCAAGACTACTCAGTCAAAGCTCATGCGGCATTTAATGACCTAAATACTCTTTTGGAAAAATACGAATACTTTCCAGACATCGTACAATCTGTAAAAAAGAACCCTTATAACGTCGTGGCAGCTACAAATGCCGCTCAGAATCTAACGGAAGAAATTCAACAATTACGGAACAAAGTTCCTAATGACATGCGTTGGTTTCTAGATCGCGATGTGGTCTTAATGGAAGCGCGCAATTCTATGAGGGATTTTGACACCTATCTAAAGGAAACGATGCCACGCCTACAAGAGAAACGCGCCGAGATCGAAAAGGCCGACGTTTACTCGGATAAGTGACATGACATCAAACAAAACCACGGATCGATTTGACCAGCTTCTCCGGGCCATTGTCACCCAACCCGAACCTTCGGTTCCTTTCGTCTTAATGGGCAGACTGTTCGGGCACACCGCTTCTCTTGTGAGGTTTTGGGGCACCGTTCCTGTCCACCGGAACATCACCGTGATCACACCTGCAAGTTCTCGCTATGCGTAAACCCCGAACACATCGAAGTCGTCCACAAGAAGGTCAACCAAGACCGCAGGTGGGAAGGAAAACGAAAGGTCCAGAGCTAGAGCCGGACCCGCTTAAAGAGGAACTTATGCTGGGAGCCTATCTCAGCTTCCTAAGTTGGGCAGCGAAGCGGAAAGATCTTTGGGAGGGGTTTGCGGTAGCTACTGGGTTAAAGTTGCCTGAAAGTTCGTCGGTTATTGAGTGTATGATTGATAGAGCCACCGGCTTCGAGGAGAACGTGGCAACACATTTCATAAAGTGGGTAACGGAGAACTACTGGGGAGTAGATGATGCCCCGGCTGTGTACTATAAGATCATCGCGGGGTTGAAATGAGTATTTGGCCATGTCAGAACGGGGCCTTATGCTTAGTACCATGTGCGGGCTGTCCGGGGCCGGAATGTGATCACCTTCTGCCACTATTTCTTTGTCGGCAGTGCGTACCAATGAAGACCGCTTCCACTAACAGTAGCGGGAAGAAGACGGAACGGTACCGCCCAAAATTTTTGGAGGACTGATTGGTCTGATGGGGAAACTTGAGCTACAAGAGATCATTCGAAAGTTACCCCGGTTAACCCTAGTTGAAAAGCGCATTCTGCTGAAGGAGCTTGGGTCAGCCTCTGTTACCCCCCCAGAAAAGTCGTTGGATGATTGGCTGCTTCCTGGAATTGAAGCTGAGCTTAGGCGACGTGGTCTTTCACACCGAGCGCTGAATCAGAAGTTAATTAATCGCCTTGCGCCAAACTACTTCGAAGAATCAAAGCGGGTACGGGAGCACTTGTTAGGCCAACTTAAGCCCCTCAAGCTCAAGCATGCGGAATTGATCTCGCTTGGCGGTATCTTTGCACAAGCGTTAGCTTCGTACCGTTCACCGGTCACGCCTATAGGTATCAAGTTTATGCTACAAAACGTTGGCAACATTCCGGAAGCGATTGAGCAGTCCTTTCCAGGGTACCTTGGCGCTGGCATGTTACAGTACTTGATTAAGGAGATCCGATGAACGATAAAAATTTTTTCGGGGCCGTGCAGGAGTGGTCCTTATGCTGGTCAAGCTTTGACGCACTATACGGACAAGTTTGTAGTGTATAAACCGATGATGCAGTTTTCTTTGGCTTCTTCTTCAGAATGCCAAGCCGTCCCGCTTGGTGAGTACTGGTTTGTACACGGAATGTGGATGTGGTGCCCGACTTAGTATGTTCTAGTTGGAATGGCTGCAGACGAACTATCTCCCTCATTGCAGGAATCAATTTTAGCGGCTCTCATTTTTGATGAGAAAGCAGGCGCGGCTATCGCTATACAGGTTCTGCCCCGCCACTTTGATGAGAACTACCGTCCAATAGCAGAACGGGTTCTGGGCTACCGTAGGAAGTACGGGCGTGGTCCTGGCCGCCAACACCTAGATGATCTCTTCGGAAAGCTTCTACACGAAGGCCGTACGCCTAGGCTGCGTCGGGTGCTCTTTGGTCTGGCCGAATTAGCTGAGGGTCTAAACGGAGACTACGTTGTTGCCCGAACGCAGGATTTTGTCCGTGAGCAGCAACTTAAGGCGGCGCTCATTGATGCGAATTCGCGTTTTGAGCAAGGTGGTGAGGGTCTTGCGCCGGATATCGAGGGCATATTTGGCAAGGCGCTCCGCTACCGTGCCCAGACGTTGGATGCAGGGACCTTCCTAAGTGATACAACGAAGTCGCTCAAGTTTCTAGACCGTAATATTGAGGGGGGAATTTCACTTGGTATTCGCGAGCTAGATCGAATAGGTGTCCAACTCATGCCAGGGGAACTTTTGCTTTATATCGGTGCGAAGGGCTGTTTGGTTGGAGAAACCTTAGTGGACTGCCCTAGGGATCTTAAGAGGTACCCTCGGGGAATCCCTCTTAAAAATTTGGTAGGTAAGAAGTTCCTGACCTATAGCTGGGATACTTGGCAAAACAAGTTGGTTTTGTCTAGGGTTTTAGACGTGTGGAAGACTGGTGAGAGACCCGTTTATCGGGTGGTGTTGACTGCGTACCCAACGCGAAAAGCTGGTGAATCAGGTAGACGCAATGGCGGGAAAGCGGTTAGTCCTTATTTGCCTCCCACTGAATTAATTGGAACCTACGACCATCCAGTTCTATTGTGTGATGGAACCTGGAAAAAACTTGGAGAATTGACACCCGGATCGTCGTTGAAGTCCTTGTACCGGGGTGGATTGGGATCGCTTTCTACGGTGGGCTTACGTGTTTCTAAAGAGAAACCTACAGTTGTTTCTCGTCATTGGTATTGGACAAGTAAGCTCAAAACGCCAATTATTTACCACAGCCTTGGGAGCGCAGTGGAAGAACACCGTTTCGTTTGTGCGGCCGTGAACGGGCCGTGTTCTGCCAAGTTTCACGCCCACCATAAAGATCGTAATAGCTACAATAACACCCCGGATAACCTTGAATGGCTGAGTGCTCCGGATCACGCTTCCCACCATCTGCGCTTGCGTAATTTAGAGGGAACTGCCGGTTGGAAAGTCTCGGGGGTACACCCTCGCGGAATGAAGGATAAAACGCATTCTTCTAGGACTAAAAAGCGTCAACAAAAGGCGTCAAAGCAGTTGGCGGTAAGAAGACGGCGCGACGGGGCGGGTCGATTTGTTGTTGATCAGGTCAATCACAAAGTAGTTTCCGTTGAGTATCTTGGGGTTCGGCCAGTGTACGATATGGAGGTTGAGAACACATCCAATTTTGTTGCTAACGGAGTATTTGTCCATAATTCAGGCAAGACTTGGGCTTGTATTCATGTTGGTAAGCAAGCCCTCGTCCAACGTAAGAAGGTCCTGCATATTTCTAATGAAGTTGATGAAGACGTTATGACGGGGCGATATTACCAAGCCTTATTTGCTGCTTCTACCCGCCCCGATAAGTATGATAAGACCTTCCTCGAATTTGATAAGTTGGGAAGGCTAGCTGGATTTAGAACCCGTAAGGTCTCCCCAAAATGGGACTTCTCTGCGCCCTCTGCTCGGCGGGAGCTCCGTAAGAAGCTACAGCCTTGGGGCACTCGATTAGGTAGGCTTTGTGTTAAGCGGTTCCCGTCAGGGTCACTGACCATGTCACAGCTAGAAGCCTATTTGGACTTCCTGGAGAGTGAGCACAAGTTCATTCCACAGGTTCTGATTATTGACTACCCCGATTTGATGGCGCAGGATGTTAAGAACTATCGAATTAGCCTCGGCCGTACTTTTGTGGATATTCGGGGGTTGCTCGGGGAGCGCAGTATAGCGGGGTTTACGCCTACCCAGGGTAATCGGGCGTCTATAAAAGCTTCTCGTGTAAGTTCAGATATGGTGGCGGAGGATATAACAAAGGTCAATACCGCTGATAATGTTTTGACTTATTCCCGCACTGAAGCGGAGAAGCGTCTCGGACTGGCGCGGTTACACGTGGCCCATGCTAGGAATGGTCGTGATGGTGATGTGATTATAATCACGCAAAGTTACACAACTGGGCAGTATGTTTTGGATAGTGCTCTTATGCAGCAGGCATATTGGACTCAACTCGAAGGCGAAGAAGGGGACGACGATGAGTAGGGGGGAAGATGCCTATTCGCTTGGCAATTGACAAACGAGACTGTGATGGGGCACTTCAAATTTGTATTGAACGAACTCAAACAGGCACAGGGTTAAGACTTCTTGGGCCTAAGTATGATGGAAAAGGTAAGCGTCTCGCGAGTAGCGTGCTTACCAAAGCAGATGCTGACCAAATTCGCTCGTATCTTGACGAATATGAGTTAGACGCCTAACACATTTTAAGGGAGCGCGGTAATGAATGAGCTAGGACGCCGCCCGGATTATCGAATCATGGCACTAGACAAGGACACTGAGGAACGGGGTGAGCTCGGTGCCGGGTGGTTGAAGGAGGACGGTTCGATCTACCTCAAGTTTAACCCTTTCGTCACCGTCCCGGTGGGAGGACGGTTCTCAGTTGCTGCTTTCCCAATTGATCATGAGCGGGACGAGCGCATTCGCCGTTCTTCTGCTGCTGCAGATGCAAAGCGTAGACCCCGCCGTAGATGATCCCAGCGAAGGCGGTTAAGAAGTACCTCGTACAAACACGGGATGATCATCGCTGGCTTAAGAAGCTTAAGCACAAAGACCTTGATAGGCTTTTGGCGGAGCTCAATCCCCCGCCGAAGCCTTGGCACAAGTTAGGGCTTCATCAAAAGGTCTGCCTCTACCTCGGCATCAAGTACGGCTGTTTTGCTTTCTGGCTCGATATGGGTACGGGTAAGACGCTCGTTGCTCTTGAGCTTATGCAGTACTGGTGGGACAACAACCTTCTGCGTCGTGCACTGATCTTCGTCATTTCTGATAAGGCTTTCTCAACTTGGGAACGCCAGGTCAAGCAGTATAAGATTTCTGTTCCCTTCGTTTCCCTTGATGCTAGTTCGTCGGAGGAAAAGTGGCGGTTGCTTGACCGTTTTGATCGCGGGCTTGTGCTTCTGCACTACCCCGGCACAGTCGCCATGGTCTCTGAGCCCAGCCAGAAAAAGAAGAAGGGTTGGCAGCTATCTGAAGATGGCCTTAAGCGATTACTTAAGGAAGTAGATGCCGTAGTTCTTGATGAGAGCACGAAGTGCGGGAACACTGGATCATTAACTTACAAGCTTTGTAAACGAGCATCGAAGCAGGCTGAGTTTGTTTATGCTTTAGCAGGTATGCCGTTCGGGCGTGACCCCACACCGCTCTGGCCCCAGATGTTCCTGGTAGATTTAGGAGAGACACTAGGCCCTACGAAAGGGTTGTTTCGTGAGGCATTCTTCACTGAAGAGGACAACCCACATGGGAATGAGTATTCCAAGAACTACAAGTTCCGGAAGGTAATGAAGCCAAAGCTGTCTCAGATTCTACAACATCGGTCAGTTACTTACACTGCTGAGGAGTGCATTGACCTACCATCCTTCCGCAGGATCTTGGAGGAGGTCAAGCTTTCGCTTGAGGTTCGGGAGCAATACGAAGCTCTCGTCGAGGAGCTCATTGAAGCTGGTGGAAATAAGCGGGTCGTGAAGAACGCCTTCCTGAGAATGCGACAGCTGTCCTCTGGGTTCCTGGGTCTCAAGGATGATGAGACCGGCGAGCGGGCGACGATTGAGTTCGATCAGAACCCGAAGCTGGAGCGTACGCTTGAACTCGTTGATTCCCTTCCGGAGAACCGTAAGGTGTTGATTTTTTACCAGTACACGTATTCCGGGCGGCGGTTGACTGAAGAGCTTACCAAAATGGGGCTAAAGCCGGTCTGGCTCTGGTCGGGTACCAAAGCTCCTAGGAAGGCCATGGAGCGGTTTATGGAGGACCCAGCCACGACCGTAGCGGTTGTAAACAACCAGCTTGGAGCCTATTCTCTGGATGGTTTGCAGGTGGCTAATTACGAGCTTTTCTATGAAAGCCCAGTCTCGGCAATAGATCGGGTGCAGGCGGAGAGGCGTATCCGTCGCCAAGGCCAGGTGCGGAGGTGCTTTTATTATGACGTCATCTGCAGAGGGACGGTGGATACTAAGATATTGGATTTTCATCGTGAAGGCGAGGATTTGTTTAAGTCATTGTTAACTCACCCGAAAGCGATTTTAAGGGGTGGGGCCGCCCCGTAGCTTAGTCAAATTAGCAGGGAGAGGCCCTGCTAATTTTTCATCTCGCACCTCGCCCTGCTAATTTTTCATCTCGCACCCTCCTTTGCGTTCGCCCGTGAATATTTTTTGAAAGCTCCCTATACTTTGCGAGTATGTTGGTGTATAAGCTTCGTACTGTTAAGAGTCACTGTTCGAATATGCGTAGCGACTTTGCCGCCCCTGGGCTATGTCCTAGGGAGCAGCGATT